ATCTGTATAGATTGAGTTGCTAAGTCTGGTAGAGCTAAACTGCACGGTAACATCTAAAGTATTGCTCACTGTAGTATCAAAAGTAGTGCTGTTGACTGTGTTAAATGCAAAACCTTGAGGAGCGCCGTTGGATTGTTTTGTAGTATGAAATACTCCTAGAGATACAATCGATGCAGTTCCAGCTACTCCGAGCGAACGAACCGTGAAATTGATAGAAAACTGCCAGACATCATTCGTAGCTGTTGACATTGTTTGTAGACCACTATCCGCTAAAATAGTCGAACCTGCTTTTACTCTGATCTGTATTGTATCATTGTTTTGTGATGAAAGAAGACCCCCGAAGTCTGCTCGGTAGCTATCACCTATTTTGAATCCGTTCGCAGGGATAGATAGAGAACCCACACCAGCTCCTATCAAGGATGATTCTGAAGTAGTTCCACTCACTGTGGCACTATTATAGGTCTGGGCGAAAAGTCCGAAAGTATTACCGGGTGTATATAAAAGAGAAGTGACCGATGTTTTTTTGGTAATGCCGTCCTGAACGACTGCTATTTCTTCAGCTCCGGTTAAAGTATTACTAAAAGAGAGTCCTGAAATTGGTAAATCTGCCATTTTTAACTATTATAATTTATGAAGTTATATATATTTTTTCATTTCTCGATAATTTCATTTCCCAGTAAAAACTATCAATAAAATACGGATAAACCTAGGTTAGTTGCGAATAGACAAGAAATGTTTATGTCAAAAAATAATCTTTCCAGATAATTCATGAAAGTTTTGGATGAAAGATTTTTTTTGAGTATTTTTGTTTTATATATAATCTAAAAAAATATCACTTATGAAAACAAGAGTAGCTCCAAGTCCAACCGGTCAGTTTCACCTGGGAACTTTAAGAACAGCGCTTTTAAACTATCTAATGGCTAGAGCTAACGGAGGTGAGTTCATACTTCGTATCGATGATACTGACCAAGAAAGAAACAGACCCGAATGGATAGATTATATCTACGAACAAATGGAAAATTTTGGTTTAGATTATGATCTTACTTTTAGACAATCTGAAAGGTTGGATAGGTATAAAGAAGTTGCTGAAAAAATCGGAACACCCGGTGAAAACGGTATAGAACTTGATATGGGTGATTATAAAATGGTCATTCTTCGAAATAATGGATTTCCTACCTATAACTTTTGTTCTATTCTAGATGATTACGACTATGATATCACGCACATTATTCGTGGTGTTGATCATATCAACAATCTTCCGAAACAGCAAAAAATCTGGGAAGAAATCTGTAGAGTTGAAGGTGATAAACCTTTTCCAGAGGTTATTCACGCGGGACTTCTTTTTGAGGGTGGAAAAAAACTATCCAAGAGAAGTGGTAACGGAACGGTCGAAGATTACAAAGACACCAATAAAAAAGCACTTATCAACTGGCTACTTAAATTCGGATGGTCACACCCAGATCCAAAATTCGATAAACATCACCCTACGTTAAGTATGGAAGAAATGATCGCACTTTTCAATGAAGGGAAAATATCCAACAGAAATTGTGGTATCGATAAAAACAAGCTATTATCTCTTGATAAAATGTGGAACAGAAGGGATTCAGCAAGGGTTGTAGAAACTTTCGACGGGTTTTTGGCAATAAAAAAATTAGATAAACAAACTCTTTGATCGCCCAGTAGTTATTTTCATACCTATAGAGGGTAATATAATTTAGGTAGACTTTGTAATATTGATTTTTTTTAAGTTAAGGATATTTATCATTTTACTAAATATAAATATATCAACTTATGAAAAAATTATACAGAGAGCCAAATGCTGACAATTTGAGTGGTGTTTGCCAAGGACTTGCAAGTTACACTGATACCGATCCGGTGATCTGGAGAGTTATATTTTTATCACTTCTTTTTTTCACTAACTTTCCCGCTGTTTTATTTTATTTAGTACTTTGGATAGCTATACCAAAAAAAGATATTATACCGTGAGAGTAGCTTTGTGTCTATCTGGGAAATACAGAAATGCTTTGGAATGCTATCCAAGTATCAAAAAAAATATTATTGATATTCACAAACCAGATATTTTTATAAGTTCTTGGAAAAACCCATTGGATGTTCAACACGCTATGTACGATACTCAATTTTCAGAAAATGATATTACACATACTCAAGTAGTTGAACTATATAATCCTATTTCTTTCGAACTAGAAACCTATGATCCTAAACCTGGAGGACATTTTTCTAAAATAATAGAATCTACAGACCCTCAAAGTGATGAAGAAAGAGATGGTTGTATGAGACTTTTGGGTAAATGGTATAAAATAATGAGATGTAATAAACTAAAACAAGACTGGGAAAGAAAGTGTGGGTTTTTGTACGATGTTGTAATAGTTTGTAGATTTGACCTTCAATTTTTCGAACCTATTTTAGTAAACACAATAAATCCTAAAACAATAAAATTTGCGAGTGGATATGATTATGATGGTGGTTTGGGTGATCTATTTTTTTGGGGTTCTTCATCTGTTGTTGATAAAGTGTGTCAACTTTTCCGTCACATACATCACTACCGATTAAATTATAACAAACCACATCATAAAGTAGGAAAAACATTGAAGCATAATAATCATATAATACTAAGCTACCATTTATCTCATAATAATATAGTATTGGAAAGATTTGATAGTAAAATAAAATTAAGATATTCCTTTATGTTAAATGTTGAGCTAGAAAAAAGGTGGAGAGTTTTTGATAAAGATTCGGGATATTTATATGATACTACTTTGTCCCATACTGAATATATTGATAATTTTAATCCTATAGAGCGAGAATTTTATGAAGATAGTTTTTATTCTTATTTTGGAAATGGAACTCTTTGGGAAGGATTTGGATGCCAGGTAAATGATCAGGATGTAGTGATTGATTTAGGAGCCGGTTATGGTTTTTTTTCATATAGGGTTGCAAAAAAAGCAAGTCGAGTTTTTAGTTTAGAGGAGGATTCTCACCTCTTTTCATGTTTGGCAAACAATGTTCTAGATAGAGATAATGTTGTGCCTTTGAAAATTTCACCAGATATAGATTGGATAAAATTATTCGATTATTTAGAAATAGATAAAGTTGATTTCTTCAGGATTTCTTCAAGAATTGATGCTCTAAATATAATAAGAACAATACCTACACCAATATTAGAAAAGATAGAAACTATTGTATTTGAATCAAATAATGAACAAGGATGTTATTCTTTGAACTTAGAATTCTGGATGAAAAACCATTTTTATAATTTAGAAAGTGGTAGTTTGAGATTATTCAACTACCTTAAAAAAATAAAAGAATATGATCTATAAAGAAGATTTACAAGTGATTATACCGATGGCAGGTCTTGGTAAAAGATTTTTAGATAGTGGATATACACTATCTAAACCACTTATACCTATAAATGGAAAACCTATGATAGAAAGAGTAGTAGAAAATTTAGGAATTACTAAAAATTTGACGTTCTTAGTCCAAGGTGAAATTTTGGAAGATGGATTTTTAACGAATCTCTTGAACCAGATTTGCCAATCACCAAGAATTATTTCTCTAGATAGATTAACTGAAGGTCCGCTTTCAACAACACTTTTAGCTAGAGAGTACATTTCTAGGTCACCTCTTATGATCATCAACTGTGATCAAATCATTCAGGATTTCAATTTAGACAATATTTTTAATTTTATAAACCATAATAACTTGGATGGTCTATTAGGAACATTTATATCAAACTCCCATAAAAATTCATATGTAAAGTTAGATGAAAGAGGATGGATAACACTCGTAAGAGAAAAGGAAAGAATAAGTAACATTGCCACCAATGGTTTACATTTCTGGAAAGATGGTCATGATTTCCTGAGATCTGCAGATAAAACTATTCGTGATGATGTACGATGTAACGGCGAATTTTACATCGCACCAACCTATAATTATCTTATAGAGGAGGATAAAAAAATATTACCATTTTTCTATAATCTTCACTGGCCTATCGGTACACCCGAGGATTTAGAATGGTATATCAAAAACATTTTATGAAAATAGAAAAATTTAACGACATGATAGGTGGTTGGTTTGTTGGAGATTTCACACCATCCGCTTTTAGAACAAAAGATTTCGAGGTATGTTATAAAACTCATACTAAAGGTGAGATTTGGGCTACACATTATCACAAAATATCAACCGAGATAAATCTTCTTATTGAGGGAAGAATGATTATACAAGATAGAGAACTCAATTCTGGAGATATTTTTATACTAGAGCCTTGGGAAATTGCAAATCCAGTTTTTCTTGAAGATTGTAAATTAGTGATTATAAAAACTCCATCATCAACTAGTGATAAGTATGAGATATAATGAATAGTATGATAAATTTATTTTGTAATCGAAAAGATCTTGATCTAGAAAAATATTTTATAGCTAAATATTTTCTAAGAGGAAAAACTTCTGTGGCCGAAGCTTCGCTTAATCTTGCTATAGGTCAAAGTATCGGAAATCCCAAAAATAGAAGTGTATGGGAAACAGACGAGATGTTTGAAAACCACTCTTGTAGAATTTTAGCAGAAGAATCTGAACTTAGACTCGTGAATGAGTCTATTGTAGAGATAGCTTTTCCACTAGCGAACCTAGATTTAGAAGAAGATGGCATCTCTCAAATCCTATGTCATACAGCAGGTGGTCAAGTAGATATTCTAGAAATCGAAAGTTGTCATCTTTTAGATATTACTCTTCCAGAAAATATTGAATCTATGTTTAGGCTTAAACCAGCTTATGGTATAGATGGATTTAGAAAATTCAACGGAGTTCACAAAAAACCATTTTTTGGAGGAATAATAAAACCTAAAGTAGGTATGTCTCCTGAAGTTTTACTCAGAGCTGTTATCGAAATGGTTGAAGGAGGAGTCAATTTCATCAAAGAAGATGAACTTCTTGGAAATCCCGACCACTGCCCTTTGCATATAAGAGTTCCATTAATATCAAGGTGGTTAGAAAAAAATGCACCAAATGTGATTTATTGTTTTTGTATTAATGGTGATAGTCCATATGCTCTACAAAGAGCTCAACTTGTTGAAGATGGTGGAGGTAACGGTATTCACATCAATGTTTGGAGTGGTCTTGGTGTTTACAGAGCTATCAGAAAACAAAATCCAAAGATGTGGATACATTTTCAAAAAAGTGGTGATAAGTTTTTCACCGATAGACGAGCGCCTTTTCATATATATTGGCCAGTCATTTGTAAAATAGCAGGTTGGTCTGGTGTAGATTCTATACATGCTGGTATGATAGGTGGATACATGAATCAAGACGAAGAAGAACTGAAAACTTCGTTGAGTGTTTTATGGAACTATAATATTGTTCCGGCCTTGAGTTGTGGTATGCATCCTGGTCTTGTTAGATTTATCAATCAATCTCTAGGTAGTTTTGATTGGATGGCTAACGTAGGTGGGGCTATGCATGGTCACCCGAGTGGTACAAAAGCAGGAGGTCTTGCTATGATTCAATCAATAAACGGTCACTATCAAGAAAATGAGTATTTACAAGCTATTCAAAAATGGGGGAACAGGGATTTCAATCCCGATCTGGCCTATAGATATTTTTAAAAAAAAATATGAGAAAACAACTAATAAATAAATTCTTGGTCGAAGATCCAAGAACATTCAACGATGACATGGATAACAAAGACGCACCTGAAATTTGGTCTGCCATATATTATAATGGTTTGATATCTAATCAAACAGGGTATCAAACATACCAAGAATTTTCACATTGTAACCAACTCAAATTACTCGAAAGATTTCTCTCATTAAATATAAAGTCGGGTGTTATTGTAGAAATAGGTGTATCTAGAAATAATTTCGAGAATACCTCAACATATATTCTAACAAAGTATAAAACACCAGAGACAATATATCTTGGAATTGATATAGACGATAAAAGTTTCCTAGATCATAAATTTCCAAATACACATACATTGATTTCAAAAAGTGAATATTATCAAAGAGTTCTAGAAAAATTTAGAGAGCTAGAGATCACTGAAATTGATTTTCTTTTTATTGACGGTTGGCATTCGATAAATCAAGTTATAGATGAGTTACTATGGGTTGAAATGGTAAAACCTGGAGGATATATTGTGTATCACGACACCAATGTACATCCAGGACCATCTAAAATAGTTGATCTTTTTAGACCAGATATGTTCTCGGTGGAAAAATGTTGTGAAAGTCCTCTTGATTGGGGTATTTCTTTTGTGAAAAAATTAGTATGAAGGTAGCACTTCTTCTATCTGGTCAGTTCAGAGATGCAAAATTGTGCTATCCTTCTATAAAGGAGTTTCTATTGAATACACTAAATCCTGATGTTTTTATAAGTTCATGGACTGATTCGAAAAACATAGTTCCATCTTCTTGGTTTGGAGTAACACCACAGGATGATTCAAATATTGATGAGATATTAGAGATGTATGCACCCATAAGTTTTCAAGCGGACTGCTTCACCGAATTTTCTAAGCAATTTCTTGAAAGAGAGGTGGGATTACTCGACTCGAGAATAGACCAAGATTCACAAACTAAAACCTTGAATATTTTTTCTATGTGGTATAAAAAATTCTCAGCCAATAAACTAAGAGAAGAATGGGAGACAAAAAATAGTTTCAGGTATGATGTAGTTATAGGTAGTAGATTCGATCTTCAGTTTCTCGAGAATCCAAACATTCAAAAAATAAACGAGGGAATAATAAAAATACCACACGGTTTTGATTGGTGTGGTGGTGTGGGTGATCTTTTTGTTTATGGTGATTCTTCAACAATGTCTAAATATTATGATCTATATGAAAAAATGCATTACTATCGATTGGCTGAAAATATTTCACCTACACCAGAAATAATACACAAACATCATATAGAAAGGTGCGGTCTCGCATTAGAAAGGTGGATACTCCGATATCAACTAAGAGGTGTTAACGTTTGGGAGAATACGGTTACAAAAATTTGAAAGAAATTTCACATATCAATTATCTAGTTCTAAAAATATTTCCCAATTAATTTGGAACTTTTCTGGAAATATTTATATATTTGTATTCTAAACAAAAACAAATATGACAGAAATTCTTCAACTCATTTTGGAATGGTCCTGGGTGACTATTCCAATCCTCATGGTAGTATTCTACAAGTTTATACTACGGGTCTTTTTCGGTATGGTTATTATACCTGAAGACAAAATTGGTCTAGTCACCAAAAAATTTGTACTCTGGGGCGCAAATAAATCTCTACCTGATGGTAAGATTATCGCCCTGAACAATGAACCAGGATTTCAAGCCGATACACTAGCTCCTGGTCTTTACTGGGGTTACTGGATTTGGCAGTATGAAATCAATCAAGCACCTTTAGTAGTAATCCCAAAGGGAAAAATGGGTCTTATCTCGGCTAAAGACGGTGTTCAACTACCAAAAGGAGCTATCTTAGCTAGGCACGTGGATTGTGATGATTATCAAGATGCTAGAGCTTTTCTTACAAAAGGTGGCCAGCGAGGAAAGCAAGTTGGATATCTTAACAATGGTGTATATCGTGTAAACACACATCTTTTTGAGATTTTTCTCACCGATATTACATCTATTGAAGATGGTATGGTAGGTGTAGTAACTGCGCTTGACGGGGTGCCCCTCGAAGTAGGTTCTATCGCGGGTTCCATTGTTGAATCTCACAATAACTTCCAAGATTTTGATAAGTTCCTATCCAAGGGTGGTCAAAGAGGTCTTCAAATCCAAGTTATCCAAGCAGGTCTCTATTCACTGAACCCCTGGGCAGTTGAGATTGAAAAAGCAGCGATGACTTCTATTCCGATTGGTCACGTTGGTGTGGTAATCTCTTACGTTGGTGAAGAAGGTGAAGATACTACTGGTGATGGTTTTAAGCACGGTAATATCGTAAAACGTGGCCAGAAAGGTGTTTGGGCTTCGGTCTTGGATCCAGGGAAATACGCAATCAATCCCTACACACAGAAAATTGAAATCGTTCCTACTACAAATCTTGTTCTTAACTGGGCTACTGCTCGTAACGAATCACACAATCTAGATAAAAACTTGAGTACAATTACTGTCCGCTCTCAAGATGGTTTCCCATTCAATCTAGATGTTTCACAGATTATTCACGTTCCATCTACTGAGGCGCCCAAAGTAATCGCTAGGTTTGGATCAATGTCTAATCTTGTATCCCAAGTTCTTGAGCCAACTATCGGTAACTACTTTAGAAACTCAGCTCAAGATTCAGATGTGATCTCATTTCTCTCAACACGTCAGCAACGTCAAAACGCGGCGAAAGAAAAAATCAGTCAAGTTCTAGAAGAATACAACGTTCACGCGGTAGATACACTTATTGGTGATATTGTACCACCTAGTGAACTTATGAAAACTCTTACGGATCGAAAGATTGCCTCTGAAGAAGAGATTACTTTTGATACTCAACGAAGAGCTCAAGATAAGCGTAAAACTCTTGAATCAGCAAAAGCTCTAGCAAACATGCAGGATCAAATGGTAACCGCACAACAATCTGTTGAAATCTCTCAACGTAGAGCTGAAGCTAAGATCAAAGATGCTGAAGGCGCTTCACAGGCTCTTAAACTAGAAGCCGCCGCTCAAGCCGAAGCGAAAAAACTAAACGCTGACGCGCAAGCTACAGAAATCAGACTTACCGGGGATGCCGAAGCCGATAGAATCGCAGCTATCGGTAAATCAACCGCCGAGGCTTATGAAAAACAAGTTATGGCGATGGGTCAAGATAACTTCGGTAAGCTTAAAGTTACTGAAATGATTGGTGTGAATGGTATCAAAATCATTCCTGAGGTTCTTATCTCTGGTAACGGAGACTCAAGTCCAATCAACGGTCTTTTAGGTATGGAGCTCTTAAAGCAACTTTCTGAAAAGCGTCAAGAAGAAGTAGCTAAGGTATAAATAAGCTAAATTCTACTTGATTAAAGAGGGATTGAAAGTAATCAATCCCTCTTTTTTTTTGATTGACCTACTTAATAGTAAGAAGAAACTCCTCGAGTCTGGAAGGAAAATGAATCAGAAACTATAAATTTTTATTGATAAATGATGATTTAATCTTAATACAAAGATCCAATCTTTATTTGTTCCGTAAAAATTATATATAATCTATAATATGAAATATATTAAATTATTTGAAAATTGGAACAGTGAAGTTTTCTATAGGATGACACAACGACCCGAGGGGGATGGTGCCGAGGAATTTGAAATTACTCAAAGTTATAAAGAACACTTTTGGGGAAGTAGTATTGTTAGTGAATTTCTTACAAAAAAAGGTTACCCAAATCAAAGAAAGAGTGTAAATTTTATGGATGCTGTAGCATTTAGTGAATATAAAGACGTTTTTAAAAACGTATATGGCCAAAACAAATACAACATAAAAATTGATGACAACTATCACTTAGGGTGGTCCTACGAATTAGGAATAAGTGATATTTTTTACAAATTCGATATGTTGAAAAAATATTTGAATTTAACAAAGGATTCTATCACTTATCAAAAGTTAGAAAATATTGGACACCTAAATTGCCGTTTTGTGTTTAGTTACAAAAGTTATGATGAATTAGAAGAAAATGAAAAAGAAGTTTTAGAGACAATTTATGAATTTTTAGTATCTGAGTGTCTAATAGGACAAGGAACAATAGATGATCTAAAAAGTTCCCCTCTATGGAGTAGATATAAACTTTTTGGATGGACAGAAGGTAAAGTTTTATTCAGCAAATATAAAGAACCCACAATAGACAAACCAAAAGTAGATCCAACAAATAAGAAACTCACCACCGATGACTACGAATCAATGGGCGTTTCACCGGATAGAATTTCTCAATTTGTAAAATATATGGGATTAAAAATGAAAATACTCTCTAGAGATGAATTACTTACTCACTTAAGAGATTGGAGTGGTAATTAAATTATTTTTATCGAGTATCAGCTTTTTTCTATATAATAAAAAAAAACTAATATGATACTACAAGTTGGATCCATATCTGAACTAGTCAAAAGACTACAAGAATTTTTAAATATCCCGGCAGATGGAGTTTTTGGTGGAGCAACCCAGAGAGCTGTAAAGAAATGGCAAGAAGAAAATGGGTTAATTGCCGATGGTGTTGTTGGACCTCAAACTTGGAGAGCAATGGGTCTTGCTACAACCGATTCTTATGAAAGATATGATGTTGGTCAAAATGTTTTTACTTACAAAAAAAAATACCTACCAAAAGATGAATATTTTCAAGGCCCCACAAAAAAATGGTGGATATTTCTTCACCATACAGCTGGTTGGAAAATCCCTTCAATACCATAGATGGGTGGGCGGGAGACCCGAGAGGTGAAGTAGCAACCGAGTGGGTAGTAGGTGGTCAAAACATTAGAGATTTGTACGATGATTATGACGGTCAAATCGTTCAGGCATTTCCTACTGGTGGATGGGGATGGCACTTAGGAACCGGTAGAAATACTATGCATATGGAAAGTGTTGGTATAGAAATATGTAGCTTTGGTGGATTATTTTATGAAGGATATTACGTTACTCTTGAAAATCCAAGAAGAACAGTTTGGAAAAGGGGCAAAGAAAAAACTTACTATACCTACACCGGTGTTATACCCAATTCAGAGCAGATAGAATTTCTAGATAAACCTTTCCGTGGTCATATAGCTTGGCATAAATACTCTACTCGGCAAATTGAATCTACTAGACAACTCATTTTAGAGATTTCCAAAAGAGACGATATTGATCCTAAACGTGGTATTGTTCAAGAGATTGTAAAAAGAGGCGCATTTGATGCTTTTAACTTAATGGATAGAGAACTTTGCGAGAGAACTAAAGGAATGTGGTTACACACAAATGTTAGAACTGATAAAAATGATCTCTATCCTTCAAAGGAAATGGTGGATATGTTACTGAGTCTTTAATATATAGTTTTGTGAATATGGTTAGAGCATACTTAAATACCTATCTCCTCTATCACAGAGTATTGTAACTCCGTTATCTAGATCATTTTCTTCTAAAAATCTTAATGTAGCTAAAACATTAGCCGCCGCTGAAAAACCTACAAAAACACCAAACTTTCTTGAAAGTTCAAGAGTAAATTCTTTAGCTTCATCAGTTGAGATAGTTATTATACTATCCAAAACCTGAAGATCAACTAAAAATTTAGACCCATCACCTATACCTTGAATACCGTGAAGACCAGGCGTGCCACCACTCATTACTGCACTTTCTTTTGGTTCAACCGCTACGAGTTTCATACCGGTGTAGTATTCTTTGAGTAGAACTCCAGCGCCCATTATAGTTCCGCCTGTTCCTGTTCCAGAAACAAAACATGAAGGTATAAAACAATTCATACGAGATTGGTAGATTATCTCTGGTCCTGTTCCTATCTGATGAGCTTCTATATTCCAAGAGGAGTGAAATTGATTTCCATTAAACCATCCGTTTTCTCTAGAAAGTTTATCACGTAAGGCGATAGCTCCGTCAAAATCTCCCGGATCGACCTCGATAAGCTCTGCTCCGTAAGCTCGGAGCATTTTTTTTCTTTCTTCGCTCATGTTACTTGGCATCACAATCACACAACGCATTCCTCTTTCTGCGGCCATCATAGCAAAAGAAATACCAGCGTTTCCGCTGGTAGCTTCAATAATGGTATCACCCACTCTGAGTAATCCTGCCTCTTGAGCTCTGTCTAAGATATTTTTAATTGGTCTATCTTTTACCGAACCAGAAGGATTGAGATATTCTGCTTTTCCCCAGATAGTTTTTCTACTAAAATTTAGTTTAACAAGTGGTGTTGGTTTAAGAAGGTTGAAAGATTTCACTTAAAATATATATCTTTTTAGATCTTTTCAATCCAATCATTTTTACCCGGATCTTCATCATAAATTTTAAGTCTATCTTGGATAATTTGATCGGAAACTTTTCTATGGTAATCTTTCAACAAATCTTCACGTGAGCAAGTCCATCCAATTGGTGGTAGAGTAAAGTCCTCAAAGTAGGTATATCTAACCATTCCATTTAGATTCTTACCGACTTCTTTTGTTCCTTCTGGTGTGTGAGCTACGAGATTTCCATCTCCTACATGCTCTAAAGTATCATACATATTATTTATATTTTGTGGTAATTTAAAGTTTGTTGATAGATGAAAAAAAAGACAATTATTTTTTAATATATAAAAATGTAAAAAAATAAAAACACTATGAAAAATATCAAAAGTTTTGAAAGTTTCTCCAACACTGATTCTATTCACGAAGGAAAGGGTATACACCCAGCTATAAGAAAAAAACTAGTAAGTTTCTTGAAAAAGAATCCAGACGCTACTTTCAAAGAAGCTGGAAGTCACATCGCAGATCACGTTGATGGTTGGAAATTATCGAAAGATGATTTCAACGAAGCGAAAGATCTCATTTAATAATATTGACTTCAGATTCAGTTTCGATTACCACTCTTGCTCCACAACTTAAGAGTGGCTTTATCTTTCCTGCCCCACAATAAACTATTTTACTTGGTCCCAAAATCTCAACTTCATTACAGTAGATATTTTCCTTACCCCTCTTTACCGTTATGACCGGAAGATCCGTTCCACGACTTATATTCGAACGGATGTGATGTTGATTGACGTGGATTTTTGTTTTCATCCGGATATTTCAGTTAGATTACTCCAGCAAGTTTAGTATTTGTATCATCGGTTTTTATCCCCTTTTCTAACACATTTTTAATAAAATTAAGAGCATCATCATAATTATCAAATGTAGTAAGGTAGGTATATTCCCCACCATCATAATGTCTTATGGACTTCCAATAAAGTATTCCTAAAAAGGTTTTCCTTTTTTTAATCCAAAAATATGGTATTCTTTCTCTACCATATTCATCTACATATACACTTCTAAATATTCTGTAATTGTTCATAAAAAATCAGGTTTTTTGTAATACTCCCACACCTCATCTAATTGTTTTGAGTCTTTCACCCACATAATCCAATCATCTTTTTTAATTTCCTCCTCTAAAAAATCAATGTAAAATGTTTTAGGTGTAAATGGAAATCCTTTAATTTCCAAAGAACTATGAAATCGGTTTGAATTGTTGATAGCATCTTCTCGGGTCATATAAATAGGTCCAGACCAAGTTGTTCCACTAGGACATCTTTTGATAATAGCGCTATTATATGTAACCCTACCATCTTTATGTTTGAACAATCCCGTTTCTCTTTTGTTTTGATACCAAGGATCATCTGATATATTTCTAATATCTCCCCACTCTTCATCTTTACCTGTAATAGGCCCCAGTGGTTCGTAGTTAGCCAATTTATGGAATAGCGATGCTACAATCGGGGCTGAACCACCTGAGTGTCCTTGTTTTTCAAATACTTCCATTAGTTCCATAACTGCTCCTCCGATTGCTCCTCCATAATCAGAGTCCTCGTCAAAGAAACCTGCTAATTCTAATTCAAATTTTGCGTGTGATGTTGTGCTCATATTTTTTTTCAAGATTAATTTTCTGATTTCTCTAAAGTTCCATACATATTTTCATTCAACTCTTTGAGTTTGTTACCTAGCTCCAAAAGACCGTGTTCGTTCCAATATCCGTCACCCTCTTCGGGTCTAAAATAATAAAACCCATCAATATCAGGTATAAAGTAACCTATCAATTTTCCACCGTGTGTGGTGGTAATTTTATAGTTATTATTTGATAATTCGTAGTTTAACATTGGTTATTATTTTTTTATCCACTGGAATCTCAAGAACTCTGGCACCAGAAATATCAACCCACATTTTGCATACAATCAGATCCAATCCAATCATGTAACCCCTCACGTGATTATCTTTATTGAATATCTTTTTACCCACCCATTGACCATTTGGTTTTCCAACGGCAAGATATGGTTTAACCCAGATACCCAGTTCATATTCCTTTCTGAGTTTCCATACGGTGTAATTATCTATGTCCCTGTTCTTCTCCCACCTGTGTCTCAACACAAATGTCATATTAAACCACTTAGTTTTTATACTTTTAATCACAGTTTATATTTTTTTAATTGTTGGGTGTGTTTCAAGATAATTCAAATGCTTCAATAGTTAATTGAAATGGATTACCTTCCAACTTTTTTACTTCATCTAACATCATTTGAGCTACTTGTCTTGTTTCTTGTTGAGCGTCAGGTTTGATTCTTAAATTAAAAAGATGGATAAAAGCTAATAAACTACCAGTCCAAATGAAACTTGTATTTAAATTAAGTGGTAAAATTGTTCTTGCTTGTTCTTTGGACACACCAAGTTCGATTAATCTTTGGTACGCAGTTTTACAATAGTCTATGATACTGGTTTCAATTTCCGATGCTGTAAATTGATCCTCGATTACCCCTTCACTACCTTGTTTTGATGATTTTGATTGTTTCCTCCATTCATGTATTGTTGAATAAGTGTCACTAAAATCAACATATCTACCACTGATTGAATTGGCGCTTAATCCGACTTGGTGTTTGAATAATTGTCTTTCAACATAAATAGGACAAGTTATCCTGAACTGAAGTTGAGGATGTCTGAATGGAGATGTGTGTTTGTGTTTAACAAGATAATTTATTAATTTACCATCTTTTTCTTCAAGTGTTGATACCTCTTTACCATAACTAACTCTTGCAACATTAACTATCATTAAATCATTTCCGAAATGTGATAGTAGTTCTACTTTATTACTCATTTACTATAATTTTATATTTTTTAGAAATTATTTCACTGGCTTTGTTTTTAATTAACCTTCTTAGCGAAGAATTACTAAGTGGAGAAATATTTGATAATTTATTTATTGAATCCTCCTCCCAAATTTCATTTGTTAACAAATCAATAAGTTTACATTTTTTTGCGTTTTTTGTTGTTTTTCCTTTCCAATACCCCAATTTTTCTATTCTGGGGTCATCTTTTTTAGTTAAACCACTATTCCATTTTTTTGTATTTAAAAGATTTATCATTCTTTTTTTCTTATGTCCTTCATCTTCTTTTTTTCCAAACATAGGGTTCTTTTCGCCAATTTTACCAGTTCTTATTTTTTCAATCGTTTCTTCAGTATGCTTTTTACCTTTCATTTTTTCTATTCTTTTTTCGATAACTTCTTTTGTTTGTTTGGATCCTTTTTTTAATTCACTCATTCTGTTTTTTGCGTCTTCTGTATGTTTATACCCAAAAGAAGAATTAGAATTGTGTGAGTTATTAAAACCTATTTCTCTATTATAACATCCTGTCATATCCATCCAAAATTGTTCTCTGTCTTTTAACTGATAACTTTCACAAATTTCAATTATTTCAAAAACAAATTCATCTTTTCCATATAATTCCCATGCATTTTGTAAATGAGGATTTCTGTGTGTTTTTTTGTCTAAGGTATTCATATGTGTGTTCCATCTTCTTTCTATATTATTTGAAGAACCAATATAAATTTTATTATTTTTTTTACATATTATTTTATAAATTCCTGTTTTCATTTAGGTGTGCTTATTTATAAATATCTCAATTTTGACTGAACAAGACATATTCATCCAAAATAATTCTATTTTATTCATATCTTCTATATATTAAGTGTTTTTTCCAAATGTTTACTACTGCTTCAGCTCTTGGCCCTTTTATTGTTGACCAACGATTAATCCAGTGTTGTATTTCTTCTTTACTCATAACTTTCTATTGTTTCGTTGTTGTATGTCATTGTGATTAGTTTACGAGGATAAAGTGCAGTACTTCCCTTTAAGATAGGGTTTGTTTGGTCCACTTGCTCTAATACTTCTCTTTCCTCAATCTTCAATCCCCACTGACTGGCAAAATCGGGATTTTTTAGTATTTCGGCTCTAAATGTTTCCCTGTTGTGCATCATCGGTCTCACACTCATTAACTGCTCAGATAGAAGTTTCCCATTTGGATTGCCTGGAGTGAAATGGCTATCAGCATATTTTTTCCAAGCAGATTCAATCATCTGATTCATTTTTTCGTTATTCATAACTTTCTATTTTTTCGTTGTTGTATGTTTGGGTCATTTTGTTCATCCTCTGATTGTATCTTGACAAATGATCCTTCTGGTAAATCGCGGTTCATGCTGTCGATGGATATCATTCCTTGTGATCTATACACAACAACCTTTTTAGCATCGGGCTGCGATGAAAGCTGAGCATCTCCTTTTAGATCAACTACGATTCCAGTGTCTTCTTCAATAAGGAGGGACAACGCCCGCCCAAATATCAAAGCTCCGTTTAACCAATCCTGAGGATCATCTTTGTATTCTTCATCATACGGTCTTGTGTAGTTCATAACCTTATTTTATTTTTAAGTTTTTCATACTCTGGTTTAATGGACATAAAAACTATCTCATCTGCTATCATCTGTGCAAGATCGGGTGCTCCTCCCATATTATTAAATGCTATATCTTCGGCTATTGAATTAGCGAGAAAAAGTTTAACGGGCTTCATCTCGTGATTAGGAATGCTTATGTGAACATCACATCCTAGAGCTCCAGCAGGAGCGTATTCGGAAGGATTTTGACGGTAAGCCTCGATGACGATTTCCACTTCAGTTCCCCCGAAAGATCTTTTCATAAACTCGACTGCTATCTCAATAGCGGGTGGAATTTGATTCATTTTTTCGTTATTCATAACCTTCTATTTTAATAATCTTACACTCTATAACATTAGAACATTCTAACATTTCCTTTCTCCATTTTCTCAATTTTTCTATTTCGGTTGTTTCTCTATATCCTACCCTAAAATAGTCATCTCTCTCATCCAAAACCATTCCTAAGTATGTTTGGGGCCTGTTACTGTTATTTTCAAAGTGTTTTAAAATCTCATTCAAACAATCTCTACATACGATAGAAACATCTCCTGAGATAGAGCTCAAAGATGCACATACTTTTCGTTCATCACACCCATCGCATAGTTTTTCATCCCCATCAACGTGGATTAAACTTAATTTCTTAATTCGTTTACCATCTTTTTCAATTTCATTATCAGTTATCATAGTTTTAATTTTTACATTTTTGTAAATTAAAGAACAAACATCAACATAGAAATAACTACCAAAATAATCAATATAATAATGAAAAGACTACGTGAACTCTTCTCAGCTTCAGATGATTTTGTTAGGTCAAGAATAACTCCTCTATTATGTTGATACTTATAAACAATTTGATCAGTGTTTGGATCGGGAACACCATCCGGATAAGTTTGAACAATGAAAGATTTACAATTACCGGAACATTCTTCATTATAATATACCCATGATGGATCATCAAGATTTAACTGAAAAGTAGGACTTTTAACCCAAATAATTTTACTCATAATTTTAATTTTTGTTTAACGAACATTTATATCATCTTCTTCATCAAAAAGGTCTTCTCCACGATAATCCGGATGGTTTTCTTTCATAAAATCAATACCTCTAATCCAAAAATAAGATAAAATAGTAGTAGCAAAAAGAAGAATTAAGATAGCTATGGACATTGAACTTATAGTTATCAAATATCCAAAGTTTTAATATGATCTACTACTTTTTTTAGGTCATCTTTGCTGTAGTCACCCAAAAGATCTATGAAACTTTCCAGCATCAAAATAACTTCTGTACTATTATTTAAAGTAGATGTTTTAGCTACTTGTCCAGTTAGATAATCTATCGGGTAGTCCTTGTACATCGTGAGTTTTCTAAGGAGCTGCTCAGCTAAAATTTGAGGTGGGGTGGCTCCAGGATAATCTTCGTGTGTGAAAGGTACTACCCACCTTTTACAATCTTGTGGTAATCTATTAAGGTGCTTATAATTATTAATTATACCCATCATATTTGCTGAACCAATGCAGTTCGAAGAGTGTATCATAACTCTACACACAGGACTTCCTGATTTCCACTGATCGACTATCCATTTTGCTACATCAAGTCCTGTTTTTTCGGTAATATTTTCGTAGTCTATACGATAATTTTTAAGAACGTTACGATCCCATTCCCTAATAGCTGATGGTCCTAGATCGTGATCAAGAGACATCAGTCCAATGTTTTCTAGTCCGATCGCATCGACCGCTGCGATGAATTGTTCGTAATTTCTAACAACAACCCAATCCATGTGATGATTATGGGGTGTTCTCTGATCATCCAGATAAATGTTTTTCATATTTTTTTTTGTTTAACCACCTGTTTTTAGAAGAAATTGATTTGATATAGCTTTGAAAGAGACAGTTCCATCAAGACTACGGACTACTACACCTTCTCTTGGAAAGTTCGGATTAAGAACCGACGGACCTTCTGCCCATTTTAGCATATCTGATACAGTTTCCGGTAGGGTAAAATCACCCATTTGAAGAACCGGAACACTTTCAAGCCCAAGATTTTTAAGTAAATTTAAAAAATCACGAATACCAATACGCTGCCCTCTATCTATATCATATCCGGTGAAAAACTTTACTGTCTGCCCACGAAGTTTGTATGGATTTCCTTGGATACCTTCACCAATAAGCTCACCTTGTAGAGATATATTTCTACCAAGTGATCTTAACTTTTCTTCTATTTTAAGATCTCTGGTTACTTTCCAATAGGTGTTATCCTCTGTTTCTAATAGTTCAAGATTTCGTGAGCAAACACCAAATTCACCACGATTAAGATAGACCGTATAAGAAGAACCATCTAATTTTTCAGTTACGTAAAGTTGATGTTTAGAACTGAATTTTAGTTCATTGTATTCTTTTTCTAGATTCTGAACTCTTTCTTCGTCTGTTTTAGGAATAAATGATGGAAAATTACCCTTAACCTTTCCTTGTAAAGATGCAGGTATTGGTGCTTCGTATTTAACGATACCTAATTTTTCAGTAACATCCATACCTTCGTATAATCCAGATGTATCATCACCTAGAACGGTAATAGGAAGTATCAAACCTTGAGAAATTTGACCGCGTAGCCGAATAGTTTTAAGAAGAAATCCTTCCCTATCTGCCATTTTTTTATAAGATGTTCTACGTAAAAATTCAAACTCTTCTCTAATCGGTAAAAAAGAATCTATCTCGCAGTAGATAACTAGATCTCCCTGACGATATCCAACATTTTTTGCTACTACAACTTGCCATCCATCCACAAGAGCTAGTTCTATGGCATCTGCTCCTTCAATAGGCATCAGTTTTTTTATTCTTCTTAAAGTTGCTAGTTTTCTTTCCATAATTTAATTATTTAGAATGTTTATTATTTTTTGTGCTATTCCTAGCTGTTTTATTCCCTCGGTTGAAAGAGGGGTTCTTACGTAGTTTTGAAATCCCCAATCGCGCTTACCTTCACCAGAGTAATCTTTCCAAGTATTTCCCATATCAAGATCATCTACTACACAATAGTTACTAACCTCTGGATGAAGAGATAACCATTTCAAGATCTCGAAATATCTTTCTTGTTCTAGTTCATAAGTTCTTGACCATGGAAATTCTTTCGATCCTGGCAAAAAACCATCTCTTCTCCAATTCGGGTCAAAAACTGGAGTAAAATCTATGGGTCTTTTTAATATGCCATGTAACTGGTAGTATTCTCCCATCTCTTCAAGACTAGAATTTCTTCTCCAATCACTACTTACAACAATCTCGCATCCGGTTTCTTCTATTATCTGATTTAGAACTTTAATTGCACCGGAATCAAAATCATCAAATCTCCACTTGACAGGAACTCTTTCGTCATTAGCATAGGCTGTAGGAAAGAGTCTTCTCCACTGAGCTCTTTTTTTGGTTCGACTTGCCCAGTTTTTATATAGACAAATTACACCATCATGATCTAAAAATAATACCTTCATTCCTGACATATAGATTATATATTTGATTATTGGAACAAAGTTACGGATATTTTTTTAAATATTTAGTTTTTTTTTGAATTAGTGGGAGTTACATTTCCATTCGGCATGCCAATGTGAGTATCTGTAGTGGTTTTGACTATGGTTATTGGCTGTACGTATTTTTTTATATTAGAAACCATTTGATTACCCATAGTACAACCACAAATACCACTTCCACCATTTGCTGGGTTACAAGGACATATGACCGCATAAGGAACTTCATCAGGTTCTGAACTTATACTGAATCCACCTGGATAATTTTTTTCCCAACTTTGAGTATTTTCATCGTGTGGAATAGAATTATCATCTCGAATTCTTTCCAGAGCATCCAATTGTTTTTTGAATGATTTTCTTTCGGTTTCTAGTGCCAAAATATCACTATCAAGTGATTTGATGTGTGATTTGATATCACTAATTGCTCTTTCAATCTTGTTCATATTATTTGTTTTATTAATTTTGTAAAACCCGATACCGGCAACTTCTTCCCAGAGTTGTGTCATCGTTGTTCGAATAGAATCTTGTTCGTTTCGATCTAAAAGACCGAAATCATGTCTATATCGCATGGCCATGGAGTCAATTAATTTTGGATCTGGTTTCATAGTCAAAGAGGTTTCCAGATTTTATATCGTAAATAAGTTCCAATGAAGGCTAATTGTTCTTTCAATTTTATATATTTTTTTAGGCGGTGATCCATGATGTTTCGCTTTTAAATTGAATACTTTCATTTCCATCATATTCTTCAATTGTGAATTCTTCACCTTCATCTATCCATGCTATTTGTAAATTTCCAACTCCACCGGTATAGACATCCGAATAAGTGGTTTCAACATACTTTACCGCACCATCAAAATCTTCTGATTCAACCAACTCTACTAACTTTGGGTCAAATATTGCTTCAAGAGGAGCACCCCAAGTATAAAATCCAGCTCCCCATCCACGTGAAATAAGAACTGCTACTTTACCATCTCTAATTACTTTGTTCATAGTTTTACATATTTTTAATTTCTCTTTCTACCTGAACCCAAAATGATGTTTTGGGGTGATTTGCCCAGTAACAAGTTTCAGATTCTTCATCATCATCTTTCATAAACTGAAATATTTCACTTACGATTGCTAGAGCACATTCTTTGTAGTAGAGATTAGTTGGCAAAGGTTTTAGAATACCATCATAGTAATCTATAGATTGCCTTTTACTGAACATGACCGAAGTTATAAGCTGTTCGGCTTTTTCTTTCGGGGTGATTTCTATTGGTTTGTATTTTGACATATATGTTTTGTTTAGATTCCTAGAATTTTCATCCACCAAGGTTTAACTTTAGTTGAAATTTTGTCTGCTATATACATACCTGACAAGTCACCAACATCCGCTAATACGTTTTTAGATATTAATCCAACTTTCATTCCAAGAGATAAGTGATCTTCTGTACTTTGATATTCATTTGAATACTCACAAAAATAAATACCGGGGTGGCCGTGACCTTCACTAGTTTTTCCGACTATCACATCATGTGAATCCCATTTAGCGTAAGTGTCGTGGTATACAGAAATATTACCTACTCGTCCCCTTTTTACAAACCTGGAGTTTGGTAAATCAAGAATACGACCTGCTGATTGTGGATTTATGTATTCAAGACTTGGATTTTCTTCTAGTAGTGTAAGTAACCCATGTGGCAGTATAACAAAATTACCCGGTGATGTGTTGGTCGAGGCAAATATTTTATTCGATAATATGTAGATCCTTTCTCGAAGTGAAGAGGGTGAGTTGCCAACATAGGTATATTTTTTCATTTTCAGTAGAGACAGAATGAATTTCTGCCACTTAGAAACTCCCTTTTGATAATTATCCCATGCAACTTTAGAATATTTTTCAAACAATCTTTTTTCTGTTCCAATTAACATCTTTTGATATAGGGCCGAAATAGTAGCTTTTGCTAAATAATCAGACGGAATAACATCAGTTATTGTTTTTTTGGGAATATTGGTAGTCACTAAGTGATTTTCAACCGAAAAACTCATCTCCTTGATATCAAAAGATATTCTATCAAATAGAGATGGATTTTCCGATATTGTAGGTATTTTTTTGTTTTCGAAATAATTTAACCTTACATCTGGTCTAGTCACTTGACGGTGGGTTACTGTTTCTAGCAGCCCTCCTTTGATTGATATTGGTTCCTTTGGCATTATAGGTCTTTCTTTAAGTTTTCCCGTATTTGGGATAGAGTAGTTGTGTTCTCAAACGATCCGTCACGGTAAATTGTTTTGAGATCACCTGATTGAGCGGTTGTCCAATCAACTCGGTCCGTCAGCATGTACTCTCCGCTGTACTCGTCTCTGGTCACGCAGAGCAAGCCGGTTGCAGATTTTTTGGTACCATCGTCCGTGATAGGATCTTTGAATATCTCTTGGCCTTGACCGTTAATCTCGCAGTAGGTTGCCTTCATAGCGAAACCAAATGTATCACGAGTATTGAACTGGTAAGTGAATGAACCGATACCTAGTACCACGTTGGTTGATGCGAATCCTTTGGCTTCCAAACGTTTGCAGATTTCGTCGGCTCTTTCGATTGTGATAGAATCACCATAGATTGCTCCGATATGTGGGTCAAGAACTTTGTAACCTTGTTCGTTTACAGTTCCTCCGAATACATCCCAAAGTAATTCAATAACTCCTTTATATGAGGGATGATCTTCATCTACCAAACTTACCAATTTAGAGCGAGTATTTAATCCACAAAGAATATCAGCTGGGTCGCCTGAGTCAGGACGGATAACCAACTTACCATCACGGGCTAAGATCTCTTCTTTCAGAGCCACCACGTGTTGAGTACATACTCTCCAGAGATCCCAAGTATCAGATACAACCGAAAGAATTCCTTTGGGGTAAGTCTCTAGCAAGCGGCGGAAGGTGGATTCTTCATCTTCCTTGCCTCCAGCACACATTACCGAGTGCTCGGTTGCAGGCACCGAACCGGCGACGAAACCTTCAGCACCGTAATACTTGCGGGCTCCGTGAATAGCAGGCAGCGAGTCGGTTCCAGAGAAAGATGTAAGGTGACCCAAGCCAGAAGAGATTACCGCTTCGGCAGAGTCCATACCTCTCATAGAGAAGTCGTGCCCTTGCCAATCAATAAACCAGGCGTTTTCCTTGTCGGTCTTTTCCATCCACTTGGTCAGAACTTTTCTGTACTGGTGGGCGATGGTTGCGCTTGTCATAGGTTTCCACATCAAATTAGACAAAATAGTCTCCAGGTAGTTGGTCAGCCAGTAGAAATCTGGGTGAGTGTTGTAGATCGTCAACACTGGAACCTTGATAGGAACCAGCGTTCCTTCAGAGAGCGCCTGAACTGCGATAGGCAAATAGCCTAGATCGTGCAGTGCTTCAAAGTGGCTAACATCGTAGTCTATACCTAGATACATCGAGAGTTCTTGTTTCATCTCACCACATACTTGATCTTTTGGTCTAGAGAAGAAATCTCTTTGAAAAACTTCGTGTAGTTGTTGCATGACCATTTGTTGACCAAATGAAACGACCTTGTCACAACCTTTCGGGCCGTATTTGTTCGATCGTGGGGTAAAGTTAGAATAGACAAGTGTTGTGCCCCTTGGGTATTGTTGGTGATGGCCTGTCTTATATCCATCGGTAAGAAGTAGTGGGTTCATTTTAGTTTTTGTTTTTTGTAAAATTAAGAAAAAATATCCAGATAAAAATAGTTTTAGAAAAAATGGGTAATTCTTTTTTTCGCCGATATCGCCGTTCTTAAAGCGCCGACGGCTTCTTTCATCGTATTGAACATAGGTATGTGGTGACGAGTGCAGGTAATCTCTACGTTACCTTTTCTCCAGAAACCATCAGGACAGCACACGATCGTTTTGTAATCTTTGGCGTGAATTCCAAGTTCCAATAGAGAGATTGGACTTTTCGTCTCTGGTGAAAAATACATGAATATTAGGTCGCATTCCTCTAACTTATTCATCTCCCAATTGACTTGATGATTGAACTGTGGATTTGACTGTTCTTGTTTCCAAGAAGAATCCCATTCATCCCTTCGTGGATTGAAAAATGTTACCGGTTGATTTTCAAAAACTTTTGGAATTTCTGTCTGCCAGTCTTCGGCAGCTCCCATTTCGATTGATCCGGCCAAAAATACAGTGATTGAATTTTTTTCGATCTCTTGGTCTGGAGTTGTTGGTTTGATGATTTTCATTTTTTACGTTTTGATTTGCTGCTTTACTAAAGTAATAGCTTGTCCTAGAAGGTTTAGACCTTTCCAATTTGAAGGATCTTCTATACCTGGATCTTCTTCTCCCATTCCTATTCCCCAAATCTTATCCAAAGGGGAAGCTTCTACTAAGATTCGATCGCCGGTCTCTAAAAGTTGCTCTCCTAGTTCGGAATTTTGTGTGAATTTAGCTAGGTTCCCGCGGTATACTATACCCAGACAACAAGAATCCCAGATAGCTTTGTCAAAGTTTTTAATCATACGACCAAACTTCTTTTGTTCTCGTGGGTTGCTTTCTTCCATAATTTTATCTGCAATTTCAACATCACCAAAAACAAGCGCTTTTTGATACATCATGTATTGTTCACAGGAGTTATAGATGCTTCCATCAATTTCCATTAAGGCTTTGTGCCATTGTGAATAAATTCCATCCCAGAAAAATACGTACTTATTAGTTATTTTCATTTTTTTTAAGATTTTCTATTTTTAAATGCTCCGGTTAATTTTTCAAAGAAGGTAGGTTTGGTTTTTTCTACTTTTTTCAAATTAGGTTTGGTTTTTTCTAGAAAATTGGAAAGAGCATCTTCTGCTTTTTTCAAAAAAACTTCGACTGATTCATACTCTTCTTGAGTAATAAGTTTGGGATTGATACACTCAACTCGAGTGATCCCGTCCCCGTCCTTTATAGGAAGAACTATATGGTGTGCTTCTTCAATTGAACGATAGAGATTTGCACTTAACTCAGCTAACATTTCTTGTCCCCTTTGCCTTGGCATACTACTCATATTGAGATAATAGACTATTATTAATTTTTCTGTGATCATTTTTTCATTTTTGACTTTTTATAAATTCTTCAAACAAAGTTTCGGGATCATCTGAAAGATAATCATTTTTTCCAAGCCATAAAAATACATCTTTGATTGTGAAACCATTAATAGATTTGGTCATCAGTTCTTTGTAGTCTCGACTTTTGTTTTTGAATTCATGTCCGCACTCACAAGGAGTTTGCCAGCATTCAGTACAATCAGATAGTGACATGATTAACAAGATTTAGTTTTTTTAATGTTTCATTAACGGCAACCAACTGAGTCTCTGATAAGCCTTCTACTTTATCCGCCCAAAAAGTTTGGTCTAACCACATTTGTGCTTGATCTATCTTCAGACCGTATCTCCAAGAGATTTCTTGAGCTGACCACGAAGGATGTGAATTTGTAGAAATACTCCATTTCTTTACTTTCTGTGCTGTTTCTAGAACTTTTCTAACTACTATTTTTACGGTATCTGCTTCTCTTTCCAGTACTTCTGATCTAGCTGCTACCACAAAACTAGGCCAAGGCGTTTTGATCTCACCTACTCTTTGACATTTTCCCAAGTCCACGAAAGGTTGGGTGGTAAATCGCTCCCAGAGAAACGCTTTTGCCCTGTTGTTTTCTAAAGCCCAAAGACCTCCGTAAACATCTCCAACCACCTCAAAATCAGTCGGTGCTTTCCATCCTTCTCTATCAGCTAATACATACGACATCAAATGAGAACCCGATCCTTCTCGGGATATGGCGAATGTAGAATCTTCTAAGTCCCGTAGTTCTTTTACCGAACCAACTGGTGAATGTATTCCCCAAGTAAGAGGGCTTTGAACGTATACCGAAACAATCTCTGCTGGTAAACCTTCCAAGATAGCTTTGGTGATTCCTTCGGTAAGTAAAACCGCGATGTCAATTGATCCCGCCCTAAGACCTTTGATCATTTGTCCAGTTCCTCCCGGCATATCTGACCAATGAATGTTTGTTCTCATCTGGTCGAACTCACCTCTTTCGATGGCCATTCTCCAGGGAAGATTAAAGTGTTCTGGGACACCACCTATCTTGAATCTTTTCATGGTCTATAATTTACGATAGTGACTTGACAATCTCTAAGTTCTACGCTAATAATATGTTCTATACGATCCCAATCACCACCAGCAAGACCAGAACCAATCTTGGGCATACCTATGTGCTTTTCACAGAACACCATGTTAATCTTTTTCATACATAGAGTAAGTGCCTCATAGCTAAGTGGATGAGCATCTCCGTCTGGGTGATTTCTACCATAGTTAAATTGTGTGTATGCGTTGACCACAGTTAGCTCTGGTTCGTTACGATTATTCTTTAGATCGTTAAGTGACCAAATTCTGTGCTCACCTAGAACTACTGTTTGGTAGTCAATGTTTCCTAATTTATTAATGTCGGACCCCCACATTTCCATCCCAAAACGATCACATCCGAACGCCTGTGCCATTTGTGGAGCAATTCCAGCACCCATTACTGAGTGACAGTTACATCCATGAACAATCACATCGAACAAGCCTTCTTTAGCAAGTTTGATTAAGTCGCCATCTATGTAAGATAATTTTTTAGAAATCAAATTGTTCATTGTCTAAGTATTTAATTGTGATGTTATTTTTGATAGCAAATTCTATTTCTTCGGCCACACCTCTTGATCGGTTCCACCCATCCATTTTGTAGACCCAGATCTCCTCAGATTTTTTGAGAAAAGTCAAGCAGAAAGATTTCCAAGTTTCCCAGTCAGCATCCATCTTTCTTAAGCTCAATAGCGTATGACCATAGACGATCGGAGAGAAGGTGACGTACCCCTTTGAAGTTAAATGTGCAGATAATTTTGCTACTTGGACAAAGTTTTTTTCTACTACCACAGGATCCTCGTGTGTATATGGTGAAGAAATAAAAATTAGATTTTTCATATTTTCAATTATATAGATTGATCAAAGATTATTTATCAGTTAGTAGATAAAGAGTAGTAAAAAGTTGTGCGTAGTGTAGAACTTGATCTAGACCAATTATTGAGAATGCTCCAAAATTTGGAATCGGACTGCCGTATTTTCCGCTAGAAAACTTCTCTGAAACAATTCTACTAGTGATATAATCCGTTATGAAATGGGAAAGGAAAGTTAGGATAAAAAATAAAATAGTACTATACAGATACCACTCTCTACTTTCACCGGGTCTTAGGTTTGATAGAATAGCATAAGATGGCAATATCCACAGAGTAGAATATACACTCACATGTGATAATAGAGATAAGTTACTTTTACTTTTGGTAGTTGCCCATTTTTCTGCTTGAAAAATAAAATCAGCTACATAATGAACACAAATAACAAGAAATGGAATGATGAACATGGTTTTTTTTTTTTGGGTTTTAGTTAGTTGAATTGATTTGGTAATTGGTTGTTTGTGTAGTGGATTAAGATTTCGTATGTTTTACAATTTCAAATGTTTTGTTAGTGGTCATTTTTAAGTCTTCTGTCCATTCAATCGCCTGTTCGAGAGTATCGAAAGATTTACTAACCTCATATTTAGATTCCATATACACCGTTACATAAGGTCTGGACCATACTGTGTTATCAGATTTTACAAGGTAACCATTCTGGATGAGCCACTCCTGGTTGCTTGGTGTAGCATCCCAACAACCACTTTCATAGCATTCTCGATAGCATCCGTTTGAGTAAAAGCCTTCGGAATGCCATCCTCTTGAGAATAGTCCAAAGAACCATTTCTTTTCTTTGCGAGGCAACCACTTGTGAGATGTCCTTCTTTCATCATAGATGGTTATACCAATGATGCGGTCTATGTCAAAATTTTCAATTTTCATGATTAGAATACGTTAAATTGTTTGAGGAATTCTTTGGCAACTGTGTATTGACTATCGTGTTCAATATCATTACGATCAGAATAGCTATTGGAGGAGTAGATCTTTTCTAGTTCTCTACTAAGTTCTAGAAATCCATTACTAAAGATACCATGTGTAACTACCAGGTATACCTTAGCAGTAGGACGGCTACCGTGAATAGCTTTAGCAAGTTCAATGAAGGTTCGGCCACCGTCACAGATGTCATCAACAATTACGTACTTCAGATCTTCGGCTTGGTCTAGAGTAGGGATTTCTGTGTGAAGAATTTTACCAGTCTTAATATCGCGAACTTTTGTGGCGGTGATGATCCTATTGATACCAAACTTTTGTGCTACATCAAATATTTTTTTGTAAGCCCCAGCATCAGGAGAGACCAATACAATTCTGTTCTGAGCACCATCACTGTTGTCAATATCAGTAAGAGCTTGCTCTACAATTCTGCTATTGTCGATCTTTTGGTAGTTATCCAAGCAGGCTTCTAATACATCAGAGTGAGGATCCAATACAGTGATGCTATTGAAGTTCTGAGAATTGATGATAGGACAAATGACTTGTTTAAGGTAGTGAACATCACCTTCGGTGAATCGGCGGTCAGAACGAGCTCCCATGAAGTATGGAAGGTAAAGACTAACTGATGATACAAAAAGGTTACGTAGCGCTTGGTTTGCACAAATAATCAATTCCAAATCTTTGAAGTTATTCATTCGGCTTTTGATTCTGATATCATGTCCTTGAAGAAACGCAGGAGCGTCCTCAATAGTAACAGATTGCTGTCCGTCAGGAAATCGATTTATTTTGAATTTGACCTCGGATTTTTCGGGATGGGCCAGGTTGAATGTTTTCATTTCTTGTAGTAAAATTTTATATTTTTTTTTTACAAAGATAGTAAGGATTTTACAAAAATTATCACTTGTAGACTTTTCATAGAGATTTAAGTTTCGAGTAGTTTATATATACTATTGAAAAAAAAGTTACCGATGAGAGTCAAGAAATTTTATAACTTTGTCGCAGAATCAAAAGAACCAAAATCAACAACTACTTTAAGTGTTAGCCTTCCTACTATTGATATCACAGCAGATAAAAAAACAGGACAACTCCTACCAAATTGGAATGAGTTGACATCCGAAGAAAAAAAACTTTTCTGGGATAAAGGGCCTATAGGTCGAAGGATAAGATTGAAGGCGGGGATGAAATATCCAGATGAACTCAGTGAAGATCAACTGGATATCGCAATCGAACTTCTTTCTGCCTCACTGGATACTATGCCAGGTGGTTATACACAAGTAGCTTCTTTCGTCATAGACTTTTTGCACTTTTTATCTTACTGCTACAGATATAAAAATGAAAAAAAAGAAGAAGATAAAGTGGAATATTTTGCGATTGCTCTATTATCATTGATATTTTTATGGTTACCAAGGCAAGGAAATATTATCATGACAAGAATGCCAAATTTGGTAAAACAAGCTATTCAAAGAATGGAAACTCTCAAGAATCAAATCAATACTAATTTTTTAGGAAAAGTTGCTTATGTGGTCATCACTGTGTTGGTTTCACAAAAGATTTACGAACTGCCAGATTACGATAAAATTACTGAAGAACTAGCTGAAAAAAGAAAAAATAATATTTTATATGGATCTATACTTGGTGATTATGATAAAGATATTGATGATCTGGTATTTATGTTCAAAGATACTTATTTAAAAGTAAAAGATGCTAGAAGAAAAGCTATTTTGTGAAAGTCATCCACTTTGATAAAAACGTCACCTATCAATAAAAAATATATATAGACTATATGACAGACTCAAAAAAAATAGAAGCTAAAGATCCTTCAGGTTGGAACAATGAAATATTTATTGTTTACAAAGATCTATTCACCGCACTTCTAAGACTCGACGAAATACAACAAATGATGACTAGAGCAACTTATGTTTTTAAGGAAGGTGGTAACACCCAAGAAGAAAAAGACTTAGTAACTATTTTTGAGACTTGTAGATTTGAACCTTTCAAGTTAAGATTGAAATACCGATATGGCGCGGATGATCCAAGGAGCTCTGAACGTGGTGATAATCGTTTTACTTGGAATGAAGAAAAACTTAGAAAAGATCCAAATTATCTAGCCGCTAAAGAAGCAATGAATACTTGTAGGTATATCTGGAATCCAAATGTTAAATGGGAAGATATACAAAATATTGATAATACCGTAAGCGACTGGGTTAAGAATATTGAAAAAACACAAGTAGATAAACTGGCCTCACTTTCACCAGAAGAAATTATGAGCTTGTCTTCGGGTGAATGGTTAAAACTAAAGGCGATACCCGGTGAATATTTACAAAAGTTTCATAAAAAACAACTCTCAGCTATTATTGATAGATTGCTTGACGAATCAGCACCTAAACAGCTACTCGATAAATTTGTTCTAATGAAAAAATTTCAAGTAGGTGAATCACATGGCCTGAAATACCTAAAATCTTTCAGAGATCTGTATTAATTCTTTTTCGAGGTGATGTATTTATCAACTGAGGCAATTCCAAAACTACCCAGTGTGATAACCATGAAACCATCAAAAACAAATTCATTGATAGGCATCTCTTTACCGTGAAAACCGGTCCAAATATCAACAGCTAAACAAATAACCATCATACAAAAAGCTAGAAATCCAACGATAGATTTTTCGTTGATATCATTTTCATCCTTGAACATTCTAGAGATGAAACTATCCGGTTTCTTTTGGGGAGATTCAACATTTTTTTCCATAAAATATATCCTTTTTGAGGTATATATTTTTTTAGAAAATAAATATTTTTCTAAAAAGTATTTTGATCTATTTTAGACTTTTCTTCTAAGTTGATTTTAGTAACCTCTGCGTCTTCGTAACTGATATGTATTTGTGCTTCTTGATACACAACCGATGAGATATCAAGTAGAATAGAACCACCTGGTATATCCCAACTATACATACAAACTAAGTTATCGGTTTTCAGGGCCAGCATTTCGTGTCCATCACCCTCTTCATAAGGCGTCTTAAAGTAGAAATATTGATTTGAAGGTGCACCGTATTTTTTGGAAAGTATTTCAACATATTTATTTACTGCAGCTTTGGTAGAAGACCAACTTGTATGTGTTTCTGGTATCACTAAAAGTTTCCAAACAAGTTTTGATTTTGGTGTTGATACGATGTATATTTTACAAGGTCTAGCGTTGATTTGGCCTTCCCAACTAATGAGATTTCCTTGACTTAATTTTTGAGTGAATCCTTTTTCTACTAAGTTTTTCTTAGTGATTTCTAAACTTTCACCTACTCTAATTCCATTAAACTCAACTTGAGATTTTGCCAGTAGTGGTAGAATAAGTAGTAAAAAGATTACAAATATATTTTTCATCGGTTATGTTTTTTTTTATTTTATGAAATATTAAACTTTTGTTGAATTATTATCTATCTACAAAGATGAAGATTTTGATTAGTATATACGGAGAGATGTGTGATATACCCATGGATTCTCTCAAAAAGTGGAAAATCACAGAAAATAAAAAAATAGGTGAAACCTATTTTATGCGTGAAAGTGGCGGAGCACATTTTTCGATGTCAGAACATTACTACAATCTTTATAAAATATACCTAAGAGACGCAAAAATAGATAGTATTTTGAGCTATGAGAAAAATTAAAAGTGGAGATATACTTATTTTCAATAGCACTAAGCCTCATAATACTTTCAAACTTGGAGACAGGGTTATTTTCAGGGGGTGGATGTATTTAGAAGGGGCAAAAAGATCATATGGAACGGTAGATTTTGGTTCTAGAAAAAATCTGGTATGTGATATGAGTCTATTCATTACTCTCGAAGAACTTAGAGAAAATAGAATAAATCAAGTCTTAGAGTTTTCAGAATAATGAGATTAGATCATATCTTACTTACAAACATACTTTACTGCTTTTTGACAGTTTTCATAGTTCTTTTGTCAAAAAATAGAAAAGAAGAAGATTAGGTCTGTTTTTGGGCTTCGACTTCGGTTGAGCTCAAAATTCGATCAGAGATATTTTTAACTCTAGGGACTATTTTCACCAGAGCTTCTTCGTATCCTTGGTTAGACGCATATCTAAGACCGGAATTATTTACAAAATTTCTAATGAGATCATCTGCTGTTTTACCTTTTCGTAGGTAACTTTTAGCAACTAGATCGTAGTATCTATCTATACCAGCCTCTATAGTATCTTGATATTCGTTTTCACCACTATCTGTATTACCTACATTGAATGGATTTTTAGTTCTAATAGGTCTACTTCTCCTTCTAGAGTTTGCAATTCCACCTTCTTGTAGAAGTTGAGCCAGTGCTAATTCAGGTGGTATATATGAACCAAATTTATCGAATGATTTTTTAGCTGAACTAGCCATCATTTCACCAGTGATGTTCAATAAATTTGGCGGATTCATATCAATAAATTTCTGGCAAATTTGCGCGTAAATATTTATATCGTTTTCGTTAGACAAGTCTAATTGAGTGAAAAATTCATCAGATGCAACTGATTTTATATCAATATATCTTTGTAAATCAGTTGATTTGACACCTCTCTCTTTAAGTTTATCGATCATTAGTGATATATAGATAGGTTCGATAATAGTTACCGGTGATGAGTAATCACCCGAAGAGCCTGTGTGTGATTCGGCGCCTGTATTATTTGAGACATGAAGATGGTTGAAGTGATTACCACCCACATTGGTTTGCCATAGAACTGCTTTGTTATGTCCTGATTCTGAGTTCAAGTTATATCCTAGTTTTACTAGTTCGTCTTTAAGTTTATCACCTTTTTCTTTGAATCCATTTTGTCCGTAAACAAGTCCATCAATAGAAGAAATATCAACAGCAATATTTTTTTTGTGCCTACTCTTACTTGATGTGTTTCCCATCGATGGGTGACCATGTTGTGCAAAGTGAATTTTTGCTACGACACCAGCGTTTTTGGCTGCTAGTTGAATGTCATCGAGAAGAACTTTACTCACAAGATCATGTTTTGTCCCATCTTCGTCATGTTTTAGATTTGTATAATCTGTTTCTTCTAACTCTATCAATTCAAGATCTTCAAGTATATAAGATTTTACACCTCTTAAACTTTCTGAAATTCCAAAATCTTTATTTTTTTTATCGGCTTCATACTTGTGATCTTTTTTAAATTTTTCGATAGCATTTGCTGTTTCAGGTCCAAAAAGACCATCAACACCAAACTTAGGTAGTTCGTATCCAAGAAGAAGAAGCCCTATTTGTATTGACTCTACTGATTTTTGGTAAGTCATATTACCATAGGATTGTTGTTTTATTCCTTCTGTGGATTTAGCAGCTTCCTCTAGTGTTTTAAAAAAATCTTCTACGTCTTTTTCAACTAGATCTGCTTTTTTTGGATTATCTACTTCTTCGAATAATCTTCTATCTTTTTGAAATTTATTATAAACTTTTAGGTATTTCACAGAAATATTTTTTTATTTATATATTATTTTCAGGTATTCTTTTTATATTTGTGGGTATGTGGAACACAAAAGAAGAAAATAAAGCATTCGTAAAGAATTGGCATCACGTGGTGGATCTTAGAATCAGAGAAATAAAACTGAAAATAATTATAGCAAAACTAAGAAAACTTAGTAATGAGGAACTACGATAATCTCGTCAAAACCTTCGCTATCATCAACAGCTTCGTAATGTGAAAACATTCTGTTCAATACTTCCTTCGAAATAGTTTTACTCTTACCTCTTTGTTTATACTCGCGTGATCTTTTCTCTGAAGCTGAATATATAACATCTTCAAATCCTTTAAACTCAAAATCTACCGCAATCTTTTTATAACCACTACCAGTAGCTGCTAGAACTTTATCGAGCATTCCTTTTCTGGATTTTTTAGTCATGTTAGTCATATCAACTACAACACAAGATTTTCCGGAACTTTCTGATATTCTTCTATCAAGTCTTCTTTGTATTTCTTCGTTGGCTTGGGATATTTTATCATAAGAAAGTTTTTGCCAAGTCATCCAACTAGGTGATTTAATTACTGTTCCGAATTTATCATCAACATCTCCTTCTTTTTTATCCGCACCTGGAACTGAAAACATATCATCGTAGGTAAGACCCATTTCTTCGGCTACCTGTTCTACTATTAAATCTCTATTGATAATATGTGGATTTTTATCCATCAGATTATTTTCGATCCAAGTAGATTTTCCAACTGCTGGAGGTCCTATTAGGATATAAATTTCGCGATTTGTATTTTCCTGAAAGTTGTCACCTTGTAGTTGATTGAACTCTTCAAAAAGTTTCATTCTTTTCATAATTCTTTTTTTTTCTCTATATATAAAAAACTAAAGAAGTTACCCCGATTATAAGTAGAGTGTCTATTTCTTATTACAATCTATCTTTTGAAAAATCACCCGAGTATATACCAGATGAGTCAGTAGATTTATTTTGGTTAGATCCACCCTACTTTATTTCTGGTATGAAAAAAATAAATCCTGATCTGGAGTCTGGTTCTCGTGATGATTGGGATAGGCAGTGGTCCTCTCTTGAAGATTATCTTTTATGGACAAAAAAATATCTGGATTTAGCCTATAATCAGCTCAAACCAACCGGATCTCTTTATCTGTGTATTTCTTGGCAAAACTCACCACACATTCATTTACTACTCGAAAAGTGTGGATTTTTTATACAAAATAGAATAACTTGGAAACGAGATAAGGGAAGAGGCAGTCAAAAAAACTGGAAATCTATGCACGAAGATATATTCTTCTGCACTAAACATCCATCAAACTACACTTTCAACATTGACCAGGTCAAATTGAAAAAAAAGGTTCTAGCGCCTTATAAGAATCAAGATGGTGAAAATAAAGATTGGTGGATAGATGAGTCTGGCGAAAAGGTAAGACTAACTTATCCTGGTAATCTTTGGGATGATTTTTGTGTGCCATATTGGTCGATGCATGAAGTCAAGAGTTACGCTAAGACCAAAAAAACACCCTATAATACACTACAAAAACACAACACACAAAAACCAAAAGCTCTTGTGAAAAGATGTATTCTAGCCTCAAGTAATCCAGATGATTTAGTTGTAGATTATTTTTCTGGTAGTGGAACAACTGCTATAGCAAGTAGAGAAGTTGGCAGAAACTCGATAGTTTTTGATATCAATAAAACTTGTATTGAAATTTTAGAAACAAGAATAAAAACAGAAGCAAATATACAATAGAGAACTATTTATATATAGTCTATATGTCGGCTACGAACTCAATTCTATATTCTTATCTACTCAATCTAGGCGCTTGTTCGGATGCTCTTGATTTTGTAGCTACTCAGTCATCAGAATATTCAGTTGATAATAACCAAAGAGGTCGTTATTTCATCTGGCTCGCAAGAAAATCTGGAACCTTCAGTAACGATCAAATTCTTCAGATGAAAGTTGATTGTCTAGAGACAACCGAGGGATTAAACCTTAAAATGCAAGATGCGCTCATAGCTGCGCAGAATTATCTTGCAAATCCTGACAACAGCACTCTTGAAGAAATGAACTTGGCTCATCAAACTGCTGAAAATACATGGCAATCAACACCTGAAATAAGAAATTATTTGAACTGGGGAGCTTTGATGGCCTCTAACTTATCAACTTATGATGCTACAGCTGAAGGTTACGCTGAGAGAAATCCAAACACATGTGCTGAAGCTATAAAGGGTAATTTTTCTCAAGTATTTAAAGATTTTTTGAATGCAAACACAATTCTAACCAATGGTTTGGTAAGACACTTCGATGCTGGAATTCCATTTTCGCTCACGAGTTCTACGAGTACTCGTTGGTTGAATTTAACAGACTCCACGACACATCAAATTTCAAACGGTTCATATAACACAGAAAATGGAATAAAAAGTGTAGGCTTCAACGGAACAAGCACTTTTGTAGATATTGGAAATCCACTTTCAAGTGGAACTAATTATACAAAAGAAGCCTGGGTATATGCTTCAGCTACTGATAATTCCAGAAATATTATAAGTTCTGAAAATAATGTTTTTTGGATATCTAGTGGAACACTTTATGGTGGTGTAGGTGGTCAATATACGGAAGTAAGTAGTGCTAGTTTTCAAACAAATAGATGGAGACATGTTGCACTTACTTTCAACGATTCTACAAATACGATGACACTGTATATAGATGGTGTTCAAGTGAATCAAAAAACGTCTGTTAGTGCTAGTTATATCTCTGAAACTTTAAGAATTGGTGCTCATTACGCAGGTGGAAATCCGGTATCTTTTTGGAGTGGCAGAATTGCTATAGTAAGAATTTATTCTAGAGCTTTGTCTGGTAGTGAAATTTTAAGAAATTTCAATGCAACAAGAAGTAGATTTGGTGTTTAGAACTTAAACGTAGAAAACTTTTTGTTTTGTTTACAACTTTTTACTACTCTGTATGAATTTATCTAACGAAACCTTTGCTCTTTCGATCTCTTGGCTCACCTTCTCATACTCTTCTGGACCAACTAGTTTTGGGTTGATACATTCAACTCGAGTATCACCTTCATTTATTGGTATCCAGTAGGCTAATGTGTTCTCATTTTCCCACTCACCAAAATAATGTGACTTCAACTCATCTAGCAATTCTTCAACCTGTGTTCCAGAAAGATCACCAACGTATATGTAAAATACTAAAATAATTTTATCCATAGTTTTTTTTTTAACTTTTTTTTTTATGCTTCTACTTCGGATTTTGCGTTTTGGAAGATGAAGTAAATATGAATTACGATTCCAAGAACATTCATAGCTCGAAAAAATCCATCACCGTCATCAAAAAGAAGTATACCACTTATAATCGCTACTGCTCCGGTCCATAACTGAACATTTTTCGGATCAATAGCGTTTGCTCTTTTATAAACAGTAGCGAGACTATACCAAAGAGATAAAAAGAGCATAATGGCGCCAAAAATCAAGGTCGTGAAACTAAGAACCCATCCATACCCACATAAATATCCAGCTACAAAAGATAGAATATTCGCTAAAAATGCTCTTAGAAAGTAAGTTGTTCCTGTGATGCGACCAGAAAAATCAAAATATTTTTTCTGAAATTTATTGGAATTTTCTGATAGGGGTTGATGGTTAGACATAATGTTTTTTTTAATAGTAAGTATATTTTCGGATTCTAAATAGTTTAATAATTTAGAATATTTTTAGAGCAACTAGATCCATTTTTTTTATATATACTATTATGAACAAAATTACCAAATTCGAGAATTTTTCATATCCCGATGTAGATAATGATTTTCAAATATCATCTAGGCCTAGAAAATACACAGGCACCTTCAACAAATGGGCTGATTTTGAGTCTAAAAGAGTAAAAATAGAGGCAACACTCAGAGAAATATTAAAAGCTTCTCTAGGCGAAGAGTTTGTAGACTGGATTCTTATCTATCTTCATGATCTTAATTCTTTCAGTATTATTACTCCACCAGTAGAAGATACTCGAGAGAATGAACTACTACAGAGAAAAATAGTAGGTATTCTTTCTGAAAATACCACATTTGGAAAAGTAACAGCTGGTCCTGTTACACATGAAGGTTTTAGAATTGTGTATTTTTAACTAAAACTTATCGATTTTTTTTTTATAAAATCGATATGAGAATAGCTGTGTGTCTATATGGTCAATCTTTCAGATATCTCAATACAAGCTACCCGAATCCAGAAGTACATCTTATACCGGTTGAACCAGAATATATTGTTGATGGTTTAAGTTTTTTAAGTTTAAAATCCTGGAAAGAAAATATTATTGATAACAACGAATTGGATTTTTTCATCCATAGTTGGACAACTCAAGATAATCATAAATCAAAATTACTTGAAATATTTTCACCAAAATCATATATTTTTGAGCCTTACAAAAATGAGGAAAACAATAAAGGTCAATTCATTTCTATACATAAAAGTCTTACACTTCTTGATGATTGGGAAAAAAATAACAAATTCCAATATGATCTAGTTATACTTACCAGGTTAGATTTAGTATGGTTTCGAAAGATACAATTTGATAAATATTTAGATAAAAAAAAATTTACGGTATTTAGTTGGACTAACCAACATCTAATTCCGGTTGAGAAGAATAATCAGCACCTAAAACCTTATATCGGTGATAAATTTGGTGTGATGAATGAGTTTTTTTCTGGCTCTTCGCAAGATATCAAAAAACTTTCTAATTTGATTGATTCCTATGATGAATATAAACAATTAGAAAATATCACAGACTCTCATATTATATCCAGATACCACATAGAAAAAAATGGTCTATTAGAAAACTTGAGTTATCAATTTGAATTGAATGAAGATTTACAATTAGAATATTTACTCTATGTATACCAAAATCCTTGGAGTGGGGAATCAGGAAATAAATATTATGTTCAATATCTTTCTTCTTTTCTTGAAAATAGAGAATTATGGAAAAATTATTTCGTAAATAATTATATCAGTCCATATAATTATCTATTTTATGATTACCTATATTCCCTCTTTAATCCTGATAATCAGGGAATAAATTCAATTACTGAGAAATTCAACTCAAACAGTATTTACAAAACAAGATTATCCCCCTATAAAAAAATAAAACTAAATAGATCTATCTAATTTTTATAGAAATTTTGATTTTTTCTCCACTTGGTTTTGAATAAACAACATATTTTGGCTTAAGATCCCATTTCATACCTGAAAACTTTTCTACGTATTTTCTACCCCTACCACTCTTTAGATAAGCCACAGTTAAATGTGGTTTATAATCTGGATAATCGTTTTTATGTGGTAGCTCTATTAATTTTTTATTAGCAGCGAAGAGTGATGAAGATGCAGCAGTAAATTTTAGAACATCATAATCTTCATTCTCAAATAGTGAAATGTTGTGTATTTTAACAGATGAAAAATCAATTTCATCAATTATTTTTTTTATTTCCGATTCTTTTACACCCGGGTCAAATCCATAAAGAAGAGTGACATGTGGTTCGGTTTCAATCCCATATCCTTCTTCAGTATAGATGTCAGATTCTTCTATTTGGTCTGATAGTTTATTTAAGTCAGGAAAATCAAAATAGAGCATTGCACAACCTCTATCGTATGTTTTGTTTTTCTTGGATTCTAAAAATGATAAAAACTTTTCTATAAATTTCATAGTGGTATATATTGAAAATCTCTATCTTTTAATTTTGATAATCATGGATTTACAAAATAAAACATCGTTTGGTATTCACCAACATTATTTACATCCCAGTAGAAAGAATGCCTAATTTTTCCAGGTAGAAAAAAATGTTCGTTCCGAACAGGATCGTGAGTCTCAACAGATATTTTGTTGATTTTATTCAAAATAGACTGATCTATATTTTGTAGTAAATCATATTCACCTCCTTCAATATCACACTTTAGAAAATCAATTTTTTCTAGATTAAAAATTCTGAAAAGATCTTCTATCTGTAAATATAGTGGATTTTGTTTTGGTGACCAGAGAAACGGGGGGCCTGAAGATTTATCTAAAATAGAGGCATTTAAATATTTTACGTTATTGTGTTCTTTAGTATTTTCTATCAAACAAGAAAAAACTTCATAAGCGCCATCTATTGCTATCACTTCTTTTGATTTTTTTGCAGCTAAATTTGTAAAGAAACCTACATTTGCACCTAAATCAACTACGATATCGTCTGGTTCAATCTCACAACTCCACATTTCATAAATGCATTTAGTTTGGGAGAATTCCCATCCATAAATTTCTTTGAATAAAAATTCGTAGCCAAAAAAAGAATCTGATGTTAGGACAAAATCAAGATTTTGATTCCAATATTCATTGGTTTTATCTGAATATAATTTCCATTCTTTGCCTGTCATTGATTTATTTTAATTTTTGAAGAACTAATTTTATGAACTACACGTCAGCTAAAGATTGATGTGTAGTTCATCTTTAGTGTTTAGGTGTGAATCTATTTGTATTAAAGTTTTTTTCATATCTAATCACCAAAAGTAAGAATTTTTTTCTCTACTTCTTTGAGATCTCCCCATATAGAGTTGTAAGTGATACCACGAACTTTACGATTATCAATCCATACATATTCATCTTCTTGACTAAGACATCTAGGTTTTCCCATAATAAGGCCATGATGTATGAAGTTATGTTCATCTAACCATTTTTTAGTAACTTCTCGGTGATCTTCTTCTCTAGCCGTGAAGAAAAATATAATATTACCCTCTTGTGCCCACTTATTTATTTGCTCTCTTGAGTTTTCTATAGGCATAGCTACAGAAAATAGATGACTATCTTCATTTTTGATATCATCACAGACAGTTCCGTCAATATCGATTAGGAATATTTTCATAGTTGGTTGATTTCGTGAATAGATTTTTTTTGTATTAGAGACCAAATAGCATCACAGATAAGTTTATGTGATGAAACAAATCTCAATTTTGATGTTGTGATACTACTGGGTTCGTGATAGATGGTGTCTGCTACCAGGAGTTCTGTGAGTGGTGAGCTTTCCAAGTTCTCAAAAGCTTTACCGCTTAGAACTCCGTGAGTAGCAACAGCTCTTACTGATTTTGCACCACTTTCCATAATAAGTTCGGCTGCTTTTTTGAGAGTTCCACCCGTATCAACAAGATCATCTACGATAATAACATTTCTATCTCTAACATCACCCATAAGCTCCATCGAGTGTATCTCATTTGGTTTTACTCTTTTTTTATTGATCATCGCGAAGTTACAATCACCGATACCTTTACAAAAATCAGAAGCTCTTTTGATTGCTCCCTGATCGGGTGCCAGAATAGTAAGATCCTGGGAAAGATTGGACTTAATATGTTCGATGAATATTTTGGTTCCGTTAAGGTGAATCACCGGCACATTGTAAAAACCCTGGATAGCCGAAGAGTGTAAATCGATTGTGATGATTCTGGACATACCACAAGTTTCAAGAACATCAGCTATCATCTTTGATCCTATAGAAGATCTCAAGTGGTCAGTTTTGTCTTGACGTGAATATCCTTGAAAGGGTGCCACGAGTGTAAAACTTCTACAACCTGCTCTTTTTGCTGCATCTATCACTAAAAGTGTCTCCATAATAAGAGTAGATGAAGTAGTTGATTGTATGAAAAATACGTCATGATCACGTATGGACTCTTCAAAGAGTGGAAGTATCTCACCATCTGAAAAGTGCTCTATTCGTAACCTACCCATTTCTAGATAAGGTTTAGAGTGTGAAAGAAGCCGCTCGTTGAGAGAATATAGAACTTTTTGAGAAAGTTCTCTAGAGTTTTGACCAGTGAAAATCTTTATCATATAGTATGATTGTTTTACAAAGGTAGAGGTAAAAAGTTTAAGAAAAAAATACTCACAGAACAAATTGACTATTACAAAAAAAAGATTTTTGCCTTGGTAAGTAACTCGAAAACCCCTATCTTTGCTAAACAAAAAAACAAACACAATGACCCAGACCCAAAAAAACTACACAGACCAAGATTTCGAGATTGCTTCTAGATTAGTTGATGAACATAACCAAAAAGTTGGCGAATCAAAGATTATTTTTGTAATTGATTTGACCGGTGCTAAAAGATGCTACTTTACTCTTTATCGTTTTAATAGTGGTCCTTGTTCACCACACGTCAATCCCTATATCTATCTTCGTAATCTCTCTCTAGATTTAGTAGAGGCTGCTAAAAAAGTAGCTACCGGAGCGGGACTTCCCATTCTTCTATATTCTGACGAAAACCGCCTTCCCGAAAGGTTTGATGCTGATCAAATTTCATTTGGTAAGTATAAAGGGCAAACTTTGTCTGAAGTTTATGAAAAAGATCCAGGTTATATTGTATGGCTAGCTAAAAATCACGAGCCCGACACCAAACGTGGTCAGAAGTTTAGTGAAATGGTTTATGGTCTAAGGGATCTATATTTTCAGACACTTAGTGAAAAACACCGCGAGACTTCTACTAGTGTTTGGGTTGGTGAGATAAAAGATAGACTTGATCTTACTCTTACGGTTCTTTACAAGAAAATCATACCCGAGTCTAATCCCAAATATCTTTCCCAAGATATCAACGGAAATCTTTTCGAGTTTTGGTCAGCTCTTTCTCTTGAAAAGGATTCTCAGATTCGTGTTCGTGGAACCGTTACTAAACACATCGAGAACCTTTCAAGAAAAATCACTAGAATTAACCGAGTTGCTCTTGTAGATACGAAATAACTTTCGTATATTTGCTCTCTATAATAAATACGTATTTTTCTACAAACTTTCAACATTGAATAACCAACCTAAACTCTAAAAAAAAATAAAATTATGAAAAATAAACTATCGATCAACAACATTACTACTACTTGTCTAGGTTTGATTTTATCGGCACTATTTTTAGGTTGTGATAGTTCACAACATACAAGATTTGTATGTAATTGTGAAGAGCAAAAACAACTCCAAGCTTTTGTTAAAGAAAGCATTGGGCCAGCAAACAACATGAGTGATGAAGAAATGGAAGATGTAATCAATCAATTAAGAAAAGATGGAATTAGACTATATTGTAAACAAAAACCGGTATGGCACAAAAATGGTGAGATAGACTGGACTAAACAAAAATTTGATAGCTGCGAAGTTATTATGGTGAGTTGGTAGCTCTGAGTTTAGTCCATGTGTCATAAATATTTTCAATATGAACTTTGAGTAATGACAAAAGAATTTATACTTTACGAACAAGCAGTAGCACTCAAAAAACTAGGTTTTAATGAACCTTGTTTTGCTACATGGGTTGGTGAGACATTAGATATGTCGTTACAAATCCCAAGTAATGATTATTTTACACAAGCACCAACATTCTCTCAAGCATTTAGATTTTTCAGAGAGGAGTGGGGCCTATATCCTCATATTTTTTCAGAACCTAACCAGCATTTTGTTTGGTGTATTAGATGGTATGTTGATAAGTTACAGAAAGATATACCATATGAATCATCACCTACTTACGAAGAAGCAGAACAGAGCCTTCTTATTAAACTAATTGAAATTGTAAAAACAAAACCTACAAAAACATGTTAAATATATTGAATGATTATAAGGAAAGAGGGTTGTTGTATTCACAGACGCATCCTATCTTACCACTTACTATATGGAACTACACCGAGAAGGTTCAATACGAATCTCTTTGGGATGAGGTTACTCTTGCTACTAGAGGTCTTGTTACTGATAGTAGTGGTAGAGTAGTTGCTCGTCCATTCTCTAAATTCTTTAATCTTGAAGAAGGAAAGCACCAACCTACTCAAGAGTTCGAGGTCTTCGAGAAAATGGACGGTTCTCTAGGTATAGTTTTCGTATGGGAAGGTCAAGTTGTTTATGCTACACGTGGTTCGTTTGCCTCTGATCAAGCTAAATGGATGGCTACCTGGGGAGATAGATATAACTTCTCAAATATTCTAGTAGAAGGTTACACTTATTTGTTCGAGATAATCTACCCAGAAAATATGATAGTAGTCAATTATGGTGGAGAGAGCAGACTTGTTTTACTTGGTGTTATCAAAACCGATACTGGTGAAGAAACTTCTTGGAGTGATTTATCTCTCGTTGATGGTTGGGATTTAGTAAAAAGATACGATGGTATATCCGACTACACCCTCTTAAAAGGTATGGTAGAGAGTAACCGAGAAGGATTCGTAGTTCGGTTCTCAAATGGTAATCGGGTTAAAATAAAAGGGGAAGAGTATCTTAGACTTCACCGAATAATGACTAACCTTTCTACTACCGCAATTTGGGAGGTTCTTTCTGGTGGTGGTGATGTTCTATCAACCCTAACTGATATTCCTGATGAATTTTATGATAAGATTCATCAATACTCAAATGAACTAATGGATAAATACACTAAATTAGAGGATGAATATATTTGGATATTTGAGTTACTCTCAAAATCTGATGTATCTCAAATCCGGTCAGGCTTTGCTGAACTTGCTAAAAAGTATAAATATCCAGCAATCTTATTTAGGATGTATGATGATAAAGACTATTCTGAAATAATATGGAAAATAATTCGGCCAGAATTTGGTAAATTGTAATTTTATACCTATCTTTGTAAAAAAAAAATATGAAAAAACAAATTTACCTAGATGATGTTAGAACTCCCAAAGAAGATATCTGGGTGGTAGTTAGGAATTATGACGAGTTCGTGGAAGCGGTAACAAAAATAGGTTTGGAAAACATAGATATAATTTCCCTAGATCACGATCTGGGTGATACAGCTATGACAGAGTATTTTACCAACGTGAGTCCTAACTACAAACTAGATTACTCAAACATCGTTGAAAAAACTGGAATGGATTGTGCTAAGTGGTTAGTCAATCACTATCTTGATAACTATGATGCTCGAGTAAGTAGGTCCGTGAAAAAATCAACAGATATTGTTTTTCCACTGGTTTATACTCACTCGGCTAATCCAATCGGATCTGCCAACATTATGGGATACATCAATAACTTTTGGATGAACCAGAGCCAACCTCAATCTTGTGTGCGAGTGAACATTCCACACTTTGTTTAAGATTTTGTTCTACATCTTTAAAAAAATTGTATTATTTTGTATCTCAAAAGATTACTCGTAGAGATACTTAAAATAATTCGTCCAAAATTTGAGAAGTTGTAAAACTTTTTTTGATACCATCTTATAACAGAACTAGACTAAATTTTTCAACTACTATGGACTTATTAACTTCTATTCAACTCGAAGGTGGCCAAACCGAAAACGGCATGACAACTAACTTATCATCACTTGATAGGTGTGTAGATCTATTCTTCAAGATAGGAGCTTCTCGTAAGAGAAATTCCGATGAAGTTTTTGCCGACTTTAGTCTAGCTTGGGCAGAGAACCCACTAAAGGCTCTAAAGATTCTTTTTTGGGCAAGAGATATAAGAGCAGGAGCAGGAGAAAGGAAAATCTTTCGAGATATTCTATCTAAGTTCGCTATTGAACACGCAGAGGTTTTAGAAAAAAATCTTCACTTAGTTCCACATTTCGGTAGATGGGATGATCTATTGTGCTTAGAGGGAACCGAATTGTGGTCGAAAGTTTGCCAAATGATAGGCCACGCTCTATCACAAGGTGACGGACTATGCGCTAAGTGGATGCCACGAGGTGGAAGAGAAGCTCGTGTTTTACGAGTTGCACTGGGGATGAGCCCCAAGCAATGGAGAAAAACACTTGTTCGCCTAACACAAGTGGTTGAAACTCCGATGTGTGACAGGAGATGGACAGAGATAGATTACTCGAAAGTTCCTTCTCTAGCCTCTGCACGTTACTCAAAAGCCTTTGCGAAACACGACCCAGAGGGTTATAAATCGTGGAAAGAGGAGTTGAAATCTGGTGAATCCAAAGTAAATGCCTCGGCTGTTTACCCCTATGATGTAGTTAAAATATTACAGAACCGTGGTGATATCCAAGTAGCTGAGCAGATGTGGCAATCGCTACCTGATTTCATGAATGGTTCTACATCCAGAATTCTTCCTCTAGTAGATACATCAGGTTCGATGAGTTCAAGAGTTTCACAAAACTCAACGACTACCTGTCTTGATATATCACTATCCCTTGGTATCTATATTTCTCAAAGAAATATTGGTCCTTTCAAGGATGCTTTCATTACCTTTTCTACCAATCCAACTCTTCAGATCTTAAAGGGTTCTCTTTTCGAGAGATATAATCAGCTCAAAAAAGCCCAGTGGTCTATGTCCACAAATCTTGAAGCTGCTTTTGGTCTCATTCTAGATAGTGCTGTTCGTCACCAAATCTCTCAAGACGAAATGCCACAAACACTTCTCATTCTATCGGATATGGAGTTTGATGCAGCAACCAGATCATATAGAGAACAAAATCCAACTGCTTTTTCGATGATCGAGCAGCGATATTCATCAGCTGGTTATAAAATGCCACAAATAGTTTTTTGGAACCTACAAAGTCGTCGTGATAATGTTCCGGTTAGATCCAATCAAATCGGAGCAGCTCTTGTTTCTGGGTTTTCACCTTCTATTATGAAATCACTACTTGGTGGCGAAGTTTTCACCCCGGTATCAATCATGAACAAAACTATAGACTCTGAAAGATATAGTTTAGTAACTGTTTAGTTATTTTTTCCAAATTTTAGTAAAAAAAATATCAATATCCCACAAGTTACTATCCATCTTTCAGGCTCTATGGAGTGTCCGAACTTTTCGGCCGTAGCGTAGGTTCCTAGAAAAAAACCTCCTAGAATAAGTAGAAGATTTTTTATGATAGTTGGTATATTCTTATGCATAGATTATTAAATATTTTTTAAGAAAACGTTATAGATAATAACAAGTAAAGAGGTAAAAACTATCAATATAAGAACCTGTGCTTGTATTCTATCTGATTTTGTTAGAACATTTTTATTTTTTTTCTTCATATCTATAATATATATTTTTTCGTATCTTTGCTAGAAATAAAAAAATATGGCTAAACGAATAACTACGATTATGTGCCCCTTTTGTCTTGTGGACATTCCGAAAAAAATTATGAAATGTATTGTTTTACCGATGACCATCGAAGGTATAGGTAAATACCGATCCTATTGCTGTGATAGTTGTATTGATAGAAAAAAAGATCAAATTTTACAAATCATAGAAGTAGTTTAGAAAACTTTTTCTTGGTTTTTCATAAAATATTCCCTATATTTGCTTCACAAAGAGCCAAGATGGTGTAAAGGTAGCCACGCTGGATTTAAACTCCAGTGGTCGATGAGATCGTGCGGGTTCGAGTCCCGCTCTTGGTACAAATGAAATATATATGTTGTTGTCTAAAAAAAAATCAAAGTTTCATTTACCTGATAATCGGCCTTTGGGAGTTCGTATGAAAGATTTTTTTTCGAGCCTTCTTTTTTGGAAGGGTAGAAAAAAAGGTATGGTCTATACTATGGATATTAAGCTTGATCATATTCGTGTAATATTTTTTCCAAGAGGTTTTTACGAAACTTACTCCTATCTAGGGTGTGTGCCTAGTTCAGACGAACTTACACCCATACATGGACTAGTGATGGCTATGGATGCCGCTGCTAAACCTTGGTGGTGTCCTAGATGGTTTTTGAGGTTTCTGAATCTTTTTGGTAACGATAACTCGATTGTTCGTGTTCGTAATATTACTCTACACAAATTGTTCAATCGTATTACAAGAGGTATTCAGTTTCATGATCTCAAATGTAAGTGGTCTTCCTATGATCTTCGTATTTCGATAGTAGCTCCCAAGTATCTACAAGATATAGCTACTAGCATCGAGGATTTGACTTTCAAAGTTGGTCGTCGTAAGGAACTATTCGAAAAAATAAAATCTTATCAGAAAGATTTTGATAAACCATTTATGAGCACTAGAGATCTACAAATCCATTTGGAAAGTATCGAACAATCCTAAATCAAAAGAAAATCCAACCCTAAAAAAGTTGGATTTTTTTATATGTAGAAAAAAGTGTCTATTTAGAAAAAATAGAAGAATTTTTTTATATATAGAAAAAAAGATAAAATTTTATGAAAAAAACTACGAAGATTGATTCTTGGAACGGTTTCAATAAAAAAATAAACGAACTCAGGAGTGAAACATATTCTGATATCATGGATCGCACACAAGATTATGAATGGAGAATGTCTGGTGATGTGGCAAGTGAAGAAACAGAAAAATTATCCCGTGTAAATCAACTTGCTAGAGAAAGATTTGAAGAAGAATTTTATTCGGAATTTCCAATCGGCACAGAGATTACAAACGGAGATAAAGTCTATACTTTCGCTGGACTTAAATTCAAAACAGCATTTACAAACTACGAGCTAGTATTTGAGCCAGTAGAGGATGAATTTGATCCAATAGAGGGTGAATTTGATGTAGAACCACTTATAATTCAGTATGATCCAGAAAATGGATACTATCTTGGATACAATGTTGAAGATAACCTAGACAGAGAATCTATTTCTACCATCTTAGATATGTTTTGGTATAAAATTCGTAGTAGAAACAGAAATTTAGGAGAAAAAGAAAATGATTAGGAGCTTATTATTGGGTCTTTTGATGCTGGTAAGTATCGGAGCCTCAGCACAAAGGAAAGAAGTAAAAGTAGATTGTAAAATATATCAAGTAGTTTATTCTGAAGTTTATGAGCAGCCTCTGAGTGTTTCTTATAAGATAACTTGCATTGATGGAAAAACACCTAGAAAAGGTCTTGATTTTTACACAAACGATTCTATAAAAACATCCGATAATCGGGATTATGAAGGAAACGTATGGGACAAGGGCCATCTAGCTCCAGCTGCTCACTTTAATTGTGAGTTAGCAACTCTCAAAACTACATTTTCATATCTAAATTGTGTATTACAGCATGAAGTTCTCAATAGAGGTGCTTGGAGATTACTCGAAGCCTACGAAAGAGATCTCTCAAAAACACAAAAAGATATAAGTGTAGTGATTAATGTTGACTTCTCTAGTTTTGATAAACTACCAACCGGTGGTTGTGTTCCCAAAGGATTCACAAAAACTATCTACGTAGGTGGAAAACCATTTGAGTGTTATTATTTTCCAAACACAGATCCTAAAACAAATGATTTCAAGAAGTTTCTCGTAAAAAATTGTAAATAACGCCGTGGCAAAGATTAGAAAGATCGGTGATACCAAACCAAATATTGTAATCTTTCAAGGTTCTTCCAGAGATGAAGATAGTTGCCCAGGTCAAATTTCCAAAACAAGAAAAGTCGTCAATTATGTTTTAGACAAGTGGTCTTTTGCTATAGATTTCGAACTTGTCGATTTATCAGTTAATTTCAAAAAAGGAAGTGTGGTTCAACCTTGCAAAGGATGTGTTTCAACTTCAAGTTATCATTGTCACTGGGCTTGTGATTGCTACTCAAAAAAGAATCCAAAAAAACCTGATCTTCTTCATGATGAAGATGTTTATACCAAACTAGAAAAATCTGATGGGTTTCTTGTATTCACACCTATTCACTGGCATGCGCCTTCTTCACAAGTAAAAGCTCTCTTTGATAGATTAGTCTGTGCTAATATGACACTCTCAAGAGAAGATGCCAAAAAAGTTTTAGGTGAAGGAAATATTAAAAATGCCGAGGTGACCGGGAAACTTTCCCTTGAGGGTAAATCTGATCATCTTCTCAAAAACCATTTATCAGGCAAATTCGCCGGATTTTATATACACGGAGACGCCGGTGCTAATGATTACGGTCGAGGAAAACTTCCAGATACTTTCTCAAAGAGTGAAGAAAATAGTTGGTATTCAGATCCGAAAGCAACGATTATGCCACAAGTTCTTCAATGCAAATATTCGGGTATCGAAGTTCCTGACAATCTTATAGAAGCTTTTTATACGAACAAAGGTGTTCCTTACTACGAGGCAAATTTAGATTTCTGGGAAAATGAAACTTTCTTTAAAAGATCAGATAAGTTGATAGAAAATTTCTTACAACATTTAGAAAATAGATAAGATATGATAATACAAACTTTTCTACAATTCATTCTTGAGTCTAATGGTTTTAATCGCGTATTAAAACAAGGTGATTATGGTGATGATGTCAAAGCTTTACAGAGAGGTTTAGGTATAAAAGATCCTGACGGAGATTTCGGTGAAAATACCAAAAAACTTCTTATAGCTTACCAAAAGAAGAGAGGTTTAGAACCAACGGGAATGTTTGGTAGAGAAACTTGGCAAGTGATGTTTCCAAAGAAAGAGGTGAATATCCAAGATATATTAAACAGACTCGAGAAAGCAGTATCTGGTCTTGGAACTGACGAGGAAAATTTAGAAAGAGCAATTCTTGAAATCCCATCTAGAGATGTAGTGGTGTCGATAAACAACTTAATTTCTAAAAGTCCAGATGGATACACTTATCAAAATATTGGTGATTACTTTTCGCAGGAACTGGGTATTTTCGATACAGATGTAAGGGATAGAATAGAAAAACATTTATCAAAGATAGGAGCTTCAGATCTTATCAAATCTACTAAACTACCACCAATTAACGACAATACGATAGTTAAGACAACTCTTGATAGTGTAGTAAAACACGAAGATGTGAAACTTGAGGTTTATCCAGATCCTATTCGTGGTTGGAAAGTCCCAACAATCGGAATTGGTTTTAATCTAGCTAGAAAAGATGCAGATAAAAAATTGAAAGAACTCGGATTGAATCCGGTATTGATTAGAAAAGGCAAGTCAAAACTTACAAAAGAACAAGCTTTCAAATTAGCCACAGATGATATTTACAATGCTCTTCAAGGTGCTAAAAGAGTTGTAAAAAACTTCAATGAACATCCTCTTGATGTTCGTTCGGCTATCACTGAGATTGTTTTCAATATCGGAGTTACTGGATTTAGTAAATTTGAAAACTTCATCAGTTTTATACACAAAAAAAATTACAAACGAGCTAGTAAAGAACTGATGAACTCTTCTTGGTCCAAGCAGGTGGGCCAACGAGCTATTAATATTTCAGATAAAATATCTTCTGCTAAATAATTTTAAATTCTATTACTTTCTTCTAAAAATTTATGGTATTCACTCATTAGAATTACCTTACATTCCTCTTCTATCTGGCTTTTTTTCTCATTCGGAAGATGAGCGAATTTACCCGTTGTAGTAATCCTATAATTACCAGAAGGATAGTCATCTGGAAAATAAGATTTCCCCCACTTCATAATAAAAAAATTCAAAAACCAATCATCGTGATAGAATATTGGCCAATTTGGATTCGACCATAATTTTTTGAACTCGTCAAAAAGATTTCTGAAAGTCCTACCGAATCCCACATAATTTGCGCCTATAATATCTTGAATATCACAAACGTTTTTTACTGGACCATACCACCAACCAGATGGATGAATAGTATCATCACTCAGGTGGTGGAAATAAGAGGTAGAATGCATTACAAATTCTGGATTCTGTTCTAAAAAATCTACTTGAGATTGTAATTTGTGTGGATTAGTGAAATAGTCGTCACCATCAATATGTGAAATATATTGACTTTGACAATTACTTATTAATAATTCAATATTTTTATTAACACCTAAATTTTCATTTTCAAAAAACAATCTGAATCTTGATATATCTGGTTGTTTTTCTACAAAGTTTTGGATTACCTCTCTGGTAGAATCAGTTGAATTGTCATCTCTTATGAAAATATCAAAATCAAAATTTGTTTGTTGCTCTACAATAGAGCATAGGCATTTTTCTATCCAATTTTCGAAGTTATAGCTAATTACAATAACCGTAAGTTTTTTCATCGTGTTGAGTTTTTTATTGAAAGTAATTATATTAAAATTATCAGATACTGAATCAACCTTATCTTTTTCTTGAGGATTGACTAGATCTAAAAACCATGTGTGTAAAGGACTGCGATTTATAGATATTCAGTGGAAGATTTTTCTTTGTATTATTTGTTTTATTATTTCTATATAGTGCGTATTTTGATTTTTTTTTAATTGAATTCTATTCTACATAGATTATTATACATAATTTCTGTATATTCTAGATTATGAGTCAAAGATAAATTTTCGGTATAAATTCCACTTGAAATAGTATATTCTAAGACAACTTTTTTACAATTATTATATTCTATTGGCCACAAATACCAGTATCCTGGGGTAGGATATAATTCATCTATTTGAAAGAGTACTTCGTTTTCATTTTTAACAGCAATATTAGAAATCAAAAGTTGTTCTGGCATAATATAATTTATGTATAGATTGATGCTATACTGATTACCTGATTTTGATGGATAAAGACCTAGGATAAGTCCCTTTTCTAGAATTTTTTCAATTATTTGGTAACTTTCATCGAAGTAATGTTTTTGTATGGAATGATAATCAACTTGTGACCATTGTTCTAGAGAATCATTTATTATCGATTCAGCCAGAATTTTACCACTAGAAAATGAATATTCAAATATATTTTGACATATTGATTCAAAAAAACCAAGCTGCCAATTCAAAATCCAATTACGGGAGGAACCATACCAGTCATGACCTATAAATTTATGGTTATTATGTAGATGTTTGGTTCTGAATATGAATAATCCACCCCAAAGGAATTGATAATCATTTGAGTCGTTTTTATAATAAAAACAATCCATATTTTTATTTTCTAGAATAGAAATTTTTGATTCTATTAATTTCTTATAACCATATTTTGGTGTTGGTATATCATATTCTAAATAAACAGACCACTCATACAAATTCGATTGTGAGACTATGGTCCCGTTTTTTAATAAACTTAAAGCCGATCTAGAATGTGGTGAAAGCGGTCTAAAATCATATATTGTTCCAAAGGATTCATATTTGATATTTACCGAAGCGGGATATTTTTCTAGATCTACCAATAAATCAACATTTTCTATATAATCAGATTTACTAACAAAATGATTATTACTATCAAATATAGTGAATTTAACTTTATTGGATATTTCATCCAAATAGTTAGAAGTGTGAGTACAATAGCAAACATCTATACCTTCTTTCTTCAATCCCTCTAATGTTTCTAGAACAAGATTTTTCTTTTTTTCGGAATCAACATGACCACACAAAAGAACTAAAAAATTATTTTTCATAAAATACTTTCATCAGTAACCAGTGACATTTTTATAGAATCCACCAAAATACCGTTTTTATATATTTTATTTGTATATTCTGTATCTGTCTGGAATCCCAATTTTTGATATAATCCTATAGCTCTTTTATTACTAGATAAAACTTCTAGATATATCATTTTTAGTTTGTATCTTTCTTTTATGAAGGGGATGAAATTTTTATATAAGATATATCCATATCCTTTTCCTCTATAAGAACTTTTTATATCACAACCTATGTAAATCGTGCTTTTTTGCAAATCTAAATTAGAAGTTCTAAAATATCCAACATTTTCACCATCCACTTTGGCGAGGTAGAATTCCGGTTTTGTTTTTTCAAACCAAAAAATAGTCTCTTCTAGAGTAAATTGTCTAGAATCATGAAGAAATTCTGGGGCACAAGAGTTTCGAACTTCTGAAAAAAATTTCAAATCTTGATTTGTCAGGGGAAGTATTTCTATCTTTACCATCCTTTTTTAATACATTCTACGATATATTCACGATCCTCATTTGTTACCCACCACCCAACTGGTAGAGAAGTGACTTTATTTATTGTTTTATCTAATGAAGGCAGAAATGTTCTGTAGTCTTTCACACATGTGTGTTTATCATTTCTTTCATGAACTTGGCTAGTAGCTATACCACATTCCTTCATCCATCTTGCGAAATCATCTCGATTCTCAACAAGTAAGCTGTAAATCCAAAATGCGGATTCATATCCTTCTTGCCTGTCTAAAAGTGTCAAACCAGGAATATCATTCAATTTATTATCATAGTGGTGTGCGTTCGATTTGTGTTTACTAACTATTTCATGTAAATGATCAAAATTTGACATTCCGACAGATGCTGATACATCATTCATATGGAATTTGAAACCCCATTCTTCTACATCTGCTTCACATCTGAAATCTTTTCTATCTCCTTCTCTATCTATACCATACCATCTTAATAGTTTAGCTCTTTTATATAATTCATTATTTGGACAAATCATAAAACCCCCGTCTATTGAAGTAATGTGTTTTATGGCTTGTAGACTATAGGTCGAAATATTACCATGATTACCTAAATATTTACCTCTGAATTTACTTCCCATAGAGTGAGCACAATCTTCAATAACATAGGGTTTAAATCCGTAGAGATTTTCACATTTTTGTTGAATTTCTTTTATTCTATCTAAATTATTGGGATAACCTCCCCAATGAACTAACATGATTGCTTTGGTTGATGATGTTATTTTCCTCTCTAAATCATCAAGATCTATATTCAAAGTTTTGGGATCTATATCAACCCATTTTATTTTGAAACCGTTAGCCAAAACTGGCCAATTTGTAGCAGTACAAGTTAGTGGTGTACAAAGAACTTCCTCATCCACTCGTATACCAGGCCATCTATTTTTATTTTCTTTTTTTATAAGATGAAGTGCTAAATGTATAGCAGAAGTGGCTGAATTCGTTGTAACTACATAATCTTGTAAGAAAAATGATTTCAATTTATCTTCAAATTTATCTACTTCAGAACCTTGCCCGATATATCCACTCTCGAGAACTTCGACAACTTTTCTTGTCGCATCTTTTGACATAAATACTTTAAATAGCGGTATGTTTTTTTTATCCATTATTGAAAATTTAATAATTTTAGTTACTTCGTATGAATCTTTTCAATTTAGAATATTTACTCATATCTTTTTTTCTTTATTATTATAGTATCACTATAAATAATAGTTTCATTTTCTCGTGGTTTGAGTTTTTTATCTCAAAGAGTTATTAGAAAGATAGGCAGATTGACTTCCATTTTGATCTAAATTTATGATATGTACATTTTTACTACAGAGTGATTTATATTTTTTGGACCATAATTTAGCAAATTCTAATTCGAATCCAGTGGTAGTTGTGTCATGAGATGTAGAAAAATCTTCTATAGATAGAAATTTTTTAACACATGTTAAACCAGGTCGTAAACTGAAGTGTGGCCAATTTATATAAGTTTGCCAATACCAAACCCCGTTAAGTGTTTGTATAGCAGCCACTTCATCTAAAAATAAGTTTTCCAATAATGGTTTATCTTCGAAATAAACCAGTTCCCAGTAATCTCCAATTTCTCTAGGTTTACACCATTCGGGAAAATTTTTCCAACTGAAACTCAAATTTACTTGACCGTATTCTTGATGATTTATTAGTAGGTCTACCATTTCCGAGATTGAGAAATGATTTATAAACAAAAAATCATCTTCTAATAAAAACATATAGTCAATTTCATGAGTAGTTAATTTACTCCTCATATCGTTGAGTATGGCTGCGTGTCTGAAACGATGATCGAAAGAATCAGGATAAAAATGAGTAATAATTCTTTCTTTATCTGGAAAGAGTTGCTCTAGAAGATTATTCATATTAATTTTATCTTCCTCAGACGAAGAATCATCATAGAAAAGAACTTTATCTATAACATCTATATCTTTACAAAATACTTTGAAAGCCTTAAGGACTCTTTCTAAAAGACCATATCTTTTACAAGATGTTACACTTAGGCTTATTTTTTTTTCTCTATACATATTCAAATTTTATTTTTTTTTTTTCATACAAGTTCAGAAAGAAAACTATCCAATCTATCTATTGCTATTTTCAATTTATCTAAAGAAGTAGCATAACTTAGCCTTATACAATTTGGTTCTCCAAAGGCAGATCCAGAAACAGTCGAAATGTGTGCTTTCTCAAGTATTAGTTCTGAAAGAATATCCGAATTTTCAATGACTACCTCTCCGTATTTTCTTCCAAAAAAACTAGAAACATCCGGAAAGAAATAAAAAGCACCATCTGGATTATTTGGCTTCAGGCCTTTTATTTCTGATAGTTTTTCATAAATGACATTTCTTCTATTTTCAAACTCAGTTCTCATAGTGTCTGAAATGACTTCTGGTCTAGTATAAAGAGCACAAATAGCTGCTCTCTGCGTGATGGAAGTAGCACCAGACGTGAATTGACTCTGAAGTTTTGATACAGCCGATGCTATTTCGATAGGTGCTGCTAAATATCCAAGTCTCCAGCCAGTCATCGCATAACCTTTTGATAAACCATTAACTACAACACATCTATCTAACATACCATCAAGAGAAGCTATCGAAGTTTGATCACCAGAAAAATTGATATACTCATAGATTTCATCTGAAATAACTAAAATATTCGGATATTTTCTAAAGACTTGACAAAGAGCTTCTAGTTCATCTCGAGAATAAACACTACCGGTTGGATTACAAGGTGAAGAAAAGATGAATATTTTTGTTTTTTCTGTAATAGCCCTTTCAAGCTGATCTGGTGTTATTTTATAATCGTTCTCTAAAGTTGAACGAATGGTAACTGGTGTTCCCTCGGAAAATTGAACCATTGTAAGGTAACTTACCCAGTAAGGTGTAGGAATAATAACTTCGTCTCCCGGGTCTAACAAGGCTTGAAAAAGATTCATAAGGCTGTGCTTGGCTCCGGTAGATACTACGATTTGATTAGGTTTATAATCTAGACCGTTGTCTCTTTTGAGTTTTTGACAAATCACATCTCTTAAGTCTAGGTAACCTGGAACAGGTGAGTAAGATGAATAATTATCATCGATTGCCTGCTTTGCTGCTAGTTTTATAACATCCGGTGTAAAAAAATCAGGTTCACCTAGACTTAGATCGATTACATCTACTCCTGCATCTTTAAGTTTTTTAGCTTTAGCGGCCATATTTAAGGTCTGAGACTCTTCTAAGTTTAATACTCTATCAGCTATTTTAAACATTTAGTTTTATATTTTTGTATTTTTAGTATATTTTTACAAAGAAGTTTGAGTAATTTTTCTAAACAAATAATATTTTTTTTCATATATTTTTATGTTATGAAGAAAATATTTATATCTCTGTTTTTATTATTCCTTTTCTCTTGCTCTTCTACCAACAAACTTTCTGGTGTTTCAACTGATGGGTTTTCACACAAGGGAACTGATGTGTATTATCAAGGAGAGCTCTGTGCTAAAATGTCAGCTATTGAGATAGCTTATGATGGTGGAAAAATAGTCAGAGAAGCAACATTCATCGTTCAAGATGAAAAGTTTGATCACCTTGCTATTAATATAATCAAATATATGCGAGAAAAACAATCAACTTGGGAAATTGAAGTAGAACTTAAAAGACCACAAGTTGATATAAAATCTAACAATTGTCATTGACTAGATTAGAAAAAGCTAAAAACTATTTTTTAATATTTATAGTAATTGTGTCTTTTATTATTTTTATTATTCATTTTTTACAAAAGATCTTTTAATTTCTTTTTGAATAGGTGACTGTAGTCAGGCCGTGATCTCTATAGAGAGTAAATGATTCATATCCTAAATTTGAAGTTCGTGAATTGAATTTTGGTAAATAAGTCTTATCAAGTTCCGAATCATGAAACTCAACAGCAATACATCTTAATTTTGATAGATTTTCATCTGTAATATTGTCTAAAAGAGAGTACTCACAACCTTCGATATCCACTTTTATAAAACTGAAATCATCCAGAGCCAACACTTCATTTATACCTACAATATAAGAATATTCGTCATAGATAGTATTACTACTTGAATTTATATTTTTTTCCATCCTCCCTGAACCCATACTATTAAAATCGCCCTCTAGAATAAATCTTTCGAAACCACTATGACCAGAAACACCCAGGTTAAATATTTTAGTTTTAGGTCCTCTATTCAATTTGAGACACTCGAAAGTTTCAATAATTGGTTCGAAAGAATACACCTTAGATGCCCCTCTAAATTCAGCTCTATGTGCAAAAGCACCTATGTTAGCTCCAAGATCTAAAACGATGTCGCCTTCTCTAATTGTGCAATTCCCTCTTTCATAATCACATCCGTTTGAATCGAACTCGAAACAACCAAACATTTCCCACCAAAGATAGTTGTAGATATCATATTTTCCTTCCCAAAAATCTGGAAAATTGAAACATCTACTTTCTCTATCTAGGTTCCTTGTCTCTAATGATCCAGATTTCGATCTTGTCCAAAAATTTTTATGCATAAATAATAATTATATTTTTATCTACAATGATAATCCGCAGCTTTTGTAGCTATCTGAATATCAGGTTTTACATTTACTTTGTATCCAAGTGATAGTGCCCAACCACGAGTAGCACCAATAAGTTTATGACTTACTGAAAACTCGTCTTGGTTGTAATCCATATCTATTTCTACTACAACATTAATTTTATCAGAAAACCATTGAGCAATTTCAATAGTTCTTGCACATTCATCAAATAGTCTAGAAAAAGTATCTCTAACTAGAGGTATTTTTTCTTTTGTAAAGATGTAATGCACACCACGGATTCCAAACCTGTAGGCAATAGCAGTCACAAACGAGGTTTCTATACCTAGGTTTTGTGAATCTGTTCCGATATGAACTTTCATATTCGGATGTTTTTTCATAATAGAAAGTGTATGTTCAACAACATCAACATATTGACCTTCTACGGTTCTGAATCTTTTCATATTGGGTATATAATTTAGATAGGTAATTGTTTCTAGACAATCTTGAAAACAAACCAGGTTTTTTTTTTTGCGGAAGATATTGGATTCGAACCAATGAGCCAGTTTCCCGACTAACACCTTAGCAGGGTGCCGCTATAGACCTCTCAGCCAATCTTCCTTTGGGGTGACCGATGGGAATCGAACCCACGACCTCCTGAACCACAATCAGGCACTCTAACCATCTGAGCTACGACCACCATAAATGGGTAGCGAAGAGCAGAATTGAACTGCTGACCTCAGGGATATGAATCCTGTGCTCTAACCAACTGAGCTACTTCGCTATTCAAGCACGGGTGGAGAGACTCGAACTCCCAGCCTATGATTTTGGAGACCATTGCTCTACCAATTGAGCCACACCCGTAATTTTTGAGGTACTGATTGGATTTGAACCAATATAAGAGCTTTTGCAGAGCCCCACCTTGCCAGTCGGACACAGTACCGAATTGTAGCCCCTAAACGATTCGAACGTTCAACACTTCGTCCGTAGCGAAGCAGTTTATCCATTAGCCTAAGGGGCCTTATGTTGGAATAGCTGGATTCGAACCAGCGACCTTTTGAATATCAGTCAAATGCTCTAACCAACTGAGCTATATTCCAATGTGTGCCTGCAGAAGGACTCGAACCTCCGGACTCGAATGAGGACTGATTTACAGTCAGTTGCAATTGCCGCTATGCGATACAGGCGTATTTGTGTGGTGATGGACGGAATCGAACCACCGACACAGGGATTTTCAGTCCCTTGCTCTACCAACTGAGCTACATCACCAGATAAACACAATGTTGGAGTACCCATCTCGCTCCAATCTTAACAGCTTCATCAGAGTTTTCTCTGGGCCCAGGCTGAGGGTGCTAACTCCATATGGAGACCTGCGCTGGTCTTTGTTCCATACTTCTGTTCATTGCGTTTTGTAGTCAGGACAGGATTCGAACCTGTAGTGTGGTTTAAGAACATTGCAGGGGTCTTCCCACATTAGTAACGGATACCATTCCGCCACCTGACTATATTGTCCACTCTGTTGGATTCGAACCAACTTACTCGCTCTGTGTTCGGATACTGCAGTACCAGGCGACACAAAGGTCAGTGTGTTTTACCACATAACACTAAGAGTGGGTGCACCTTGCTAGATTCGAACTAGCGACCCTTTGCTTGTAAGGCAAATGCTCTGAACCTGCTGAGCTAAAGGTGCAAATTTTCGTACCGATGAAAGGACTCGAACCTTCACGTCGTAAGACACTAGTTCCTAAGACTAGCGCGGCTACCTATTTCGCCACATCGGTATGATGTGACCCCGAGCGGGGTCGAACCGCTACTCCCCTGGTTAAAAGCCAGGTGCTTTACCAATTAAGCTACGAAGTCTTCGCTCCCCGGGTTGGACTCGAACCAACGACCCCCTGATTAACAGTCAAGTGCTCTAACCATCTGAGCTACCGAGGAATTTGTCGTCTATTCCGACTGTCACCTAAATCTTAATAGGTAAGAGATGTTAAATTCTTGGTAGAATTTTTCACCATTTTCAAGTAGTCAAAGAAGGATTCGAACCTTCACGATGATTGGGAACTGATTAACCCTGCTAATATTTAAACAGTAATCGCGAGTTACTTGTTAAGGAGTTACACCTTCCAGCAAAATCATCACAGCTGCGTCTACCAATTTCGCCACCTGACTATGTTTGACACCCTCTTCTATCCAACTTACCGGTGTCACGGCTGTCCTCATCACTGAGTTAGGAATAGTCATTCGTCCTCACGAGGTCGGGCTGACTTGCCCTGGTGTTATCCCTATACACCAATGTACGTTCCCATACGGACATCACTCCGTTTCTCATCGTGTAGGGCACACTATCCGTTGTCTTGTTTCGGAACGTGTACTCTCGACAGGATTCGAACCTGTAACCTTGATAATATAAGTATCCTGCGCCACCGTTGCGCCACGAGAGCATATTTTCCAAGATGTCAAAGAACTACCTTCTATTTGATTACAAAGATAGTGCGATATCTTTCTCGATCCAAGCATTTTTTCTTTTTTTTTTTCGTTGTCCCCCAAGGATTCGAACCTCGATAAGCAGAATCAAAGTCTGCTGTCCTGCCGTTAGACGAGGGGACAATAATGGTGGAGTATCTGGGATTCGAACCCAAGCCACCCGCCGTTTGGCGGTTGCACATCCTTATGTGCTTTTACCCCTTGTTGTGGACACTGTGGGAATCGAACCCAATCGTTCTGATTGCAAGTCAGACGGTCTGCCGTTGACATCAGGCCCGTATAAAACAAAAAACCTCGAGATTTTGTCCCGAGGTTAAGTTTTAGTTTATGTTGTTTATAGTATCAAAACATTTCTAACCTCGGTTTATTTTTGGCAAATACACACGCATTCCACTTCTGGAGATAAAGACTAATTTGGTTATGTATTTGATTTTTCATAATGTGTATATTGTATATATTAGAAAAGTTTTGTTCCTTTTTATTTTTTTCAAATAAGTAATTGTGATCCCGATTGGATTCGAACCAATGACCTACTGCTTAGAAGGCAGTCGCTCCATCCAGACTGAGCTACGGGACCAAAGTTAGTATTATACTATATAATAGCTTTAAGTTTTTCAACTCAAGAATGTATATATTTTGTGGGCCCTGTAGGGCTCGAACCTACGACCACCTGATTATGAGTCAGACGCTCTAACCTACTGAGCTAAGGGCCCTTAAAAGAAAAGTTCCGGTTTTATCCGGAACCCTCACTTACCCCTTATAGTGAGTAGTAGTTTTTTGTTTTTTACTTTTTCAAAAAACAAAGTGAGCATCCTCAAAAAAAAGTCCGACTACTTGGAGAAATTGTCATCTTTCTGATTCCAAGACCTGGTTTCGCGATAACCCGATAAATCGTGCTCTGTTAAAGGTCTAGAGCAATGACCCGATAGATGCGGTTTGTCTATCTCCGTACTCCGTAGGGGAATCGAACCCCTGTTACCAGAATGAAAATCTGGTGTCCTAACCCCTAGACGAACGGAGCATGAAACTTATATCTTCACAGATGTTTCTGGGTTGTTTTCAAGATGTCAAAGAACGTGATACAAATATAGGTGTTTTTTTTGAACTTTCGCCACTTTCTTTATTTTTTTTTTTGTAGTCAAGACAGGATTCGAACCTATATGAGTGAACCAACTTAGTAATTACTCCTAAATCACTCTTTCCAGCTAGCGTCTACCAATTTCGCCACCTGACTATTTTAGAGAAGGTATGAGGTGTCGACCCACTGCCTCTACAACCTAAGGGTTTCGCTCAAAAGGGACTTCTAGAATTGTTGTCCGTTTCGTACTCACCCGAGTTACTCACAACATCTTTCGATGCATACCCTCGTAGGGGAAGCGGGACTCGAACCCACAACCTCGTGCTCCCAAAGCACGTAATCTAACCAATTGATATATTCCCCTATGTTTTCCCACCCTGAGATCCCAGGTGAGTAGTTATTTCGGTTTTCTATTTCTTAAAAACCTGCGAGGCATCCCTCATTAAAACATCCAAGCTACTGGGAGGCTCTGCTACCTGCCTTTAATCCCACGAAAGAGGCGTTGACGATGTCCTCTTTAGAACCGACCATAGATTAAATGAGTCTTTGGTGAGACTGCTGAGTATCTCTTACTCATTGCGGTTCGTATGGGAATCGAACCCATGACCTTCGCAGTGACAGTGCGATATTGTAACCAACTCTACTAACGAACCATAAGAAAAGAAAAAACTCCACACCTCTCAAATCCCATCACTCTTGAGATGTCTCGGGTATTGCACCGAGTGGTCAACTTTCGTTGAACATTGAATAGTTTTAGGACTGGGTATTGCATCCATAAAACCTCACCAAAAAGTTTTTTCTTTTGTGAGCCCCCAGACGGATTCGAACCGCCAACCCTCGCATTACAAGTGCGATGCTCTACCGTTATAGCTATAGAGGCAATTTTATTTCCAAGATGTCAAAGAACTATCAACAAAGATAATCAAAAAACTTACTCTCACCAAATTTTTGAGCGGGAGATGGGATTTGAACCCACGGCCTCAATCTTGGCAAGATCGTGCTCTACCAACTGAGCTACTCCCGCTTGATAACAGAGTAAGTTTTTTTGTAGCGGAGGCTGGACTCGAACCAGCGATCTCCAGGTTATGAGCCTGGCGAGATACCATCTTCTACTACTCCGCGATAGTTTGTTAAATCAACACTACAAAGATAATACAAAGTTTTTGGATTACCAAACTTTTTATGAAATTATTTTTGAGGTTTCTTAGAGAAAAGTATAGTATATATCCAAAAAAAGTTGTCTCTTCCTAAAAAATTAATATTTTTTTGGTAGAACTCCCATTTCATACATCGATTTACCATTATCGAAGAGAAATTTGAGTTGATCCCATTGCCCTCTTGCTAGGCTTTTAGATCTTTTCATCTTATTCCAAATCTTAGTAAAAAATTCATTCTGATGATATTTCATAGGTAAAGAGTTCCAATCACGTTCATATTTATCTACCTCTTCACTAGAAAAATAAACAATCTTTACGCCACTTTTGGTATCTCTATAGGTAGGAAAATCTTCAAAGAGCATTAAATTTTTCATACTCTATATATAAAAATTTTACGCTAAAGGTGTGGTGTAGAAACTATCAGCTCTTTTAAGTGCTCTTCTTACCCAGGCACCGTTTTCCTCGGCCCTTTTTCTAACTGCGAGTCTCTCTGCGTTACATGGTCCGTCACCCGATATTACACGCTTGAACTCACTCCAATCAGGGTCTGAATATTTCCAAGTTCCATCAGGTAACTTTTCTAGCTCAGGATCGGGTATTTCAAGATCGATCTCACGAATTTTATTGACATACATATCAAAAAACTGAAATCTCATCTGATCGTTCGTTTTCATCTTAACCTTCCACTTGATGAGTTTCTCTGAATGAACCGAATCTGAATCGGGTGGTCCAAAAAAATGAATAACCGGTTTCCACCAACGATTGAGAGCTTCTTGAACCATTTGTTTTTGTAAAGGAGTTCCGGTTGCTAGATACACTGAATTCGAATGACCTTGTTTTAGATGAAAACTCTCTTCATAGCAAATCCGTTCAAGAGCTCTACAATAAGGTCCATACGAACCCTTTGAGTTTGCTAGTTGGTTGATAATAGCCGCAGCGTCGATAAGCCATCCTATAATAGCGACATCCGCCCAGGTTTTTGCTGGATAATTGAACACATTTGAGTATTTTGATTTGCCAGAAATCAAATCGTTTATCATTTCTTCACGGCTTTTACCGAGTGTTTCAGCTGCTGAGTAAAGAAGCTGCGCGTGTCCGACTTCATCTTGAACTTTAGCTATAAGTGCTAATTTTCTACGAAAACCAGGAGCTCTTGTTATCCAAGTGCCTTCTGGAAGAGCACCGATAATCTCTGAGTGAGCGTGCTGCTCGATCATACGAATAAGTTGTCGCCTGTATTCCTTTGGCATCCAATCACGTGGTTCTATCTTTTCTCCACGAGATATTCTATCTTCGAAGATTTTCAACTTTTCAGGATCTTCTTCTTGGATATTCTTAGCGTCTTTCGGATCGATATAGGCGTTTCCGTACATATTTTTTTAGCTTTCTTTTCTTAGATCTTTACTATAGTGATCGAATCTATTGTGCTCGGTAGGAGTTAGTAGTAATATAGCTGGGTTAATAGATCCTTTCATCGTTTCTTGGTATATATAACTCATCCAGGTCTGCTCAAAAGGATGTGCCCATTTTGTTTCTAGGAACATCTTACGATTTCCCTCTTTTGATACGATTTGTGGCCAGTTCGAGTAATAAATCTCACCATCTGCCCAGGCAAGACCTTTATGAGAACGGATGTTTTTGAATTCAGTTTTTGGTGCATTTGGATCGAGTCCCATTTTTGGAAGTCTTGGATTTAGAGGCCACCTTGAATTTCTATAATCTTGTGGAACATTATACCAAGACCATTGAGTAGAGTTATCACCAAAAAACTCACTAAAGTTGAGTTTTAAGAAATCATAACCACCATTTGATATAATCTCCAAAGATTTCCAATAGAGATCAGCTACCTTACGACCGAATCCATTTCTACAAAACTCTCCCTCTTTTGGATAAAAAAACATATCGTCTTCAAAAAAGAGCATAAAATCTTGCTCTGTTTTCTCGAAATGTTCAGCGATATACTGACGTCCACCACAAATACCTAAATTCTCACCGGTTCCAATAATTTCGAATCCCCACTCTTCACACAGGTCTTGATATTCTTTATCGGTGGATCTATCTGTAGAATTATTAAGTAGATATTTTTTTGGTTGGTCAATGTAGTTTCTATCATACTCAATCATCGATTGAATGAGTGTTCTTAGTTGGTTTGGACTATTAAAGCCAATTACATAAAGAGATGTTTTATTCGTATCTGTCATTTTGTTAGGTGAAGTTCCTTTTGTTTTTATTTCTAGTGTATCGTTTTTAAGATCTTCGAAAAATTTACCCATAAGACCATTTCCTTCTATTTCAAAATAGTTGATGAGTTCTTTGTTTCTATAAAGTAGTATAGAAAAAAGTGATTCTTCCGTTCCCATGAGTCCATCGCTAAGAGTAGTTCTCATGAGATCGTAATAAAGATTATTCATTTGTGATATGGTATGTTTTGGCCCACCAAAAAAACCACCACGAGCTACAAGTTTAACATCATCCCCGGCATATTCGTTTATTTTTGGATATGAAAATCCGTGTATTTCTGTATTAGCTTCGTAGGGAAAACAAACAAAACTGAATTTTTTTATCCACTTCACTAGATTATCCTGAACTTTATCATGAGTGAAATATCCGGGATGGACGGTATTGGTAAGTCCCGCGTCTATCCAAAACATATACCTCGAACCAAACTTATCCATTATTCGAGCGTCATTTAAAAGAAACATTTTACTCATTACCAGTGGATTATAACCTTCGAGTCTAGCTTGTGTGGATTCTCTTAGCCAACCAGCTTGTGAGAGCCACGACTCAGAGGTTCTTATATCTTGTATTTTTTGGTAGAATTCGTTTTGAAACCAGCTAAGTTCTCTTGTGATAAATTGGGTATTACTAGTATTTCTTCTTTGGAACACAAAACTTTCGAGCTCTTTATCTCCGAATACAATAAGGTTTGCATCTATTTGTAATAGTTGGTCGAACTTTTTTAGATAGTGGTCTTCGTAAGATCTCGACCAACCCTCGGTTAGTTCTTCTCTTTTAATATTCCAAAGTCCTGTAACAAATGTAAATGACATAAATTATTTTTTTATTTTACAAACCCAGACAGCTTGTGAAAAAACCTCCGGCTGATAAGATTCTAAGTTATTATCCGATACTGATTGCCAAATATCATCTTCAGTTATCTCACACCAGTTCCATATTCTATCCTTTATTTCTCTCTCAAAGACCTCTTTATTTAAAGAATAATCGTGAGCTAAAATATAATCACCTGGTTTGATAATCCTTGAAAATATTTTGAATTCACCTATTTTCCATCCACCATCACAAAGAACTATTGTTATTCCTGGTGATGTTACATATTGTTTTACGTAATCGATTACATCACTCCAATCTTCATTGAAAATATTTTCTACTCTCACATCAATGCCCTTTTCAACCATCTGGTGATACCAAGGTCTTTCAGCAATATCATAAGATAATATTTCTGTATCTAGACCTAGATGATCAACAGTTATTTTCAAGAACTCTGTGAATCCACCCTGTGCGGTTCCTATTTCTAAAATTCTACTGGGTCTCACTTCTGAAAGGAAATCAAAAAAAATTTGATAAGCATTGTGACTTTGTTGTGCTGTATGATTCATGAAAGATGATAAACTATCGTTTTTTGATAGGTCAGTAAATTTTGTTATGTTTTCCTGTATATTCATTTATTATTTTTATTTTTAAAATCTTATATGTAAATTACCTGCTTTGTCATGAAATTCAAAACAATTCGGCAGAAGATATCTGAAACTATTCCAATCCCATTTCATTTCTGCCTCTAGAGCAGATACACCTATTTCGAATCCATCTGGATAATTTCTTATGTTGTTATGTATAGAATACCACAAGAACTCTTCCCATCTCCTAACAAAATATCGAAATTTCCAAGAATTTTTGAAAACCATGAATTGTTCATTGACTACATGAGCTTCATCCCATTTATCATGTTCAAAAACGTGGTAATCTTTGAGTTTTCTTTCAAAAAAACAATGATCTAAGTTTTTTTTATGATCTCCAATTTTAGCTGGTCGTTCAAAAAGAAAATCTAAGTCATTGTCTTCCATAAAATTAAAAGTATTCACTAATTTATCTTCATTGAAACCCTCGGTAATTCTCCAATCAGCATCATTGTAAATTATGAAGTCATATCCTTTATCCAAACAATACTTTAGGGATAATACTTTGAGATTCAAAAAAAAAGCAAATCCTGGGTTTCCATCTTCATATCTATCCAACCTAATTTGATCCAAATTTACTCTCGGTCCAACATTTACTATTTCGTTTGTTGTTATATTGAAATCACCACTACATTTTTCGCTATATTTTGTGTAGCAACTTGCAGCATTATGGAGATAAGAATCACCAATAGCTAGTGTTGTGAAAATATAATTCATTAGGATTCTATTATTTTTTCTAAAAAATTTAATGTAAAATCAAAATCATAATACTCCGGTAATTTATTATCTAGAAAAATCGGTTCCGAGATTTTCTTTTGCCAAAGAGATTCATTTCTATCTATATCTTTAACAATTTCTAAAAACTGATCGAAATCCTCATAATCATGCAAATTTATAAAACTTTCTGGGTTGAAGCCCTCTTCTAAAATATATTTATTACCATAGAATATAGGTATCGCACCACTAAAATAGGCGTGGTATAATTTTTCTTGAAGAATATAATCTGTATTTGTGTAGTGTATAGAGATATTGAATTTATACTTTTGAAAAAAACCTATTTTTTCTCTGTATGTTAGTCCATCTATACGCCCTATATAATCCATATTTTGCCATTGATATTTATTAAGACCTTCTGGTCCGTGAATATTTTGACGCCAAGGACCAGATGAACTTACCTCTCTGTATTCTGAGAGTTTGTCAAATACTCTGGATCTTACATCATTACTTGATGCTTGAGTAATAGAGCAGAACCCTAAATTTCTTTTTGAAATTTTATTAAAATCTCTTTTGTTTGTTAGCCAATTCAAAGGACTATCCACCAATCTAGATTCATTAAAAAGAGTCCAAACATCAAAAACACCAGAAGGCTGTCTTAAATATCTAGGATGTTCGAATTTGTTATAGCCAAGAGCCCACTGATTTTCAAATTTATTTATAGGTGTTGAAAAATCTGCAACTTCACCTGAAACATATAGAAACTTTTTATCACAATTAGTAGGATGAAATTGAGTGGGTATTGCACCGGTATAGGTATCGTGTTGATTTTCGTTATAGTTTAGGTCGGAATGAATGATGAGATCAGGATTCTTGGAATCAATAATCACATTATATTTCTTTGATAAAATAAATTCAAAATATTTCATCCAACTATGTTGTCCTATGTTGGGAAATCCTTGCCTAGTTATCCTAATTGTTTTCATTTAATATATCTGTTAATTTTATAGTATTCTCTGTATGTGGTCCGTTATCGTGTATTATGAATGCATCAAGATTCACAAGAGAAGGTTTTCCATCATTGAAAATCACACTATCTTTAGTATCTAAAGTTGAAAAAAAGAAATTTCGTTCTTGATCTATTATAATGTCATCGTTCAATAAATATTGTATAGTCCATCGGCCTTGATCATCTATACCCGTTTGATGCTCTTTTTGTATTAAATCTTCAAGATGATAAATTATTTTACTAGTGTATCCAAAATAAGTTCCAGAATTCAAGTATTTCGAATCATTTATTGCTCTTTTATTTTGGTAGAGATGTGTAAAGCTTGTTGGTGGCCAGAGACCTTTTTCAGCGCCCATAATAATACTACAATTCAAGGATTTGAATTTTTCTATAATATTGATTGGACATTTTATGAAATTAGTATCTGTTGCATCTAAAAATAAAATGTATTCATACATAGAATCTATATGTGATTTTATATATTCTAAAACTTTTACTGTTTTATAAAAATATAATTTATCATAATAGGATCCTTCACTAATTAGTCCTGAATTTCTTATGATATGTATGTCGTTAGGATCAAACCATCGAGTCGCATTCTTATAGAAAGTAGGTAGGTAATATTCTGGATAATCAAATAGTGATGTGACGACAGCTATATCTTTAAACATTCTATTTTTGTGTAATTAATTTTTTATTCAAAAAAAACAAATCTTCTTGAATAAGTTGATAGGTAAGTGGATGATTGATATTGCCTATATGTTCTGTAACTATAAATCCTAGGTCATTCATGAATTCAACAACATAATCTTTCAATGGTGCATTCTTGTTATATTCAACCAATGATACTTCCATTAGAATACCTTTTGAGTTCTCAAAAATTTCTCTACCACCATTTATAATATCTATTTCTGAACCTTGTACATCAATCTTAATTAGATCAAAAATTTTGTTGCCAAGTAATTGTGAAATAGTTTGTGTTTTTCTTTTTTCTACTATAATTTGGTCATCATCGTAGAAGGATGTCTGCTCTCTGTAGATTGAATTTCCTGTACATCTAGGTTCAAACTTTCTTATGTAGAAATCAACATCTTTTTCAATATCACTCAATAGTGTTATAGAAAAATCTACATTCAAGTCTTTCAGGGCTTCTCTACAACTCTCATTGCCCTCTATAAGATAAAAATAAGCATTAGGAAATATTGATTTGGCCTCGCGATAGAATTGACCAACATTCGATCCGATATCAAGAATGTTTTGAGGCTGGAAATGTTTTTTTATTTTCTCCAAGGACATCTTAGTATAAATTTTTATAGAATTCATTTATCAGTTCACCATCAGAACTGAAAGGACGATCTTTGCCAAATACTCTGTATGGTATGGTATCATGCCACATTAAACTTAATTCACCACCTGAATTTGATAGAAGAAGTTCATCACTTTTAGGATTATTTTCAATCCAAGAAAATTTTGGATAAATAACCAATTCTTCATCTTTTATATCAAAAAATTGTTTGTGATGTGCATTTCCACGGTATTCATTTTCATATAAAAATGAAAATTCATTCCATTTTGACGGGATTGCTATAAATCCAGATTTAGAAATTTTTTGTAGCAACTCTAATAAATCTATCGGATTGAAAATATCCTCTAGAGTATGAGAACAAATTGAGAAGTCAAATTTTCCATTAAGTTCTACTTCTTCAATTAGAATCTTCCAGGTTTTTTTATCTTCTAAATTTATTTTAAAAAAATTAATATCTTCAATTGCAGGTTCTACTATATCCGCAACAAATTTACACTCTGGATACGACCAAAACATATAAGATGCTCCTACATCTATGGAATTGAGATTATTATCTGAAATGTATCTCTTGATGAAGTCTCTTCTTCCACCCAAACTATTATATTCCCATTTTTCTATCATTTTAATTAAAAAATACGAGACCTGTTCCAGTAAGATGTCCCAAGTTCGTGATATCTTTTTTATCTCTAATTATTGAGTTCCAAAATTCTTTCATTTCTTTATTTAGATATATATCATCAAGTAGAAGATATCCAGACCATCTTATAGTTTCTAAATATTCAACAAATTCTTTCTCAAAAGTTCCATCATGAAAAGTATCTAATAAAATATAACTAGATGAAATAACAACAGATTTATATTGAGGATCAAGAATATTACCAACTATGAATTCTATATTTTCTGGTATATCATTCAAATCCAACTGATCGGCTAGATTGAAAGATTTCACACTGTTATTCTTATTTGATGAAAGTGCCAGAGCAGAGCAACCCTTAAGCGTTCCTATATCTAAAAATAATCTCCCTTGATTATTAAGTGAAATCCATTTTAATAATCTATAGTGTTCTTTACCAGACTCAGATATAAAATAGTCTCTGTATTCTTGAGAATTTATTTTGGTAGATAGTGTGTGTAGATCCAAATCATCTAGTGTTTTGTTAGTAAGTTCTGAAAAGTTCATAAGAGACATTTTATATATTATGACACGATGCCTAGATTCAATTTTCCAGTTATTCTATCACACCAGCCTTTAGATTCAGAATGTGGCCAGACAACCCAATAAGATGGTGTTCTAGCAGTTTGAAATTCTCTCCATACTTTACAATATTTATCAGGATCGTTCATCATTCTTTCTATCTCGGCTTTATCGGCATCTTTTCTGAAAATAGTTTCATCGTCTGATGCGTGAAATGCAACTACCCAAAAATCATAGTCTTTTTCAGGAACTTGTGAATATCCGATATCAATACAATGTTTGAAAATCTGTGCAAAATCTTCTTTCCATTTCTCTTCACTTTCGTAATTATATGGATTTGGTGGATACTTTTTATCAAGAGTATACTGCTGAACTGCGCGTTTTTCAAAAAGAAGTCCTGAATATTTTTCATAGTCACGAAGTGTTCTTACCGGTCCAAATCCATATGGACCATCGTGACCTTCTTGGACAAGACCATCCATTCCAAATAACTTACGATTTGTAAGATGTGAGTGTGAGTTTTTATCACCCCATTTTTTATCATCATCCCACTGTTTGGTTCTACCTTTTCTAGTATATTCGTGCCAAATAACTACTCTATGTGGATGAAATAGATCATATCCCCAAGTATAGGCTCTGGCTGCTATTGAAATTTCTTCACCGTGAAAATAATACTCTGGATTATGCTGAACTTCTCTAGCAAAACTTCCAAGTGTAAAACAAAAGTGAGCAGAGTAAAATCTAGCAGTAACTGGTCTATCTAAATCACGCCATCCAGGTATAGTTTCAGGTAAGAAAAACACTGCACCTTCAGGTATGAACCTATCAAAGACCATTCTCCAAGGCTCACGAATTCTTCCTTCTGGATCGTTTTCTGGGTTGAATGACGAAACATACCCAGTAAGTAGTGGTTTTTCTACACCACTCATCTGAAGAGATTCGATCATTTCTATTAGAGAGATATCCCAATCCTTTTCAAATCTCATATGAGAATCTATTTGTAGTGTATAATCTTCTCCTCTATATTCTTGTTGAATTTTATTTCTAGCCCAACAAGTTCCCCTACTTTCTAAACACGGAACATCTAATATACGAAATCTATCATCTCCTCTCCACTCGTCTAGCTTATCAAACCCATCATCTTCGTGATACTGCCTACAAATACCTATTCTTAGATTTTGGGGGTTTTTAGAATTTTCTATCATATCTCTTACAGTTTTCTCTAATTCTGGATCTCTATAAGAGGCGATTTGCACAAATATTGTTGGATTTTCTAGGATCATATAATCTTTTTTTTTATAAATTATACGAATTTTCAGTGTGTAGTTTGTTATTTAAGATATAAAAAATATTCTCAAAAATATTCAAACATAACACATTATTTTGTATATATATCGAAATGCCAAAAATAAATAACAGTCTGGTCTTTTTGGAAATCTTCCTTCGGGAAGATTTTTTTTTGCCCGGTCCAAAAAAAAAATAAAGTAATAAACTTATGAAAAACACAAAAATTTATCACGAACTTGTTCAAAAAATGAGAGGTTTCTTTTTAGGAAAAGGATTCATCGAAGTTCCTGTTCAGAGCAGGCTTTCGATATTAGCCGCGTGTGAAAATCCACATTCCATCAAAACTTTTGAATACGGTGGTGAAATTTATCCTCTTCCGCAGACCGGTCAAATGTGGTTAGAATACGAACTACTCCAAAATCCAGAATGGCCTGGTGTATTTTGCATTTCAACTTCCTACAGAGAAGAGAAAAATCCAATACCGGGTAGGCACGATCTTATTTTTCCGATGTTTGAATTTGAATCTCATGGTGGTATGAAAGAGCTACTTCGATTAGAAGAAGAACTTTTAGAATCTCTTGGTTTTGGAAAGCCTTATGAACTTCAATACGAAGAGGCTTGTAGTGAATATGATACCAAAATTTTAGAAAACGAACATGAATCTAAAATGTGGCACGAAAAAAGTTCTTGTGTATCTCTTCAAAATTTTCCATTGAGAACCAATCCTTTTTGGAATATGCAACCAGGTCAAAACGATCTATTCAATAAAGTTGATGTTATACTCTATGGTCAAGAAACAATCGGATCTGCTGAAAGAAGTTCAGACCCTGACAGAATGAGAGAGATGTTCTATACTATCGAAGGGGGTGGATACGCCAAAAAACTTTTTGAGCTTTTTGGAAGAGAAAGAGTTGAAAAAGAGTTGGAAGAATTTTTATCACATAATTTCTTCCAAAGATTCGGTGGTGGTATTGGCATGACCAGATTAGCAAGAGCTTACATCTATCTTATGGGTGAAACAAAAGTTGAAAAAAGCTTAGAAACTGAGTTAGTTTAAATTTATTCTAAAAAGTGCTCCCGAAATGGAGCACTTTTTTATTTTTTTTGCATATGAATATTTATATATAGAAAAAAAAACAAATTTTATGAACCCTTACAAACAAAATTATGAAAGATTAATTGATCAAATTAAAAGACAAAATTCATCTATAACAGAAGATGAGGCTAGAAGAAGGGCATGGGTACAACATAATAATATCTTATTCGAAGCTGTATCACCTGGAAATAATCCAGTTGCAGGAGCAGCCGCTGGTGGAAGCTTACCAACACCTACACCCACACCTTCAATAACTGCTACTACTACACCAACACCTTCAGTTACACCTACTATAACGATTACATCGTCAATTACACCAACTATAACACCTACACCAACCAGAACTCCTACACCTTCAGCTTAAGTGTAATTTCAATGCTTCCTGATCGTATCCAAAAGAGCTAGGCCAACTCTTACATCTGAATCGAACATTCGTGTAAGGTCTCTTTCAAGAGATTTCCACTTATTGTTCGAGCAAAGATTAAAACACTCACTAAGCTCTTCGGTGTATTTATTCAATATATCTGCACTTTCACCTACTTGGCCGATATCCTCTATCATTCTTGTAAGTATGGTCTTAATCCTTTCTCTTGTAACATCCAAGCTATAGTCCTCGCTTTCGTTTAGAGGTTTAGAAAAGTCTAATCTTTTAATCTTTTTCATGTTATTTGGTTTATTTTGTCCAAATATATATTATTTCAAGATTCTGAGATTTTGGTATCTTTTCTAGAAGACCAAAAAAGTAGGCAAGATATTACGAAAACAAGTCTAGCTGGATTTCCCCAGTCCATTGGATTGAACTGCATACGAACGAAGCTTAAACAAAAGTAAAAACAAAGAGCGAAGATAAAGGTAGATTTAAGAGAGTTTTTCATAGAGTTATTCATTTTTTTTTTAAGAGGAAAATCCGATTTTCTTTGATCTTGATTTAATCTTTGGCTTTACCTTAAGACCGTTGAGACGATTTAGAGTATCTTCAAAGCTATTTCCCATAGCGATTACAGAAACTACAAGCTCTCTCATATGAGCTAGGCTGAGACCTTTGGTCTCTCTAACCCATTTATCAAGATCAATTCCTTTGAGATCTTCTTCAGTAAGCTTATTCACTATATAGCTACGTCTCACGTCGTCGTCTGGCATTGAAATTTCATACCTTCTATCAAATCGTGATGGGCGATTGGTGATACGATCTTCTAATTTCTCTGGATAGTTAGTCGTGGCGATATAAACAACATTATCTATTTGTTTTACACCATCTAAAATATTCAGTATCATCGAGGTCGAGTAACCACCTTCACCGGCAATCGCGTCGATATCTTCGAAAATAACAATAAGAGGTCGATTTCTTTCAATAACACGAAATGAACTTAGCATCTTATCATACATTTCTACTTGCTCTTCTTTTGAGATATTAATAACGATACCCCCCATTTTTTCAATCAGATAACGAGTGCAAAGTTGAATGATTCCACTTTTACCTGCGCCGGGATCTCCGTAAAGAAGAATGCCTCGTTTGTGAAGAAAACCATAACTTTTATATACTTCTGATCTTTGCCAAAACTTTTCGATATCTTCAATAATATCACTTAGCTCGGCACTTGGTAGCTGAAAAAGTTCATCAGTGTTGACTACTTTTTTCTCAAGATAAATACCAATTGAAGGATCGTATCCTAGTTCATAGAAACCAGGTGGAAGTGATTCAGTGGTAGGTGTCGTAGGAGAAAATTTGTTACCAGTCGTAACAGCCCATTGAGAAAAAGAATTTGATTTGGTCTCTGTGTTATCCCAAGAAACTCTAGGGTTAAGTGGTGAGTAAACTGGTTCACTAAAACCAAAATCCAATATGGTTTCGGCTTCTTGAAGAGTATAATTATTATCCATAGTCGATGTTGTATAGTATTTGTAAAAAAAGTTTATTTTTTCTAGATCTATGCAAATATACGGAAGTTTCTAATAAGATCAACTACCTCCTAAAAAAAACTTTACAATTTAATAAGAGTAGATAAAGCTTTAAGTTTTCCCGATATCTCTTCTAGTGAATGTATCAGACCGGGTTCACCCCTTTTACTAAACATTAATTCTATTTGAGAGGCGTGGTCTAAAACTTCTTTAAGTTGAACCAAAATTTTTTCATCGACAGAACCTTCCAAAAGTTTACAAAGATTTTGTGAGTGCATGGTAAGAACTCCACAATTTTGATGTGGATATTCATCTCTTTTGAGTTTTTCAGATGTGTCGAATATAACCTCGGATATTTCTAAGATTATTTTGGATAGATGATCTAACTTTTGAGTTTTTTCTACTTGATCTCTTTGAAAAAGATCAACAGACCATTTAATAAGATCGAACGCTTTGTCCCACATATTTTTCAACCTTATAGAGAAAATAGTATATAATGTTGATGAAACTACTAAATATAATCAAAAACCTTTGGATAGAATTGAAAATCGGAGTATCTCTCCTGTTTCTATCCCTATTTCCTTCTAAGAAATCAAGAGAAGAAATCATCGAACAAGCTCCGATGAAAAAACAACCTTGTGGTCCAAACTGCAAGTGTAATCCTCAAAACTAAAAAATAAAAAAATATAAATTATGGAACTTTTAGAAAGCCTACGGTGGAGATATGCCACCAAAAAAATGAATGGTCAAAAGATTGACAGGGAAACAACTGATAAAATTTTAGAGGCCGTAAGACTTGCGCCAAGTTCGTATGGTCTTACACCTTACCAGATTCTTCATATTCAAGATAGTGAAACAAAGTCAAAGTTATTACCAGGTTGTTATGGTCAATCACAGATTACCGATTGCTCGTCTCTTCTTGTATTTTGTGCTAAAACGAATATCGATGATAATACAGTTGATCACTTCATTAGATCATTATCTTCTTTTCGTGAGGTAGAACTTGAAAGTCTCTCGGGCTATCGCCAGGCTGTATCAGGTGCTATTAATGGTATGTCAAAAGAGGCTCGTGTTAATTGGGCTCATCGTCAGTGCTATATCGCTCTTGGATTCGGTTTAGTAGCTTCATCTCAAATGGGTGTTGATTCTACACCAATGGAAGGATTCAACCCACAAATGGTTGACCAAGCACTTGATCTATCTTCAAGAAATCTAACTTCTAGTTGTATTTTGGCTCTAGGATATAGAAAACCCGAAGAAGATTATCTTGTATCGGTCCCTAAGTTTAGATTTCCACAAGAAGAACTTTTCGTGACTATCTAATCTCAAACTCAGAGCATAAAAAAAACCACAACCAAAAGTTGTGGTTTTTTTTATGCCTGTAATTTTTTTTACTTATCTGTGTTGATATTACCTTGAATAGACCAGGCAAAATCTAGTTTTACATCCGATAAAAATAGACTGCTATCCATCATATCAATATACTGATTAGTAGTATATCCGTTTTTACCACTTAGAGTAGACAGTGCGTGGCAGGACATACAGTTGGTTTGCATACCATAAACAAAATCCGGACGAAATTTATTAGCTTGTTTAAATACTTTTGGCCCAAATCCACCTTCGAGATATGGGTTATACGAAATGATTGGCACACAACCCTTATCTGAACCACCTGTAACTGGTTGATTAGGCCAGACCATAGCATAGGCGGTGGATACTGCGTAGTGAGCGGCTGCTCCACGAAGCGAGGATGGTTTCAAACTAGCTTCAAATTTAGAACTAGGTTTTGGGGGATTTGATGGATCTGGTGCCCAGAAATAAGTTTGCCAAGTCCAATTCTTAAACTCTTTCGTTGTTACGTGCATCGCCACCAAGAGAATATAATCACCTTCAACAAATTGTCTAGATGGTGTGGTTCCAACATCTTGGTGTGAGTTAAGATAATCTGCAGCCTCTCTGTCTATTTTGTGATGAATAAAATCAGAGAGATTGCAAGTAGCTTGTGTGATTTGCTCGGGTGTTGCGGTATCACTAGTTACAGGAACTATGTTTCTTGATTTTTGTGAGTTTGAGGGATCTACATAAACCCAAGACTGCCATTGGTTGTATCTGTAAGCTTTAGCTGGTGATGGTTCTTGCCAAACAGGAACACGAATAAGACCACCTTTTCCTGGAACCCCGGCGTAGTAGGTAGGTTTTAGGGTAATAGCTGAATTAGGAAAATCCGGAATACTACCAAAACCATTTTCGACCGTGAAACTCTGAAGAGTAGATTGATTGAAAAGTTTATTTTGGGTTACAAACTTACTAGCTGATGGATCGTAGCAAACAGTTTCTAAAACTTGAAAGTTTGTATCTACTCCAGAGGCAGACGTAAGAAGAGCGGCGTGTGTGAATTGTCTTGGAACTTGAAGATCTGTTCTTGAGGTTTTCACCGATGTTTCATCAGCAACCTGCCCTTGTGCTGACATAGCAGCTAGTTCTTGAACCCCGTGCCAAGTTTCAAAGACTAAAAGTTTTTGACCTTGATAGGTTTGATTGGTAGGTTGTGTTAGACCCGCCCAAATACCCCAAGCGTGTTCGGTGATCGCAATAGTATCACGATTTTCAAGCCATCCGTAGATATTCATCGAATCTTCAGGAAAGTTGAATCCTTCTATTCCTAGATTTTGTGGGAAATCTACCGGTGTAATCGTATTATTTCTTTGACAAGAAAAAACACATACAAACGAGACAATCAGTGAAATGATGATTAGAGTTTTTTGTTTCATATAGATTTTTTTTATTTATTTTATGCAAAGATAGAAGAAAAGTCTATAAAAAGTGCTCAAATCCCTCATATTTAAAAAACTTTAATCGATAAATGTATAAAATATTAAAAAATATGGACATAACTGAAAATTTAGATGATATCTTAAGAGAATACTCAGATAAACATCTTTTACAATCTGCCGATTCACAAAAAGATGAGATTCTCTATCAAATATATCAAAACAAACCACACTCTATACACGATGTGATACCGAGTGAATTTTTCACTCGTTATGATAGCTATGACTATGTGTGGTCAAGAAATTGTTTCGAATGGTATTGGGCTTTAGGGAAAGTTATTAATCCTAAAAAGTTCCTAGAAATAGGTGTTCGTTTTGGATTTAGCTTTTTACCTACCATACAAACCAGTTCTAATCTAGAATATGCGCTAGGTTGGGATTTAGAAACCTATGGTAATAATCAAATAGCGAACGATAATATTTCAAGATACTATACCGGTTCGGCAAAGTGGGAAATCCAACATCTCGATTCTCAACTAGAAACAGAACTTCCTGATTTTTTTGATTTAGTTTCTATAGATGGGTGTCACGACTACGAATGTAAAATACATGATTTGAAATTATGTATAGGTCGTTGTGGATATGTAATCTTAGATGATTATGATTACCACTCAGAAGTAAGAAGATCAACTGATTTTTTTCTATCTAATTACGCAGAACATATCGAATGGAACGCATATATACCCACATTCAGAGGCTCTCAACTTATAAAGTTCAAATGATGAACAGCATAAATCTATGAAAATAAAAAAAAATCAGCCTCATGACAAATAAACTTAGTATCATTTCTGCTTTTTATGATACTCTAGATGTTAAATCTATTTTGGAGAATCTACTAACGAGTTCTGATACGCTTAATATCACTGTTAGTAACGACTTATTCACGGATCCGAGTCCGGGTGGTATAAAGAAATTGAAACTAGAGATAAACTACGAAAATCAAATCCATCTTTTGGAACTACCTGAAGGATTAATTTGTGAACTGCCTCATGATTTAGAAGATTTAAACACCAAGATAGATTTGATGTATATCTCTCGTGAAGAGTTTATAAAAAGACTGAATCTCAATGGTTTGGGTATAGAAATAGGTGTACAGCAAGGTAGATTTTCCAAATTTATTTTAGATAATTCGAATTTACATCTTGTTGTATTAGATGCCTGGAGACACTTTGAAACAGGATATCCAGAAGGGGGTAATGTACAAGACCATCAGCACTTAATATATTTAAATGAAACTCTTTCAGCTCTACAGAGTGAGCACGAGGGTAGGTTTACCCTGATGAGAGGACTTTCTCAAGTATCTCATACTTTTTTTAAGGATGAGTTGTTTGATTTCATATATCTTGATTCGAACCACACGTATGAGTTTGTTCTTCAAGAACTAGAAAATTGGTGGCCAAAACTCAAACCAGGTGGTATGATGGCTGGTCATGATTTTGTTGATAGAGATGTGGCTTTCGGTGTAAAATCAGCGGTCACCAATTTTTTCAGGGAAAAGAATATGAAGGTAAATGTTTGTGATTCTGGATGCTGTCCTACTTGGTTCATTGAAAAAATATAAGTTTTATGATAGAAAAAATTATACATCAAATCTGGGTTGGTCATTATGATATACCTCAAAAAGAAAAAAAATTATCTCAGGATTTCAGAAGTGCACATCCGGATTGGGAATATTATTTTTGGTCAGACGATAATTTACCAAAAATACCGGATCATTTGAAGGTCATGTATGAAACCATGTATAATAAAAAAGATTATGTTTATTGTGCGGACATGATTAGATGGTTGGTTGTGTTGGAATATGGTGGTTGGTATTTAGATATAGATTGGGAAGCCATTCAAAGTTTGGATACCTGCGTTTTACCTGAAAGAGATGGTATTGTTTTCGGACATTTTGGTGGTGGCGAACAATGGTTAAACCACAAAATAGGTGTGGGATGGACGGGTATAGATCATACAGTAACAAACAACGTATTTGGTTTCAAAAAAAATCATCCTATGGTCCAATTTGTAGTAGAGAATATTTATGTTGATTTGAACTATCTCAATCCTCCCTACTCACCACATTGGACTGGTGAATTAATAAAAAAATACCTAGGATTACCCTTTCATTTTACCGATGACGTCTGGGAATATCATCACACCATGCAGAAAAAATTAGATGAACATAATATCGAATATGGGGATTATAATACGTTTAATCCTAAAATAGCAACTCATCATGCCCTATATGCTTGGTCACATGAAAATAAAATTAAATTCGAACAAGGCTTAATCAAATGAATATACTATTATTAACCTCATGTAATAGAATAAAACAAGTTCTACTTTCTCTTTCTATAAATGCGCAAATTATTCAAGAAAAATTTAGTGTTGTAATTGCCGATAATTCAACACCAGCACAATCAGCTGAGGAAATGTGTAGAATACACGATTGGGATGATCCCTATAATGTAGTAAAACCACATAATTATTGCGCTGATGTAGAATTGCTCTACTCTGCTAGTCAATATTTTCCAGAAATAGAAGAATTCAAAGTTATACATACTACACCTAGACTTATTAAACAAAGAGGTGAATCCACATTAATTGGTTTGGGTTTGATGCAAGCTTCTCTTATGGGTAATAGACAACAAACCAACAATCAGAACTTTTGTTTAAAATTGACTGGAACATCTATTCTTAAGCAAGATATATTAAGCCAACTACCTAATATGTTAGAAAGACATAGTGTAGTCACTTGGCATAGAGCAAATATAGGTGGATACGAAAGATCTACTCGTATTTTTGGATGTAGGCCAGATGAAATGTCACAAATAATCTCAAGACAAGGTTGGCGTGAATGGTGTGATGATGATCCATCAGGTATTCTAGAACAAAGATTTGCTAGAATAATTTCAAATGAGATTCCCGAGAAAATTTTTTATACGGGTCTTGATGAATCAGGATTTTTATTAGAAGGAGGATGTGCACTTCCACAATCAACCGGTAGGCAAACAATTCAACAATTTATTGAAGAGCGGAACATTGATACAAACAGAACTCCTTGGTTACAACAATTTGTAAATGGTGAAATTTGGTAAGTAAATTCAGTTATTTTTACAAATACATTTATCTCCACAACAACCACCTTTTAGTTCTCTCCTTTGACTAAGTAAAGTAAGTATAATTGTTGAAACTCCTAAAAGAATGAGAGTTAGTGGAAGAATGACCATAACAAAATAATTTTTTTAGTTATATATTAATATATTTGTGGTATATCTTCCCATTTGGTTGTGTATCTAGGTGAAAGAAACTCCATTTTTGTTTGCCAGTTTCTTCGTTCAATTTTAGGGAGAGGTGTAGGTTGAACGTTATCTACGAAAATATTTTGTACCTTTATATTATCTGGTATAAGATCCTTTAAACAGACGCCGGCTTTTGACCAAAGTTTAAGAGGTATTTCTTCTAGAAATTCTTCTATTTGTGACCAAATAATTTCCGGATTATTCGATGGAACATCAAGACGAATATCACGGTGCCAGGTAAAATAATCCTCGTCAAAACGATTGGTAGATACAAAAACCGACACTCGTTTAGTTTGAAGATTTTCTCTAGATAAAACTTTACATGAACCTTCTAAAAAGAGGGATAAACTATCAAAAATCTCTGATTTTCTCCAAACACTTGTTCCAAAACTTCTAGAGTAGGTAACCATCTTTGGTCTTTTGAACTTATTTGTAACTGGGTGAATATATTCTCCCTTAAGTTCGAGAAGAGTCTTTAGACCAGTAATATTGAGTATTCCCTGAGCTTGAAGATTTGATAGTTTCTTAAAATCTTTGACTAGAAAAATATCACAAGAGTTTAATTTTTTAGACCATTTTCTTCCTATACCCCAAACTTCATCAATCGGTAAATTGTCTAAATCAGTTAAGTTAGATCCTTGATAATAAACACCACCATATTCTTTAACATTCTTGGAAATAAAGTTACAAAGTTTAGCTAGAGTTTTATTTTGACCACAACCAATAGATACCGGTATTCCTACCCACCTTTGAATAGTCTTTTTTATTACTTTAAGATAATCTAAAATATCTCTGTCATCAACATGAGAAAGATCAATAAAACTCTCGTCAATAGAATAGTTTTCAACTAGTGGTGAAAATTGAAGAAGAATATTAGCTATTCTATCTGAGATATCTCCGTAAAGATTGTAGTTAGAAGAATACTTATGAATATTATTTTTTACCTCTTCGTCTAATAAAAAAAGAGGCTGACCCATTTTAATACCAATATCTTTTACCTCTTGAGATCTTGCGATAATACACCCGTCGTTGTTGGAAAGCACAACGGTTTTTTTTCCTTCTAGTGAAGGATTAAATACTCTTTCACAAGAAACATAAAAGTTATTAGCATCTACAATAGCTACCTTTCTAGATTTGTTATTTTCCATAAGATTGTTCCCCATAATTTTTCAGGATTAATATTCATAAATTGATCAACTCCAAGTTTATCCTCATCTGTATAAACCACAAGACTATCTTCTTTTGGTTCTACGCTTTTATCTATTAAAAGATAGTCTCCTTTTTTTAGGCCAAGTTTATCTTCACCTTGCCATAAAAAATAAAAAGTAGAATAAATATTTTTAACCATTAGTTCGTTGAGATCGAGACGCTTATCTACATAATCTCTAGCCGGTGAGCTAAATCCGGTTGTTTGTGTTGATATTTTTAGCTTGTCTTCTATTTCCATAATTTGTTTTTGTATAGAAAAGACAAATATATGAAACTATTTTCTAAATAAAAAGAACTTGAGGATATTTTTTTAGAAGTTTATATCCCATTTTTACTTTTGAATCCAGTAGTGGTATAGAGTAGTCAACAATTTCCGATATTTCTTCCATTTCTGGTATATCTTCAACATCTTCACGAATGATACCTCTTTGAAAAGAAAATCCAATCATTCTTCCCACAATAAGACTTTTTTTTTTTTTTAGATCTTCACGAAAAATTTTCATAGATCCGATAAGTCTCTCTGTTCTAAGTAAATAAGGACTCAGTCTAAAAAGTGAATAACTTTTATCGATATCACTTAAATACTGTAAGAGCAGGTAATTTTTGTGCTCAAAATCAATCGGTGGCTCGTAAAACCAAGTTTCTTCTAAGTTTGCCATGATGATGAATTTTTTTTTGTATATATAAACTTAGTTCCGTATCTTTGATACAACAAATACAACCAGGAGAGATGGGTGAGTGGTTAAAATCGGCTGTCTTGAAAACAGTTGTACCGAAAGGTACCGGGGGTTCGAATCCCTCTCTCTCCGCAAAAAAACTTAGCAGGTTTAGGCCAAAAAAAATAAAAAAATATGGAAATAACTTATTTTGTTCTAGGGGCGCTTTCAGTTATAACAATTGCTTCGGTTGTTGGTGTCGTTAGGATTAGAGTTGAAATGAAAAAAATGGTGAGTGATCAGATTTTAAAAATAGAAAATGTGTTGTCTGAAAAAATATACCATGAGTTTTCAGAAAGATCAAAGGAGTTCGACAAACTTCATACCTTAATAGGAAAAAAATCAGAAGAGATGTATTCTTACATCGATTCAAAAATAGATAAACAATTCAACTGGTGTCAGAAAAATTTTGATAATATTTCTAAACAGAAGAGTGGAAAATAATAGATAAATTACCTATATTTGCTAAGTTTTTAAGCGGGAGTAGCTCAGTTGGTAGAGCGGCAGCCTTCCAAGCTGCAGGCCGCGAGTTCGAACCTCGTCTCCCGCTCAGTTAGAAGGATTTTTGTAAAAAAATTGAGATTTAGTATAGAGACTAGACATTTTTACCTAGTATCTTTCTTATATGATTTTCCAAAATTTCAAAAGATTTCTCATATTTTTCTATGTGTATATCTTCTAAATACATATAATCATCAATTAAGAAACCTTCACTATCAAGATAAGGCCCAGTCCAGTCTAAAAAAGAAGCATTTTCCAAGAAATGAATGTGTCTAGACCAGAAATTATTGTAAATAGAAAAAACTTTCAATCTTTGTTCATCGGTTGAATTCCAAAAAACTTCCCGCCTATTTTCTGGTTTTATGTTATGCTCTCTAAAAGGCGGAACAATCGAACAAATCATAAAATGATTGTCTCTATATACTTCTCTGAGCTGTTTTAATTTGTAAAAAGTCTGAAAAAGTGTAGCATAAATACATTCTTCGATAGGAATATTTTTAGTGTCTGATGCTTTGAAGACACCCTCTCTAAAATCATAAGTTCCAAAATTGAAACCCAAAATATCATTTTTTTCGACCGGAAGTAAATTTATATAACCATAAAAATCCCCAGACCAGAAAGTATGAGAACTAACACCATAATGTGCGTGTCTTACAAATTTAAGACCAGCTACTGAGTCTATATTATGTGAATGATCTCCAAAATTAGTCCATGAGTGTGAATCCCCGATCAAATAAAACCTAGGATCATTCCACGGGAAATTTTTCTGAATTCCTCTTTTTGACCAATGCTTTCCATCATTTCTGAATTCTTTTTCCTCTATTATTTTTTGAGTTACAACATCTTCAAATTGAATAATAAACCCACCCTGTAATCCTAGAACTGGATCCCTTGTGTGACCTTTCAACCAGAAATTAACCCAGTAACTATTTTCTGAATTACATCCAAGCTCGATTGGATCTACAAAAGCAAATGGTCTTCTAAAAAAAGGATCTAATAGCCTCAACCTTATAGGTCTAAGTTCAGCAAAACCCTCACTGATCGAAAATTCCACAAACAACTCGTCTGCTTGATAAGCTTTCTCAAAATCTATACGTAATATATTTATTTGCATTGATCTAGGTATTTGTCTTTGTGGAAAAATAAAAATCCCGAGTGAACAGGTTTTTTATAATTTTTATGTGATGTCTGGCTATTTTTTCTGGTAAAAAATTTTCTCAATACTATATCTATTGTGTTTCTTCTACTAATTTCGTAAAAATTAGATGAGAAATTTATTTTTGCTTTTCCTTCTCTAAATTCAAAAAAGAAATAATTTATCATAAATATTACTTCTGATTGTATATAAAAAAATCCTTTAGGTTTATGAAACCATTGGATTATTTTCATATTATAAACCAAGTATAATATAAATCAATAATATCACTAAAATACTAGAAACTATTATTGATTCGGTTTTGGATACTTTATCGTCACCACCTGCCATTTTTTGGTATATTTTTTTAGAGAGTTTTAGTTATTTCTATCATTATACCTGCCGATCCGACCGAAATATCATAAGTACTGCATCTGTTGTCGTTGATGAATCCGTAATTTTTAAATCTAAAAACAATCACCTCTTCATTTCCTATCCAAGAATGTATTGAATTAGTAGCGTAGTCTATACTAGGCTTAATGAGCATTCCATTTCTCCAATTTGGTCCAAGATCTGCTTCAAACTCTTCTGGTCTAATTAATATAGTCATAGATGGATTATATATGTCCTAGCTCTTGATGTTTTAAAACATACCAATTTTTTTCCACAACTCAAATTTTAGAATTAAGCTTTCGTTTATATCAACACGAGCACTTTTCAAATCTTCTTCTCTTATTATATGAGCTAGAATTTTTCTTCTACCTTGCCATTTCAGTTTAGCAACTCTATGAGAGCCATCGATTATCCATCCCTCTTCACTTAGCAAAATAGGATAGGATGTATTTGATTTTCCTACTCTTTTTGTAAAACGAATAGTTGGATTTTCTAAGTTCTTAAGAAAGTTTCCCTCTTTGGTTTCAAGATCTTTGTTTTTGTCTATTATTTTTTTGATCGACACAAAAGATGGCTCTCTATCTTGAACTACTCTAAAAAGACTATCTACGGAATATTTACCTTCTCCGTCTTCCCAAAATCCATGAGGATAACTTTTCATATCATCTAACTTTTTTGGATAGGGTTTTCAATCCTCTTTTTCTCTTTTTTCTAGCCTGACAGTGAGCTTTTTGAGAGAAACCTTTTGGATTTTTACAATCGATGGATTTTTTATATTTCATCGTCCATTTTTCTAGAAAAGATTCCCAATTGAGTAGATAAACATTTTGCATAATACGTATATATAAATTATGTCTATAATAAATTTTTTGAGAACTTCTGATGGTATCAAAGTAGAAATATCAGAATCTATAAACTATATATTAGATCGAAGTGAATTTCCACTCAGTTTTGTTATTAGAGATTGGATTAGTGGTGAGATTTCATATCAATCAGAACTATGGGGTAACTGGTGGAGTTTTTATGATAACTACTCTTTTAAAAATACTTATGTATATACAAAATCCGGCAAACTTTTGAAAGAATTTACGTTCAGACCGGATGTAGATGGTGGGGATATAGAAGAGTTTTTTAATATTTGGGTTAAATCAAAATCTAGATCAAATGGACTAGTTCTAGGAGCAGGCACTGGAAGATGGGGTGAGTGGCTTTTGCCAGTTTTTAATAATGAATGTTTTGTAGTACTAGTAGAAGGAGACCCCATCAATCAAGAAATATTATTAAAAACACACAAAGACAGGAAAAATGTTAAAATAGAAAATTGTGTTGTATCATCAACTGATGGTCTTGTTAATTTTTGGATAGCACCCTTCAACCAGGTGAGTTCTATGGATAAAAAAGTTGTAGAAAAGTTTTTTCCGGGTGTTGATATAAATCCAATATATGTTCCGTCCTTTTCTATAAATTCTATAATAGATAAGCATTTTGATAATGATTTGGATTGGATCAGAATTGATATTGAAGGAAGTGATCACGATGTTATTATGTCGATCAGACCGGATATTTTAATAAGATTGAAAATGATGGTTTATGAAAATATGAATATAACATCTGAACAAATTTTCCAAATAAATGAAAGATTAAAAAATCATGGTTTCAATAATTTTTTGAATTTTGGTATAGATACAATCTGCTTGAAAAATAATTAGAAAATTTGAAAAATAATTTCTATCTTTGCTAAAGATATGAGACACGAATCACAAAATATTTTCTTCATAAGTGATCTTCACTTAGGTCACACGAATGTTCTACGTTACGATAACCGACCATTTGCGAATGTGGATGAAATGCACAGCACTCTTGTAGAAAGATGGAACTCTGTAGTAGGTGATGACGATATCGTGTATTTTTTGGGTGACCTTTTTTTCTCTAGAATAGATACTGCGGTGTGGTTCCTAAACAATGTTCGTGGTAGAATATCCTGTGTTCTTGGCAATCACGATAGAGAAGATCAAATACGAAGACTAAGAAGATTCGAGAATATCTATCCCTATGGTGTAGGTATCGATATTCGGGATGATAATTCTCCAGAGCTCAGAAGAAATCAGGGTTACCGACACGTCGTTCTTTCACACTATCCTATCTTAAGTTGGAATAGAGCTCACCACGGAAGTTTTCACCTACACGGTCACTGCCACGGAAATCTACTTAGAACAAATCCTGATTATTACAGAGGAAGGGTTATGGACGTTGGATGTAACTTGATTGATTATACTCCAATATCATTCAATCAGGTATCAGAGATTATGAGAGAAAGATCATCTTATCACCACCACTAGAAAACGACTGAATCTAGTCGTTTTCTTTTATCACCATGAATAGACCTTTATCTAGGGTGAAACCGTTGTTTAGGAAATGTTTTAGACTAGAAACATTACAATGAGCTATGAGTGGTTTTCCGAGTTCCTTTACTTTCATATTTCTGTATTCCCAAAGTAACTTGTAGATGCCTTTACCTCTGTGCTCTTCAACTACATAGGCGTGTCCTAGATAGATGTGGTTTGGGTGTTCAACATACGAAACCACACCAACGAGCTTATCTCTGAAATAAGCACCTTGGTAAGTAGCCGATACATCGAGTATATCGGGTTTGAGATGTGAAAGTTCTCTTTCAACTTCTTCAAACTTCGTAGTTCTTATTTCCACTTTTGAAAATTGATAAAATTTTATGTCGATAGTTTTCGATTTGCGTCATAGCAAACCATTTACCTACAACTGAACCAGCTACATAAAACAATATAATAAGAGTATCACCTTTGAGAAGGTTTTCAATAGAGTAATACACCGAAATTAAACTAACTAAGTTTATTAGAATGGTATTGATAATTAGACCACGTGTTTTGTTTTCATAGGTAAGTTTAATCTCTAAAACTTTACCTACATTGAAAAACATTTGTGATAAAAATACTAATAAATAGATCATACTCTATATATTAGTATTTTTTTTATTTAAATTTTTATCCATTTCCTACCTGTTTCCAGGCGAAAACTACCTAAATAAGGTTTATTCCACTGGTCTGGTGAAATAAGAGAAAGAAATGGTTTTTCTTCTCTTGATAGATAAAGATGATAAATCTCACCGACAATAGGCTCAAAGTTGAAATGTGATTGATAGACCTGTTGAGTCCATTCGGTTTCTTCTAAAAGTTTAAGGTATTCCCTTTTTATTTCTTCCCACTTAGCTGATATTTCTTTATTAGCTTTATGAATGTTTTGAGATTTCCAACTTGTTAGATCAATAGGCTCTATTCTTGGAGCCGAAACACTATTTCCGTAGGGTAGAAGTGCTGGATTTTTTTCTTGAGAATCCATATCTACTTAATCCTTATTATAGCAGAGAAAATTTTGATCCTCTGTTTGAATAAGAACTTGTGGTCTTGGTGATTTTTCGACTCGACCTATTTTTCTAGCATCAACACCTAAAGATAACGCCCTATCAATCAGTATCTCACTATCTGAATCTGGAAGATAAACCTCTAGGCGGTGACCCATGTTGAAAACTTGATAGAGCTCCATTTCACTACTACCCGATAGAGTTTTTATTAATCTGAACAGGGGCGGAAGTGGAAAAAGATTATCTTTTACTACCTGAAGTCCTTCTAAAAAGTTTAATACTTTTGTTTGACCACCACCAGTGCAGTGTATCATACCGTGGATATCTAAACTTTTTTCTCTTAGAATAGGTGCTAAAACTGGAGCGTAAGTTCTTGTTGGAGAGAGCACAAGTTTTCCGGCGTTGAGTGGTGTATCTTCTACTTGGTCCAACAAGTTCATTTCACCTCTATAAACCAAGTCTTCAGGCATTTGCGGATCGAAAGTTTCAGGATAATCTCTTTTGATTGTTCGATTGAAGATATCGTGTCTAGCAGATGTCAATCCGTTTGAGCCCATACCACCGTTGTATTCCCCTTCGTAAGAAGATTGACCAAAAGAACAAAGACCTACAACTACGTCACCTTCGTTAATTTTTTCATTCGTAATAAGATCTTTCTTTGGCATACGAGTTGTGAAAGTCGCATCAACTACTACGGTTCTAACGAGATCACCTAAATCTGCTGTTTCACCACCACCGTGAATAATTTCGATGCCGAAACTTTTCATATGTTCAATAAAATCAAGAGTTCCACCTATAATAGCTTCGAGAACTTCTCCGGGTATTAGCCTGGAGTTCCTACAAATAGTAGATGAAAGAAGAAACGGTCCGGTCGATCCAACACAAAGAAGATCATCTAGATTCATCACAAGTGCATCTACGGCGATGTTTCTCCAAACACTCAGATCTCCGGTCTCTCGCCAATAAGCATAGGCAAGGGAAGTTTTACTTCCCGCGCCATCTGCGTGGATTATAGAACACCACTGGGGATCTTGCCCGAGATAATCGGGTAAGATCTTACAAAATGATTTAGGATATAAACCCTTATCTAACCCCTTGATAGCTCGATGAACTTCGTCTTTTGTGGGGGAAACACCGCGTCGTAGATATTCACTCATACTTTATTATACTCAAAATTTTGATTTTGATGTATCAAATAATAACCAATTTCTAAAGTATCTACACCAAAAAATCTTGGACCTAACCATTTATCACGATTCGATATTTGTTCTTGAGACATCGATGTATGTCCGAAAACTTGTATAAAGTGATCTTTGATAAGAGATTTATTTCGAGTATTAGACTTTAGTAGTGATGACGGTCTTATCCAAACAGGTGATTGTCTAGGATCATCACCATAAGGATCGAATCCCGAAAATCTAAAACTTCTAGGCCTATATCTAAAAAGTTCATTTATCTTATCTGCCAAATCATCAAAAGACCAACTATCACCAAAATTTTCATCCATCCATACGGGTGACACCCCAGCGTGAGTCGCTATGACATTATCAAAACGATAGATCATTTGAAGGAGATTATTATTTTCAGATAGAATACTGGATATATCAAACTGAAAACCAGGTTGAAAACCAGAATATTTTTGACCAATATTCATATAATGAAGATCGTGATTTCCAACTAGTAGAACTACTTCTTTTTCGGAACTTTTAGCAAAATTACAGATCTCCTTAAAGTTATGGATTTGATCAATACCCGGTATATCAAAACTATCAAAGTAATCACCTACGAAAATAACGCGATCGTAAGATTCTTTAGAAACAATTTCTTTCCAAATATTTCTTCCGTGTATATCACCGATTATAATCGTTTTCATATTTTTAGTAGTTTAGTGTGTGCTTATTACAAGTTGTTTCAATTACGTGAAAAATATCTTTTGGTAGAATAGTTTTCAATTTTGTCTCTGAAAAAAATTCTCGACCTGTAATATCAACATGCGAAGTAAGAAAAAAGTTCGCCTTCTCAATTAGCGAAGCTGAAAGGCAATTGGTGATTTCTGAAACTAAATAATAGTTTTCTTCCATATTTCAATTTACAGGGATTGTTTCATTGAAGTAAAACTCATCGATTTTCTGTAACTCTTCATCAGAAAGAGTATTCATCAAATCAGTTAGCATTTCAAGGCTAAATCCATCGATTTGACCAAAATGAAGTAGTTGAAGATCAATTCTTTTTTGAAGTTCAACCGCACGGGACACCTTAGCTAGATTCATATATATTTCTTTGTTTAGTGTAGCAAAGATAATAGAATTTTGGTGAAAAAGAAAGTTTTTTTACTCAACACCGAAATGTTTCTTTAATAGTTCTTGTGCTGCTTCTTTAGTCTTAGCTACGTATTTAACTGAACCTGAAGTTCTTAAAATACCAAGACTGGTATAGAGTTTGAGCATCTCGGTCAAGTCTTTCTGAAGAAGATTGATGCCCTGTAGCTTACAAAGAGCCGTGATATTCTTAATATTATCAAGTTTATCATTCATTTTAGCTTCTGGAGTTATCATCGCATCTAAAATAGAGTTGTAAAGATACCATCTTTGGAAATTTGGATCTTTTTCAAGTCTTTGACGATATTCATTATAGCTTCTAAACTTATAATACTCGTTGAAATAAACACCTGTAATAATCAGGAGCTCAATAATTGTAGAAAGAATAATAAAGAATAATGTATTGGATTTATTCTGCTTTTTCTCTTCACCGGTTTTAGAAAGTATTCTATCTTTTAACTTTTGTATTTCTGAATCTCTTTCTAACTTTGTTTCTTTGAGTTTGGCTTCTGTAGATACAATTTCTGAACGAATAGCAGCTTTTTCACCTTTCAAGTCACCTATACGCTGACGAGTTGAACGATTTTGTGGAATAGCAGCTAAATCAGTTTGCTCTCTATCTTTTTCAGCTGATATACCTTTGAGACTATCAATCTCACTCTCAATTTTAGATATTTTAGTTGAATAAAGAGTAGTGAGTGAATCTTCTACACTCTGAACTTTCGTTTCTTCAAGTTGAACGATCTCTTTTTCTTTTGATGAAAACTCTTTAGCACCATTGATAGTAGCGTAAAAAGACATACCGAAAAGAGAAAGACTAAAAATAAGTAGTGGTAAAATTTTGTTTGATATTATTTTTTCTTTGAGATAGGCTATTGTAAATTTATCAAAAACTTCTCTTTTAAGAAGCTCAAGACCGATAAGCATTACCACCGAGGCCGCACCGGCGAAAAATAGGCTACTAATCACCGTTGAAGATATAATCTTTACAAGCAAGAAGTAGGCTAAAAAAATAGATGAGATATGCCCGAAAATACTCATAAAAAACATCAATTTATTGATGTTTTGGTAGTTTTTGTAAAAATCGTTGTTTTTTACTTTTTCTTCAAGTTCTTTGTATTCTGATATTTTCATGATTTTGTTTTAATTTTTCCAAAGATTCTTTCACCTAGAGTAAGTCTTCTTGCTCTAAGATTTTTCAGATCATCCTCCACTTGAGATAGTCTTTGGTCACATCTCTGTGAATGTTCCCTATTTTCTATAGTGATCATTTTTAGTTTTTCGATTTCGTTTTCTTTTTCTTCTAATACCCTACGAAGACCTTCTCTTTTAAGTTTTTCCTCTTTAAGATGATACTGCATCCTTTTGAGTAAAAACTTGAACTCTTCTCTGGATAGACCTTCTTCAAAGTCAGACCACATAAGAAAATCAAGAACTTCTTCTCGGGTATTTCCAAATATCATTTATATATATTCTTTTTTAAAATCCCATGGATTTTTCATAGTTCTTATTGCGGATAATAGTAGATAGAGGTGTTGGTCGAGTGAATTTAGAAGTCTTACCTAGAATTTTTGCTAAGTTTGTTGCTCTTTTTGGCTCTAGATCTTCTAGCTCAAGAATAAAATCAACATGCAAATGTTTTTCTATTTGATGAATCAATCTTGAATCTTCTAAAATAATTAAAAAGTGAATATCTAAAATCCCTTTGAAAAAACCAGATGTAAGATTCTGTATAGTAGAAAGTAGTAGAGATGGATTTCTACCTGGAGAATCAAATAAAGTATCTAAACGGTCTAAAATTATTAGTGAAGATTCAAGTGTATTACAAAAACTAGGAAACTCAGGACTCGATAGACATAATTCAACTATAGAAGGTGGTAGATAAATAGTATCTCCATCAAACTTTTCCCACAAAGATCTAGATAGATTCGTTTTACCACTACTTGGACCTCCAACAATCATAGAAACGGTTTGATTCTTTTGAGATAATAATTCAAGAAGATTCCTGTAACCAGATTCTACAGATGTTGAATAAAACTTCCAAAGGTTTTTCCAATCAACTTTTGGTATTTCAATATCTTCGAGTGTGAATCCAGTAGCAGGTGAAAGTGATAAAAAACAAGCTCTCTTTACCGGTTCTTCTAGCTCGATATCTTGCTGGGTTGAAGATTTTAAAATACTACTACAAAGCTCTTCTATACTCTCTTCCGATCTATCAAGATAATAAAAAGTAAATATTGGAACTAGAGTTTCTTGATCCTTTTTTTCAAGGTATTGATAACCAAGAACAAGTGATTCATCCAATCTAACAACTCTTTTTACGTGATTTTCTTCTTCAGTAGTATCGAAAAACTTTTCATCTGATACTATAAATATATTATATTTAGATAGAAGTTCTTCGATAGGTTCAATAGAAAACAATCCGCTATAACCTTTTTTAAGAGGTTTTTTCCCTAGAAAATTCCAAACTAACATACTCTCGTTAGTAAGGTAATCTTCTGAAGGAAAGTTTAAGTTGAGTGGTGTATTTATATAGGTCATTATTAGATCTGTGGTCCTTGTATTTCAAATGGATTCACTTCTACTTTTTGTGGCATCGCTTCAGAGGGAAGTGTATGAGGATCCTGACCTTGAAGCTTTTGATTTTCAATCATTTGTTCTAGGAAGTTTTTTTGCACCTTCTGAAACTGATTTTTAGCTTCTGCAATTTTTTGATTTCTTTTCTGAACTTTTTTACGATGTTCTTTGGCTTTCTTTCCCATAAATATTTTTCTTGATTATAAGAAAAACAGAGAAAAAGTTCAATCTTCTGATGGATTGGATGAAACTTTAAGGTTGAAATCACTTACTGGTGTGAATGAAAAACGAGCTCTTAGTTTTTCTGAAAGATATCCGGTGAATCCTATACTTATCTCTAGATCAAGAAGTTTTTTTCTTTTTAAGAAAAGTTGAACTAAAAACTTGAAATCACCATCTGTCTGTGTATCGAGTGAAGTAAGATTAACGTGGTAATCAAACTTAATATCTAGATCTTCGTAACGCTCTCTAAAGAAAGATCTACTTGGAACGTGAGTAAAATCATCACCTTTTTTTCCAACAAAGATAACATCTCTTTCAAGACATCCTAGTTTTTCAACTATTGTTTTAACAAACTTCATTTTTGCTACCCCTTTAGCGAGTTTCATGCCTGATTTGAGTCTTGAGATATCTTGACGATTATGACGAGTTAAGGATTGTGTTAAGGTATGTTCGAGTATTCTTGAGTTTAAGATGATTGATTTTGCACGTATCCATTCAGATCTGGCAGATTTGTAATCAGAAAGAGCACTTTCTCCGTTTTTCCATATCAAGTTGATAAGATCAGAAAACCATACTACATTTTTATCGAACTCACGAAGATATTCACCTAAAATTTGATATCTCTTATCAGAATGTTTGATATTGAAATATCCAAACCAATCAAGAGTGGGTATTCTATCAGGCGCGATAAACTTCTGTATATGAGCTTTGTTATTTGAGGTGGCGTATTTGTAGATAATACCAACAAGTGTTTGAACAAGTTTATTCCATCCTGCGATATAACTCTCTGAATAAAGATTACTTACTTCTTTAGGTATAATTTGATCTGTAAAGGTCTGAAAAGAAGAACTTTTGGTAGCTGAAAAGTTTTTATCTAAAAAGAGTGAAAACTGACGACCATCTACTAACTCTACTACTAGATCTTCTGAGAAATCTTTTGTTTTATTAGGTCCAATCCAATAAACACAAGAGACCATCTGGGGCGTTAGCTTGTCAGGTAGAATAAGTTTATCACAAATATTTCTACTACAAGTCCTAGAATCAGATATCACACCGAAATCATTCTCGAAAGAAAAATCTACACCCTCAAAAAGAGAGTTTATTTTGGATATTTCGGTATCTTCTTGACATTTATCTTCAACAAATTTTCCTAGTTTCAATCTGTTTTTATTTAGAAGTAAAGATTTCAAGTCTGTAAGATAAATCGATGAATTTTCAGTATATCGAGCTCTAAGACCTAGATCAAGGATTTTATCTAGGAATTCTGGGTTGATAATACACATCGCAACCGATATTTCCTTCACGATATTCTTATTCGTATAGGTAGTTTGGGATAGAGATTCTAAAAAAAGTTCAAAGTTGCTAAGCATAATAGAATATATATATTAAATCTATTTATGAAAACATTACTCGGCTACCAAGATTTTTTAGAAAGTTTAGAAATAAACCTTTCTACTGATATTATCGATCTAAATGAAAGTCTTTCTGTTCTGCATGAATTGGTTCTTGACGCGCTTTCGAAAGAAGATATTGACCTGATTGAAACGTTTAACCTTATAGAATCACAAATATCTACTGATAATTTAGAAAATCTTCTAGATGATCCTTTCTTTCTTAATTCTCTTCGTTCGATAGGATTGAAAAAATCACAACTACAAAATACAGACGATTATCAAACTTTCTTGAAAAGAACGATGAGATTTTGTTTTATTTATCCAATAGAATCAACCGATCTCGAAGAACCTCTCTATATTATCTACCAGGTTTGGAACGAACCTCTCGAAAAATGGGATGAAGTTCGATTAAGAAAACTTCAAAATGAAGTAAAAAAGTTTTATGATAAGCTAACCTCTAAAACTATCGAGCTCTCAAATACCGATTCGAGGTGGATTTATTATACATCCAATGCAAATGAGTGGTATTTACAAAATCTTGATAAGTTAGATAAAGATTTTAAAAAAGTTCTAAAGAAAGACGATTTAGAAAATTTAATCAAAACTAAAGGTCTTTTGGTAAAAATAATATAAAAAAATTTATATATACATAAAATAAAAAAATGTTGAAAAAATTCTCTAAAATAACAGGAGTTCAAGTTGGTGAAAAGGATACCAACGAAACTGATTTCACTGGACCATCTCACCAAGAGGTTTTACAGACAAAAGTCCTCTCTATGATAGATGACTTTTTGAGAATTCGTTCAGTTGGAGCTGCTAGAAAATCCATATTACCCCATGTTATAATCGATGGAAAAGAAGATCTAGCCTCAGCAATTGTGAATTTGATTCTACAAGGAGAAAATCCAAAAGATAAATCTCAAACAGGCGATAGAGATATCAGGGAAACACTTTTAGAAAGTGAATACAAAAATCAAATATCCAAAATACTAAATATTGTAAAAATTTACGAGTCAAAAGAAGTTGGCATTAAACTTAAACTAGGCAATCTAAGCGGTGAAGAACTAAATAAAAGACTACACACTCTTGATTTAATGATAAGTTCCCAAAAATGGGAAGGCATTAAACTTCAACTACAAAACCTCAAGACTAATTATCTTGATAGATTAAAGAACTCGTAAGATTTTTATGGCAACAATCACTGGTATAGAAAGAGGTCTTATTGATAGAATCAAAAAACTTTCACTTATTGATGAGCTCGTCTCGACAACCTTTATATCAGGCGATGAGAGTTTAATAAAACTTCGCGAAACAAAAAAGATAGAGGGAATCGAGACCTCAAAGACGGTCGATCATCAGATACACCTTAAAAAAACACAAATTATCTATAAAGATACAAGCAAATACTCAATTATTATAACAGATGAAACTGGTGGAGATACAATTTTATTAGATAAAAAAATCTGTGAATATGTATCAGAGAGATTAAATCGTCAGTTTTTAGGGCATCTCTCAGAAAATAAATCCAATATTTGTAAGTGGTCCTATCACGATAGATCAAAATTAGCAAGAACTTTACTGGGAAGGAACCCAAAAACTCTTATGAAAAAAATAATAGAGACCGGAGTTAAATGGGATTGGACTATTATGCACGAGGATGTGTTTAAAAAAATTGAAAAATCTACTTTCTTTTTCTCTGAAATCGGAAACGATTGCTGTGGTGTTATCCATAGAGGTTTCATAAAGATGGATAACTTTTCAATCAGAGTTTATACTTCTACTGAAATAGAAGAAAATAAACTATACTTCGGTAATCAAGACTCGGTTCATCTTCTTCTAAAAAAGAAGTTCGATATTAAAAAAATACAGGGTGATTCCGGTAGTTTTTCTATAGGAGTGGATTATTCCTTTGTGTCTTGTGGTGAAGTATCGTCACTTGAGCTTTGAAACACTTTTTTGAGATCGAGAACAAAAACTGGTGGTATAGGTGTTGTATTTGATATTATCTGATCTATTTTATTATCACGCATTCTTTTTTTGGAGTTCTTGAAAATAAGAATATGGTCTTCTTGCATAATATCTACTAAAACCATAATTCGTTTATAAAAACCTACTCTGATTTTAGTATTGATTGAAACATCCCCAATACTTCTTGTAAAATAATCACTAGTTACAAGTATTTTCAAAAATATACCTTCACTCATAATAAATCTTGTAAAACGACTGTAGGTTTTTGTATCAAAAAGAATACTATCCAAAAACTGCTCTAGTTCAATAGTAGCTTTTGAGTATTGCTCAGAATCAGAGAGGTAGTTATCTATTGTTTGGTCGATAATACTATTTAGGATCATTTAGTTTTTATATATACAATGTTGTATGAGAAAATATTCTGAAAGATTTATACAAAAGTCTTCTATTTTAGCAGGAGCTAAAATTGGTTTTGAGTTCGAGCTCTATATGAAGGATCTTTCTTATTATAAAACCCTTGAATTACTTAACCAAGTTCTTTCACCGGTAAAAGTCTGGGGATTTCGTCAATACCACTCGGATTTTGCACCAGATGAAAAAAATTTCAAGCTTGAACCGGATCTCTCTCTTGGATCGAATGGTTGTGAGATTATTACTGGGCCACTTGATTATTTTTCAGCGAAATACTACTTAATCAAGATAGTAAAGTTCATCAACGATTTCGGATACGCGACCTCAAAGGCCGCTATTCACTTTAATATTTCTTTTGCCAACGAAGGTGAAAAAGACCTCAATGATCTTAACATTTTAAAGCTTATCTTGAGAACTGACGAAGATGAAATATTCAGAGCTTTCCCTGGAAGAAAAGGTAATGTTTATGCTAAATCTATTAAAAAAATAATACCTTTCAAAGATTACGACTTCAAGGATATTTCTGTTTATTCGATTAAAAATAATCTGAGATTACCTTCAGATAAATACTATGGTATCAACTTTTTACATATCAACAAACCACACGAAGAGCAAAGATTAGAATACCGGTATATCGGTGGTAAAGATTATCCACAAAATGTTGGAAGATTACTTTATTTCATGGATAAGTTTATTATCGACGCCTGGGAATGTATTGATACTGATTTTGATAGTCGTGATATTAGTGTATTGAACGATTATCTTTCACAGAACATCGATAACATGAAAAACTTCTCGAATTACGATAGTTTTATCGTTGAATATCCAGGCGTAGTTATCCAGGTCGATCAAATAAACCACTACGATGTTGTGTCGGCTTATTTTCCCAAGATCAAGGACAAAATTTTTACACTGGTAGATTCTACTAAAGATTTGAAAGATTGTATTGTTAATTTCGTAACGAAAGAACACCGCATCGAAGTGGTTGGTGGTAGTATTATACCACAACTTAATATTTCAGGTTTTGATTTTATCAACTCAACTATTAGCGAGGGTATTTTTGAAGATTGTAACTTTATTAATACCAACATTACAAACTCACAGATCATTCGTAGTAAGATGTGGGGATGTCAGATAAAAGGTTCAAAAGTTCTCAATACCACTTGTGAAGCTTCGAATCTCGACGGGTGCTTTTTTATGGGTGGTCTTTTAGATAGTCAAATGACTGGTGGTGTATTTCGCTCAGGTAGACTTGGACCCAACTCACAAATATCACCAGAAACAAAAATTATTTCTCAATCGGATAATTTCTTCGATACTGAGTTTGATGATGATCAGTATTATAAAGATACTAAAATGGCAAGAAGTGTTAAAGTCTTCAAGAAGACTCCTTAAAATTCACCGTAACGTAAAATACGACCTTCTGGTGATACTCTTTTCACGTCTTCAATATTCCTTACCTTGTTATCCATCTCTGGCTCACGAAGGTTTTTAGAATCTTCACCACTCCAGATCAAGTTCATATCAAAGGGAACTCCCGATAGATCAGAGATTATTTTATTCTTAAATAAATCGAGCCATTTCATACCGTCAAATGGACCACCGTTTTTACAACGGCCAAAAATATTTGAGATAGTTCCAATACCACCGTGACCACCTGATACGGTGATTTCATCTTGGCCTGTTGAAGTATCAGGGTCATAATACCCTAAAACTTTTTGGAAATTCTTCAATAGATCAGTCATATACTTTCCTAGATTATCTACTTTTTGACCGGATTTGAGAATGGGTAAATCTTCGGTTTCTTCTATTTTGTTGTAGGCACAAACTTGAAGAGTAGCACCGTATTGAATAAGTATGAATTTCGGCGCGTAATTTTCAAGATCAAAACGTGATTCTGTTGAATCTTTTTGAATGATTGAACGAGCTTTCAGGGTGTTTGCCCAGGTTCCTGATGGCACAAAAACTAGATTACCAATAGCTTGGTAACCATCTATTCTAGTGACGGTTCCATCAGGGGCCCAATCTCTACGAAAATCTCTATAATCTGTATAAACTTTTTTAATATTACTCGATCCTCTGGTTCTTCCCTTCATAATAGATTGTCTTTCAATAGAATCTTCAACAAAATCTTTACCTTGGCCTCTTCTAGTGCCTGAAGTGTGAGTATTATTTTCGGGGTATAGTCTTTTCATCATTTGGAAAATTCCAAAAATCGAGCAATCTTTTGTATTATGAATAACCTCAATAAGAGTTTGGGTATCGGATCTTTTCAAGAATTGATTAAAAGCAGCTGCAAACTCAAGTCTTCTTTTAGGAGAAGCTATCATATCTTGAACATTATAGTCTAGTAGTCTTTGCCAGGATATACCATAATCTTGGTATTTAGCCGAATCTATCATATCAATAACAGATAATATCATTTCATCTTTACGAACACCTAGCGCATCACAAATAGCCTCGTAGGCTGAACCAGTTTTCTTTTTCTGAACCGGTGATTTTTTATATCTTTGTAGCTGCTCTTCAGAAAAGAGTCCATGGTGATCTAGATAATAATCAATCAAATCATCTCTATCATCACCAGGCATATTAGCAAAATCCAGAACAATATTTATAAGCGCCGGATCGAGTGTAGTATATCTCCAACCTTCAGAATAATTTAGGATTCCGTATTTTTTTATCTCAAATCCTTTATCTAAAAGATATTTCTTTACTTCTATAGCTGAGAATATACCATCCATATCGTCGTGTGTGTAAAGAGCTACGACTTTTCCAATTTTTCCTCTTTTTAGCCAATAACTTTCTGATACTGGAATTTTAGGACTTGCATATTCCTCGTTTAATCTTCGTAATTTTTTCATTGAATAACCTATTTTTTTAGGTATATATAAAAATATTTCCTAATAATCTTTGATTATTTGTGAATTTGAGAATTTAGAAAGATTTTCGAGAATATCATCTAGTATCTGGGGATCTCTTCTGAACTCATTATAGAATATCAAGATATTAAAGTTATTTTCAGAACCTAGAAGTTTTTTTAGATTGAAAAGTTTTTCAATCGAAAACTCTCTATCAAAATCAGGAATATAATAAACATCTTTACCTCTTTCAATAGCTGATTGAACTTTCTGAAAGATTAATATTTTGAGGAATGTTTTCTCGTCTTCGTAATTTTCAATCTCTTCTTCTGATACAAGTTTAGGTATATCAATAACATATTTGTTTTTGATATTATTAACTTTAAAAAATTTATCAATTTTTTTTCTAGTTTTCGTATAAACACAAAAGAAATTCATCAAGTGGTGTAAAAATTTGTTATTTAAGTTATTTATAGTAAAAGTAGTTGCTCCTTCTAGAAACCTAGAAAAGAGGTATGTTTTATATATATTTCTGTTATGTCTAAATTACTTGGTTCTTCTCCTTTAGGTCTTGCCTTTTTTTCTGGAGGTGCGAATACATCTAGTTCAACACAAAATAGTGGTGGTGCGCAACAACCCTCAACTGGTGGTGGTGGTAATGCAAGATTTATAAAACCACATGAGAATTTCACAAGCAAAGATGTCGATGAGAGTGTGGCAGTAGATAAAAACAGAAAAGTTTTCAGCAAAACTAACTTCACAGCTCCCACAGGAGGAGCACAGGAACCTACACAGCCTGGTGACACTGTAAAAAAATTAACTCTTGATTTTGGTTTAGGTTATCAAACATTTGGTGATAAAAGAACAATTTTTACCGATAATGATAAAATGCCAAGAACCTTTTATGCCTACTATAATAGAGAGAAGCACAAGGGACACGGTGAAGGTGAAGATGAAGATGGTAAGATTTCTTTGATAGATTACATTACAAGTACAGATACAAAATATTATAATTCAAATTATATCGATCAATATAGCTCTATTACTGCTATTATTGGACGTATCAACCAAATGGTTGAGCAAAAAGGAACTGGTGGTGCTCAAAGTTTTAGTTTAGATTCGATAAAATTGAAATATTCAGATTTTGCTTACCTTAAAAAATTAGGTGTTTATCCTTCAAACAGAATGATAGTAGCTAGAAGATTTCCAGTTGGGGTGGGTGATGATCTTTTATCCTATAAAAACAGTCCTCTATCAGTAGTTCCTTCTTGGATAGAAGATGGGAAAAATTTTGTTGATATCACTTTTAATGAAGTATGGAATCCCGTTACTAGCGTCGATCTTGCAGGTACAACCGGTAAAGGTCTTGAGAGTTGGAATTTTAAAAGCGATGCAGTAAAAAATATGTTGGAGACAGGCGCGGGTATATTTACTCTACCTGGTTTTACCGAATGGTTACAATATTATCTATTTAAGGAGATAAAGATTACAGATCCGAACAATCTTAAACTCCTACCAACTGGAAATCCAAACATTATTAGAAAAAGTATGACCCGTCCAGTTTTCGAATCGGGCGCAGAATTTAGTGGTCTTAATTATACTTTTACAATAGATATTAATAATGAGTATGAAATCAAGTATATCGATGGAGTTGATCCAACTCTGATATATTTTGATATTATTTCAAATTTGCTGAGTTTCGGAACTTCTGAAAGTCAATTTCAGTTCGATGGAAGATTTAGTCAAAAAGCTAGGGAAATAATAGATAACCTATCCAGTGGAGATTTCACTACAGTCATGCAGCAATTAGGTGACCTTTTAGGTGGTCTTTTAAAAACAACCGCATCAATCGCGGATACCGTAAAAGATTTTGTTCTGGGCACCCTAGGTTCTGGTGTTGGTGGTAATTCTCCAACAAGAACCGAAGCGCTTTTAAGTTCTCAAATAAAAAAATATAGAATAAAATTTTTAGGAATTATCAATGCCCTTACGGGATCTCCATCCGGTATTTATCATGTAACTATTGGAAATCCACTGAGGCCTCTTTTTGCCTCTGGTGATTTGGTACCCGAGGGCCCGATGAAAATAACACTAGGTCCTGAACTAGGATATAATAATCTACCTACTACAATAAAATTTTCTTGTAAATTGAAAAATGCTAGACCCTGTGGTCTTCAAGAAATATATAAAAAATTCAGTCCCGCTCCGATACGCCAAGCTGAAGATAAGTTTAACATAGATACAGACTATCTTCGTGAGGAAAAAAATCTTATACTCTCATCAAATATCAATAGACCAAGAACAACAACATCAAGTCCAGTTCCGGTCCCTAATTTTTTGAGTGGTATAATTCCATAAATTAAATCCAGATTATGCTAATTCAAGTTGTATATTTTTATGAGGTAGTAACAAATCCTGATGATATTAGAATTGTAGTAAGAAATAATTTCGGACAGCAAGAAATTATAGAAATATACTCAAATAAATCTTCGGTCGAACAAGAACTTTCAGGAATAAAAAATAGACTCAACTCAACAGGCATATATAGAAATGGAATATTCTATCCGAAAACAGGAGAATATGTTCAACCAGTATCTTCTAGGCCTAGTAGAAAAAAAATATTAGTTGGAGATGAATATTTACGATCTTAGTATTTTACAAAAAACAGGAGATGAATATGATCTCGATCAGAGAACTTTTGATTACGGTCCAGATGTTCCTTTTTTTGAATACATAGTTGATAGAACAGAAGAAATGAGAATCGATTTGGTTTGTAATTCTATTTATAATAATGTAGATCAGGTAGGTTTTTTAATGTATTTTAATAACATTGATAACCCTCTCAATATTAAATCAGGTGATAGAATTAAATATGTGGATATATCTCTGGTAGATAGTTTAAAAATTTCAGCTGATGATAGAACAAGAATTGAATTTCTACAAAATCTCAATCGTGGAACTAGACCAGATTCCAATAGACTTGATTATCTCAATAAATCAACTAATCCAACCTTTAATACGAGACCTGTTCAACAAGTTGTTGATCGTGATGGTGTAATTGTAATAGGAAATAGAGAATAAATATGTTTACAAATATTTTTAGAAGCACCAATCGACCAAAAGAAATCGAACTACCTTTTCCAGTAGATGGGGGTGTTCGAAAAGAATTTATTCAACATTTAGGATATATTCCCCTGGTATATTATAACGAACTTCAAATTGGTCAAAAAGATCTAATTTATTTTCAATTATTTCTCAAGGAAAACATACCACAAGTTAAAATAACTTTTAACGATACAACCGGTGTTATCGGCCAGAGAGGATTTCCAATTGATAATACAAAACTTAAAGTTTTTATCAATAGTAGATCTGATGAATCTCGAACTATTTTTATTCAATTTAAAATAATTAACGTAAAAAGAGAGTCTGGATTGGTTTTTACATTGAAAGGTGCTATAGATATAGATGATCTTTACACGTTAAACTATGAATCTTTTCCTAAATCTTCATCTATCGATGTTCTTAAAAAAGTATCAAAACAACTAGGACTAGGATTCAGCTCAAACATCAATGTTACTAACGATAGAATGAATTGGTTGAATTATGGTAGAAAAGTCTATCAATTTCTTAAATATGTTGCGAACAATGGTTATATTTCAGATAATGATTTTTGCTCTTATTATATTGATTATTACTATAATTTAAATTATGTTAATATTCAAAAAGAATTATTACGAGATGTTACAAATGATGAAGTAATTCAAGATAATTTTTTGCCAGAAGCTGTTGTTGATCAAAAATCACCACCTCTGAAAATACCAGCACAATTAACTACCGATAAATCAATTAGTCATAGTAATCTATACATCGAAGATTTTTCTATATTGAATAATTCAACAAGTATATCTATACAAGAGGGGTATCTTAAAACCGTTTTTTATTACGATAATCAAAAGAAAGAAAAATTAATATTTGAATTAGATACCCTAACAGATAATACCAATCAAAAAAATCTAGTATCACTTAAAAGTCCTGGACCTGGTGGTAAAGAATTTTATAAGAGTAATTTTACTCAAGAATATATTGGTAAATTAGATATTGATAATATGCATCCAAATTATAATTACGCTGATTTTCTAAATAATAGAAATCTACAAGAATTAGAAAAAATTACCGTAATTGCTAACCTACCTAATCCAAATTTTTCTTTGTATGTATTTCAAAAAATAAAGGTTGTATTTATAAACTTAACATCGGACGCTTTCAATAGTATTTTGAACGAAAGACTTACTGGTAATTATTTAATAACAAATATAAAATTCGAATACTCGTCCGGTAGAATGATACAAATAATTCATCTATCAAGAAGAGATCTTACTTTATCAGATTTAGAAAGTAGATAATTTTAACTGAATGATTAGAATCTAAATATATAATAGTAATAAAACTATGCCGGTATTTCAATTCAATCGTAACACCAATTCTCTAAATCTTTTTGGTAATAATCGTGGTATTCTACCTCGTGTAGGTATCAACTTCGGCAATTCGAGATTAGCTCGAACTATTGGTGGGCTTTTCACTGGTCGTGGAGAGCGCAAAGGTCATCCTGGATCCGCTGGGCAGGTTGTTGGAGAGGGTGTTAGAACATTTAACAATCTTTTCAGAGGTCGTCTATTTGGTGGTGATTCTATCGATGCTATTTCAGTAAAAAAGTGGCCTTACGAAAATACAAAATATTCATCCAAAAGTCACCCACCTGGTTTTACACCACCTTACGCTTTTTTGAATAAAAAAAATGGTGAAAGATCCAAAACTTGGAGACCTTTCGAAAAATACGGAATCAATACAGAAATAGAAATAACTAGAGGCCAGCAACCCATGGCTTTTAGACCAGAAAGTTTCGGTGATAACTATCTTCTTACTATTCCAAATGCTCTCGATTATCGAAAGGATATTCTTGGTAGAAGAGATCCTAGAACTAAAAAATTCAGTTTCGGTCTAAATGAAAATTCAAAAGTTTTAGAGATAGATCATGTATTCAAAAAAATAAGTGATAATGATTTAGAAACACATGCTGGACTTCAAAGTCCAAAAGGTGTTATACCTCTACAAAGTTTTACAAAGACTATAACCGGAAATGAAGATCCAACAATTCTAGGATTTGACATCGAAATAGACGAGGTAACATCACCACTATTCAATGGTTCTATACTTGATTTCATAAACAAATATGGTTCAGGAGATAATAGTATTTCAGAGATTTCTTCAAGAAAAGAAATATACGAAGAATTCGTTGCTCAGTTTAAGAAATTTTTTCAAACAAACGTTAATTTTCTTCAAAACACAGAGAGCAATAATTCCATTAAAAATTATTATATTACACAAATAACAGGTTTAGATAAATTTGGTCATGTAAAAGGAGAAGAAACAGGTTCAGAGGGGCCAAAACTATTCACAAATTTTCCTAGTGATAAAATAGAATTATTTATGAATGAAGATGTTGAGCAGAATATATCCTATCTTTCGTATCTTTATAATACATTATCAAGATCAAGAATAGAAGGTAGAAGAATTATTCCACAAAATCTACTTAGATTCAATTGTAGAATTATTATATCCGAGGTTAGAAACTACAATCGTGTTGTTCCTCCGAGAATTCCACTAAGAGATGACCAGTATAAAGTTTTAAATGATTTAATTTCAAAAAAAGAATATAACTTATATGAATGTGAGTTTTCATTCAATAAACTAACTCATGGAAATGGGATTAGAATGAATGATCAACTAACTCCGGTATCAAATTTTTCTATATCATTCAACTATAAATTTGTTAGCTCTGAGTTTCATAAATTTAATTTCAATGGAAATAAAGATCCCTATTTCACAAAGACAAGATACAACGATGAATTTATAGATCCAAAACGACTTAGATCTCTTGATACTGGTAGAGCTTTGATCGCAAGTCAAGATACCCTAAATGAAAGTTTTGAAAATACTGAACAAACACCAGAGTCTCTTAGAAGACTTTCGAGTATATCTTTTTTGGATCCTATACAAACTACTATAGAAATTGATAAGTATCCAAAATCGGGGTATCCACTCAATGATCGAGATAGAAGTCCTTTGGGTAGAGCAAATTTAGGAAACTTGGCTAATAGTTTTGTTGGTGGATTGGTAAGAAATTTAGTTGGTAATGTTGTAAGAGCAGGAGCAGATGCCATAAACAGAGAAATATCATCAAGATTCAATTTAGTGAATAAAGCTATAAATGAAAGGTTGAGTAGATCAGAACTTCAAATTTCTTTGAATACTATTCAAAATCCCAGAAATGTCTATAATCCTGGTAATCGACTTCGAAACGAACTCTCAAATGCAGTTCGAGGATTCGTTGGTAGAAGTCTAGGTAGATTTTTCTCAAGACCAGTCAATACCTCAGAAGCGAATAATGGTTTTCTACCGCAAAGACAAGGAGGTCCTTTCAGAAAAACTAGTATTTATCGACCAACTGCATCTAGAACAATTAGTCGTCTAAGAGCTTCACAAATTACAGCTCCAAGAAATATTTATGTAAGAAGAAGAATAGGTTCTTTTTTAGGTAATACAAATTCACGCCAAATTCCAGCATCTAGAATACCACAATCAGCTAATTCTTCAACAAGGGTCAATCCTTTTGTTTCAAATCTTACACCAAGTTCTTCATCTTCACAAAGGGGAACATCTCTATAAATAGATATGGAAACAAATGCATAATCCAGAGATATCAAATAAGATTTTTTTAGGTGTTGTAGAAGACAACAACGATCCCAAAAGACTTGGTCGAGTTAAAGTAAGAATACCACTCTATTTTGAAAATATAGCTACCGAAAATATACCCTGGGCTACACCTTGGAAAGATCTGAATGGTAATGAATTTTCAGCCCCAGATGTGGGTAAAATAGTGTCGGTTGTATTCGATCAGGGTAATCCCTACTTACCTGAATATATCTATGCCGAGCACTTCAATATCAATCTAGAAAATAAACTCAAAAGTCTGAAGCAATCAGATTATCCTACATTCAAGGCTCTTTTTTTAGATGATAAAACACAAATCTATCGAAGTGAGTCAGAGGGTCTTAAAATAGATCATGAATTCTCAAATATTAATATTACAAAAAATGGAAATATCAATGTCAATCTTAGAGATAACTTAGCTAAACTCAATCTTGGAAGCCCTGATGCCGATCAACAAGTTGTATTAGGAACTGATTTTATGGATTGGATGGATAGTTTGGTTAACGCACTTTTGTCTAGCCCCTATTCAAACGCTGCTGGTCCAGTGGTTCCTCTACCAAATATTGTTGAAGTATTATTAAAATATCAAGCATTACGATTAGATAAGTTTTTATCCAACCACGTGAGAGTTCCAACAAATAGAACGATAAAAGAGCAGCAAAGAGAAAGTTTAGATCAGAAGGGTGACAATTGGTCAACTACACAAAAAAAGAATAATCCGAATGATACAAAATCTCGTTAATTCTTTTGATCCGACAAAAGCTCTCGGTGGTCTCAAACCAAATATCACTCTAAAGAATCCACTTACGAAGATCTCTCCCCCAAAATTCAAATTGAAAAAGAGATCAGTAACAGGCATCCCAGAATACACAAACGATAAGATACCCGTGAACTATATTTTGGATACTATCAATGAAAATGGCATAAAAACACTAACAGTAGGAAACTTTAGAAATGGAAGAGTTCCACTTGATAAAATGGTCAAAAATGAACATCTTTCAAAAGATCTAGGAGGGGATGCTCCCTATCTAATGCTCGACGCTTCAAAGGCGTTGGATAAACTCATGAAGTTATATGAAGAAGCTAAGTTTGATGGTAAGCAACCACTTTTTTTTACAGATGCCTATCGAAGTCTAGAAAGACAGGTAGCACTTAGAAAAAAAACTAGAAATGCAGCAAGAGCTGGCCGATCGAATCATGGTTGGGGTTTAGCCGTTGATATACATTGGGGGGTTCCACCTTCGATGAATAGAAATCGTTCTTTGATTGCCTCGGCTTTTAAACATCCAGTATATAGATGGTTTTTTGAAAACGCTCCAAAATGTGGATGGGTAAACCCGAGTGTTCTTAGAGATTTCAAATCAACCGATGAGTGGTGGCACTGGGAATACCGACCTGTAAAATCTTCATCGGGTCCAGTAGTTCAGGACAAACCTCTCCCTGCTCGATATTTAGGTGATTTTACAAAAGAAGATTTACAGAATATTTTAGATAGTGGTGGCACTTTTGAAAGTAGTGAATACTTAACAAAACCCCCTGGGCCCACAACTACCGGAGTTCAACCATCTAAAATAATTTCAAAACCAACTGCACCTAACATCTCTAGATTTAGAAATCTTAATAGTTCAACACTTTTACCTAAACTCAAACAGCAACCATCTAGACCGAATACTTAAATATCTTCTGGTTTTGGTTCTTCCACAGTTTCAGTTTTTTTCTCTTTCTGTATTTGATTTACAATATACCCAGCCATCGCAAATTCAACACCTGACCATAAAACAATATCTGATATAGTTAACTGGGGGATATGTTCGTATAAAAACCACAACATACCAACCTGACCAATAATAAAAGCAATACTGGATTCAATTCTTTTTTTAGAGAAAAAACTAGATTTATTTGTATAGATATGAACTAGTTCTTTGATAAGCCATTTCCAGTTTTCCCAACCGAAAAAGTATTTAGTTTTTTGTATAGATTTCATAAAAATGATATTTTTTTGATAGAGTTTCTATCTTATATATCATTTTTCAAAATATCAATCCACCTCGATATGCACTCCGTGTATATCCCGTAGATTTCTACCGATTCCATCTCTACCATCAACACCGTAACCAGCCATAATAATTTCATCTTGAATTGGCTGACCAAGATGAAGCTCTGTAAAATTGTGGGGATATTTTGCAAAAAGAGCAACTGGTGTAAGTGACTTTGGATTCTTTTGGAAAAGTTCAGATAGAGCAAAATTCATCGTTCTACCGGTATTGATCAAATCATCAACTAGGTAAACATCTCTATTTTCTATATCCACGTAGGGTGCTAGGGAGAGGTAGTAACTACTCAAATCTTTCTTATCTGTATAGGATACTCTGACGAAATCAATCTCAACAGCACCAAGTTCTCGAACTAAATCAGTAAAGAAAAATACAGCACTATTCAAGATACAAATAATAATTGGTGGTCTATCATGTTTTTGTGCTTTGATCTTTTGAGAGAGAATATTGATTATTCTTTTGATTTCAGATTCGGTGAATAGAGTTTGCATAGGTTCTTTTTTTCTATAAGCAAATATACAAAAAAGTTTTTAATATATATCAATTGTATGAAATTTTTAACAAATTGGTATATTTGGAACAAAACTTTTGGAGAACCTAGACCTACCTCCAGATTATCAGTTCTAGAATCAGAAGCTAATGACCCAAATACTACAAATCCGGATATTGAATATTCTAAAGATAGTGAGGGCAATCCAGTTGAATTTAACAAAAAAACAAGAGTAGAAACAACTTACCATAAAACAATAGTAGATTCTAAAGGCAATAAATTACCGATAAAAAGGGGAAAATATGATGCAAATAACAATAAAATTTTACTTTGGCAGGAATGGAATTATGAAAATAAATCTCAAACAAAAAAATATTATGTAAATGATAAGTTGGATGGATTGGTAGTAACAACTTTTGAAACTGGACCGATTGAGAAAGAAGTTGAGGATTGGGAAGATGGAACTATTATCCGTAGAGATACTTTTTATAGGGATGGTCGTAAGATGAGTAAAGAATTTGAGGATGGGAAACCTGATAAATACCGAGTTCGTATGTTTGATACTAGAGGTAAAATTTCAGAAGAAGGTATAATTAATTCTGGAAAAAGAGAAGGAATTTGGAGATGGTATGAAAATGGAGAATTTTTATCGAGTATGTATTATTATCAGGGCCAACCAAAAGGTTGGGGAGAAGATCCATCTGGAAATAAAATAAAGGGAACTATCCCAAAAAAATAAAAAAAAATTATGAGATATCTTGCAAAATATAGACTTTTCTTAGAAGAAATAGAAGGTGAAAATTTAGGAGAAATTCCAGCTTTCGATCCTAAACCTGCTGATTGGATAGACAAAGCAGCAGAGGAAGAAAAAGAAGTATCTGGTGAAACAAAAGAAACTCAATCAAGTTCAGAAAACAGTAAATCTGATAATAAGAAGAGTGATGAAACAAAAACTGAACCCTCTAATGAAGGTCTGGATACTATTTTGAATGAGATTTTTTCTAGTATAAATAAATCTTATGACGAATCGAGTTCCGAATATTTTTTCAGACCATATGCCGTTAGCGCATGGACAAGTATTTTTACTTTTCTTATACGTCATGATAAAGAAGAAGAGGCCGTAGAAGCTTTTTTCGGAAAAAATCAATTTGATAAAAATAGTTGGTGGTATGGTAATGTAACTGAAAAGATATCAAAACATATTACAATAACTATAGATGGTGAAAACTACGGACTAATACAAGCTAAAGAAAAAGGTAAAGATTTAAAATTTATACAAAGTGCAATAGATTCTGGAAATTCCAAAAATAAGAATCATCAAATGGTAGGCATAAAATTATTGACAGAAGTCTGGCCAGAACTAAGAAAAGCCACACTTAGTGGTGATAACAGATATCTATGGTTAGATAAAACAGGGGAAACTAGTTATGAAATTGATGTTGATGCCGACTTTGGTGTTGGAGACCCACCATCAAGTGAAGATAAATACATCTCCGTAGACAAAGAAGCGTGGAAAAAAGCAAAAGAAGCGGCTGCTGCTGACGTAAAAGAATTAGACCCATCAGATATATTTGTAGCCCTGAAGAATATAGTTTTATTAATTGATGGGCTTTTTAAAGATGGTTCTAAAGATGTTTGGAGCTCATTTGAAGGTACACTCAATGATGACGACACCGCAGCTGCCAATTGGTTGGAAGCACAAAGAATCTATATGAAAAAAAATATATTCGATCCACTCAAGACAAAAGTCGATGGTTATAATTATGCCAATCCATCAGCTAAGCAGTATTACAAAAATCAGATAGACAGAATAGATAGAGAATTGTTGGGTAAAATTATCGAGAAAATGAGGGGTAATTTTGACCTTTACGATACTGTTGAGTTTAGATTACAAGATTTATCGAAGAAGTACAAAATAGATGTCGAAATAGATACAGATTTCTGATAAAAATTTTAATATATAAAAAAAAATAAATCTATATGATAAGTAAATGGAATGATTTCTTGAGATCTATAAACGAAGAGGTTGAAGAATCTAAAATATACACTAGAGCAGGTGACCCTTTCGAATATAAAGTAGTTTCAGATAATTGGCACGCTAAAAGAAAAGGAACAAAAAAATGGTACAACATATCAGGTGAAGATTTTATAGAAAAATATCAAAAATCTATCTGTATATTAGATAAAGAGTTTCCCAATGCCAGAACTTCTGATGCGCCAAAAAGGAAAGAATGCCAAGAATCAGGTGAAAAAGCTCAAGAAAAAACAGCAGGGGCAACACCAGCAACTAACAACAACGCACCAACAACCACGACACCAACAACCACCACACCAACAACACCTTCATCTGAAAAACCAAAAGCACAAGCTCAAAAAACTGAAGAATCTAAGATGTTTTCTTCTGGTGATGAAAAATCAGTAGATAATACTATTTTAGAAATGGTGAAGAGTGGTGATATTTACCTAAATTACAGAGATGATAGAAATTCTAAATACGTCAAAAAAGTAGATATAGTAGTTAAGTCTAAATTGCCTATCAGCGATAATGATAGTAGAATTTTGGAATTATATTTTAAAGGTGCTGGTCTAGAAGCCGGGGCACCCTCATTGAAAAATCAAAAGGACAATCAAATAAAAAGAGGTGATAAAATTCACTACTACAAATTTATTCCAGAGTCAAATGAATGCACAGAAGATGTTCCACTTAAAGAAAATAATCATTTAAGTTATTTTTTACACTTTTATTATGCTGGTCAACTAAAGAAAAGAGGACTATTTGGACTTGGTAAAAGGTTCAAATTGAAAGGTGTTGAAGTCTCTCCCGAAACTTTGAAAAAGGTTGAAGAATTCGCACAAGCACTTATCTATAAACCAGCAGTAAAGTATGTAGAAAAAGAAAAAGCAGATAATCAAAATAATCAACCAGGTCAGCAACAAGAGAAAAAAGAAGATAAAAATTCTTCTGTTGGAACTTTAGAAGATACATCAAAAGATCAAGCTGCAGCTCAAAGAAAAGCAATGCAGAAATATAATAAACTTGATGGTATAGATGGTAGGACTAAAAAAATTATTGACCAAAAAGCTTACCAGCTACCAGACGGAAAATATAGATACGAGATCAAATACGAACTTACTAAAGAATCCAAAAAAATTCATAGTTTCAAACAATTCACTAATCATATATGATAAAACATTTCAATAATTTCAAAAACGAAAATCTTAAATCCCCACTAAGATCAATTAAGGAAGAATATTATTACGCCTCTAATGATAATATTTCTTGGTGGAGAGTATTGGAGAATTCTTATAATGATAAACTTACCATTACACGTTCCGAAACTAAATCTTCAAATATTTATGAAGCACTTATAGCTGAAATACAGAGCTATATGCGAAATAGAGTTAGGGTAACTGGTTATAATGGGTTATCCAATGGTGAATGGGATGATTTAACTTCTGAATGTATAATGAATTGGAAGAAGAGATTTGATTATGAATGGGAAGGTGGTAAAAGTGGAGATGTGATCTGTAAATCTTTTTATAAGACTATCGTTTATTCGTCTATGGATTATGTTACACTTCTAGATAGATGTATTCAAGATGTAACTCAAAGACCAGGAATATTACAAGAGGCTTGGAAAAAAGCAGGAAATTCTGAATTGAATAATTGGGCTAACGAATATTCCAAACAATGGATAAAAAAAATGAAGTTATTTGTCGATTTAATCGAAGAAGATTGGAGTTTTGTCAATACTTTCAAAGATTATAAAAATAAAGAAGTATTAAAACTAATTTATCCAAGTCAAGTTGATAATCTATACAAAATATTAGGTGGTGAAGAAATTAAGGGTGATGATGGAAAAGTGAGATACACAAAAATTTTATATGTTCTCAACCAAATAAGAAAGAAAGACAAAGAAGCTATGGAGTTATTAAAAAAATAATGAAAAGAGACTATAAATGACTACAGAAATAGAAGATAAAATAAAATTAGATCTCGAAAGAGCTAATATAGAAGAATTCGATGTGATTGCTATTGATAAAGAATGGTGGATACAAATCTATTTTCTTGAAGAAGAGAATGTTGAATATTTAGAAAAAACTTTCAAGGTTCTAGATGATATGTGCTTTGGCTCTCTAAGAAATCACGATTGTAAAGTTTCTATTCGAGAAGATAAGAATGTTTTTTATCTTTTAGCTAAATTTAGCCCAAGAACCTATTCTTATAGTTATAATCCGGGGTCTTATACCTATCCAGCAGCATCGACCGCTAAGAACTCACCATCATCGACCGCCTGGCAAACAGCAAAACCAACAACACCTTCGTATCCTTCTTCATCCACACAAGAAGAGGAAGGAGACTGGGAATCAGAATTTTACAACAATGCCTCGAATAAATTTATTATCTCAAAAGAAAAAAGACAAGAGATTTTATATGCTTCCAGAGTTATACCTATGATTGAAAATGAACTCTCACATATGACTAGAATTATAAGTGATAGAATGTATTCAGAGGAAACACCCAGTTTGAAGGGGCCTAATAGTTTGCCCGGAAACCAGGGTTCCAAATATTGGACTACTTCAAGTAAAACCATTACTATTTATAAGATATCGGCCCCGATAAACATAACAACTAGAAATATTGTGCCGATAACACCCACAACACCTCATTATACCTGCTACATCGTTGATATTTTATTCAAATCAACAAAAAAGGAAGTTAGTTACCTTCTTACAACATTTAACGACCTTAGAAAAATGTCATTTTATTAAACTATGAAACACATCAAACCATTCACAACCAACGAAGATATTACACAGCGCGATTTCGAAGAAAAATATACGAAAACAAGAGGTATAGGAACTAAATCAGATTTTAGAAAATTTGATAGAGAAAATAAGTTACTTGTCTATGAAGAAGACTACTTAATGAGTAGAGATTGTCAGATAAAATCATTCAAAAATAATAGAGGTCAAATTCAAGTAACAATTGAATATTTTCTAAGAGGAGAAGATGGACATCCACAATTCATTTTTGCAAGCTCAGACGGTATTGCCCCAACCTACGAAGACGCCTATCTGATAGCAGTTGAAGGATTGTTAGATTGAAAAAATAATATATACAAAAAAAAAACTTTTATGAGTAATATTTTAAGATTTGATCAGTTTAGAGAAGGATACATCTTTGAGAATCAAACATCTTATAGAGAAAACATTTCATCTCTCAAATATCTGGAAAATAGATATCAATTTGAAGATATTAACGAATCAGTTTTGAGTTGGGCAGGGGAAGCTTGGGATGATTTGTCTGGTGGATTAGGTAGTTTCTGGAATGGTCTCAAAACCGCTACTGGAACAACATCGGATGGTGATTGGTCTTTGGAAAATATTTTACATACTGTTGCTGACGTAGGAGGTATTGTTGGAGATTTTATCTATCCCGGCGTCGGTGCCGCTATTGATATTTTTCATGCGGGTGTTTATTTTCTTCAATCATATTTTGTTGAAGACCCAGAAAAAAGAAGTGAATATGTTACCTTTGGTATGATAACTTTATTATTCGCACATCCTGCTTTGAATCCAATTCAATTCCTGTTCAAAGCTATTTCTAAGCCATTCAGAGAATTATTGAAAAGGCTAAGTTCAGGCGCTTCTGCAAAGGTTATATCTGAGTACCTTTCCAAGAATCAATCGCTAAAAAAATTCGTAGATTTGGTGTCAAAGAATTTCGATACAGTCGAGAAGGAATTAGGTGATGAAATAAGTAGTGGTGGTTCTAAAAGTTGGATGAGAAAATTTGAAGACTGGTTAAAAGAACGTGTAGATAAGTTTCCTTTTTTGAAAACAGTATTGTCGAATATTAAAGGTTTTTTCAAACGTATGCTGGACATGGCTCTTTGGCCATTCAGAAAATTGAAACAAATAATAGCAGGAAGTAGTTCTAGTTTTGTAAAATATGGTGTAAAAATACCTTTAAAAGTCATAAAATTTGTTTCTCAAAATACATTAGGTAGATTATATAAAGCCTTTCTTCGTAGGCTCCCGGGTTTTCCAAGAACTAAAAAAATTGGATTGTTTGATAATCTCTTTGAAAAATTTTCAGCACTACAATCAGAAAAAGGTATAATAAAATCTAGTAGAGGTGGAAGTAATAAATTATTTAGAACAGGGGGTGTAAAAATGAATTCAGATGAATTTGTTTTGATGGATCTCAATAAAGGATCTAATAAAGCTCGTGTTGTAGTTGGTAGAGGTTCTGGACCTGGCACAAACTCGGCTATGCGTGGTGAATTAAAAACTTTCTGGGAAAAACAATTTGATGATGCTATGTCTTCTGGTAAATACGATAAACCTGTTTATCCTTCAGGAGCATTAAGAGGTAGGGAATTAAGTGGTTCGGATCTAGATGCTTATAAAAGATATTGGGTCGATACTCAAGTTAATAATAGTTTTATAAAAGAAATAGATAAATCAGATTTTGTTCAAACTTTTTATAAAACACATGAAAATGCTATCAAACTAAATGCCGCACTATTCAAACCATTCGCCGCGCTCTATAAGTTTCTTCTAGGTCCAATATTTGATTCTAAGGATAGTGAAGAAAATGCATCAGAACAAGATGAGGAAATGACAATTGAAGATGCTAAACAATTAGACAATCTCACAGATGAACAAATAGAAGAAATGATGGATAATATAGAGGGTAGTGGTTCAGATCTTATGGATGAAAATGATCCTACCTATGGCGACCTTACTAGTGAAGAGAGATCAGATATAGCAGAAGTTGTAAGAACTACTGAAATAGACAGAAATTCTTTGCTGCCTTCACAACTTGATATAAATACAGTAGTCTGGAAAATTCTAGATAGTATAGACTCATCAATAGATTTGCCGGCAGATGAAAATATGAAATTTGCTGATTATAGTTGGCCACTTTCTGAATTTCAGAGAAATAATAACCTTAAAGATTCTGGAAGATTAGATCAAAAGACGATAGAAGCTTTATATGAAAAAACTGGAGATCCTGATTTTAGGAATTATTTAGAGAGCTATCTAGAAACTTTACCTGCAGAAAATGAGTCTCAAGATTCAGAAGAAGAAATTAAAGATGAAGAAGAAAAAAATAAATCTGATAAAAAGGAGAGAAGAGAAAGGAGAAAAGAAAATATTAAATCTTACGCTAGGTGGCTCGTAGGTAAAGAAGAATAAAAAAATAATTATATGAAATACATAAAATTGTTTGAATATTTTTCACAAGATTATCATAATTTTGATGATGGTCTAATTAATCTACTCGAAAACCAAAAAGCGCATATAGAAACCTGGACTACTCGTAGTGGAAAAATAACAGCTATAAAAGTTGTAATAGAAAATATCTGGGATGGGTATTTTTACACAAAAAATGATAAGGGTGTTACTAGATTCAAAGAAATGAATACCAACAAAATGGGAACCCTTGTTAATTCTCAAAAATCCAATAATCTTGTAATTCTGGATCTTAAATATGACGATAATACAACAAAAAAACTATCAATAAAACTAATTGATACAGATTGTGTTATTCCAAAATCAAAATATATTCCACAAGGTAAAGATATAGAATCAATAAAAACAATACAGAGAGCTCTTTCACAAGTAGATGGTGGGAAATATAAAAAGATACTCGGTAATTTTGGACCAAATAAAGATGGTATAGATGGTCAATATGGTTGCTCTACTCTAGGGGCTATTATACAGTTTCAACGGGACAACAACATCAAACCTTCCGATGGTGTTTATGGTCCTATAACATCAGAAGTTTTATCAAAAAAATTAGGAGATCACATACCACCACACGGAGTGCAGAAAAGAGAAAAGTTAGATGATTTTATCACATTGAAACCTATATCACCTACTAAAGTAGAAAAAACAAGTTAAAAAAATAATATATACAAAAAAAAACATATAATATGAAAAGAATAAAAAACTATTTGAGATTCATTAAGGAAGCTCAAGAAGAAGTGCAATCAGCAGAAACCGCACCAGTTCCTGGTGAAGAAGTAGTTTTAACTGGTGAAGGTCATGGTATTGACGTTATGTTCGGCGAAGGAAAATTTGAACTTACGGCAAACTTGAAGACAAGTCTTAAAGAATCTCTTAAAAAGATGATCGCTAGATTTCAAAATTTCGGGCAACTTATAAAATTTCTAGGTGATTCTAATTCGAATAAAGTTCCACCAATTTTCTTAATTGAAGTTGGAACTTCACATACAGGTGGTGGCACCATCAACCGTCAAGTAGCAGAGGGAAGATTGAAGTCTATGAGAGATTTACTTATTGAAACACTTAATGAAACTGCTGCTGGTGGTAATTTGAGACAAGATAAAGCTCTTATGTTGATTGTTGATGACCAAAAATACAAACCATCAACAACAGATTTAAATTGGATAGATACAACCAAAAAAGAACCAAATTGGTGGGAAAGATATGGAAGAATACAAGTTAACGAGTTCCTTATAAATGGACTCTCTACAGAAACTATAAATCAATTAGCTAATTCACTGAGAAAAGCTAAAGGTATGAATATAAATCCAGATGAAGGTTTGATAGTTCAATGTATCAAAGGACTTCAAAATTACTCTGATATTCTAGACTTGGATGATAATATTGAGGGTGGATTACAAGACTTCCTAAACAGCACAATAACTGATGGTTTAACTAGTGCAGGAAGTGATACTAAAGAAAGAGAATCAATCAAAGCTCATTTGAACAAAATTTCCAACCAATCAGGTAAAGGAGATGTAGCTCAAGTAGCTGGTGACAAAATAACTCTAGACCTTAAAAGATAACTATTGTAAATCTTTCCAAGTTTGATCGATTAGAGAAAAACCCGCGTGCTGAAAAGCCACGGGTTTTTTTATTATAGCATGAGATGAAACTCCTGAACGCCAAATAGCCTCGTTAAACCATATATCGGGAGATTCCCACGAATAGTTATTAAAACAGAAGGTAAAATATTCAAGTGCGTGACGTGGTATAACAACACAGTGTGCTAATATAACTTTTGTAGTTATTTGAAACTCTTCAAACTCATCATCTAGATCATAAACAATTGATTGTATTTCACCCCCTACATGCGTATTTCCAAGTGAAAGATATTTGATTGAATGTTTATTGCAAAAATCAATACCTCTATTGACAATCCCAACAAAATCTTCAGTTGATACCGATAGGATACAATCACATTCACATAATACTATAGCATCTAAATCTTCGGTAAATTCTTCTAAAAAAGCAGATTTGAATGATTGAAAAGCCCCGTAATGACCTTTTTTATAAAGAGATGGATCTCCACCAGTTATCGGAACTACATCCAACCACTCATCACCTTGGTATATTTCATTTACACGAGGGTTATATTTTATACCATAATCTTCTACACACATCAAGTGATCGATAGAAGCTCTTTCTCTTTCACTGGAGATGTCGGTGAGTATATGAACTAGTTTTATCTTTTTCACTCTTTTTTATATTATTTTTTTAGCATTAAGTTTTTTTCCAATGAATATCCCAGAGATCCATACGATAAATGGTATTAGTATTTTTTCGAAAGACCACTTCCAATTTTCATACCAGAAGTTTTTTACAACAGCCGAGGTATTCGATCTTATCCATATTCTATCAGAAAGAACTGTTTGTTTCACATCATCACCGATTATTATTGATACAACTAGATCCAGGCTATAGTCACCTGATTTTTTCGGCAAGACACTCCATCTCCACTCTGTAAAAGAACTATCAATAATTTGTTTCTGTGTAGTGATTGGTTTTATTATGAAAACACCCTCGTTCGGATCTACTAGTTCCACTTGCATTCTAGCAGAAGTTTTGATTGATTTTCTAACTACCCTACCCGAAATATTCTCTTCTATTTCTATATTTTTTTGACAAGATGAGATTCTTACCAATACTTGATAGTTTTTAGCAACTTGCATAGTATCAGGAACAGAATAGATTATTTGGCCACCTGATGTAGTGGTATTTCTTTTATTTTGTTTATTTTCTACAACGAGTGATTTTTGTCTTATCAGATTTACAGAATTATTATGATTATCTTCTATTTGCAATCTTCTAAAGCTGGGCATCGAAGATATAGTGTCGTAAATAATATTTCTTGTCTGTTCGTGTATAGGATCTCTTTGTATGGCATCAAAAACAAAATTATTATCTTGATTATCTATTTTTATTATACTCTTAGTATCTCTCATTCTACGAAGAACTTGACAACTAGATAAGAACAATAAAGTTAAAAGTAAAGTAAATCTCATAAATTATATATCTAAAAATTCATGATAACACTACTTTCTAAGATTTTTGTTTTCTTGAATCCACATTTTTCATACCAACTAATTGCTGGATTATTTGACAAAACTTCAACTTGAATATTATGATCTATATACAGAAGTTTCATATATTCAACAAATTCTAAAAAAACATTTTTCATAGAGGTTTTTTCGATATTCTTAACCCTGATAATATTATAAAAGTCCAATGTTTGTTCGTCTAATTTTCTACAACCCATAATACCCCAAATAGTACTATTTTCATGATGAGAAAGCATCATCCAGTCTTCCGGTCTTTCTAAATATTTTTCATACCAACTTATTTGATCCTCTGGTGTGATATCATCCTGATAGAAAAAAGACTTTTTGTTCAAGTTTTTCTGTGTTCTCAAAAGATCTAGATCATCTTTAGTTATTTCTCTTAGAAGATTTTTTGATAGAATTATTTGATGTTTTTTCATGTATTCAACCAATTATTTATACCTTTCGGTGTGTGATCTACTCTTATTGTGTAACATTATATGTGAAGGGAGTTGATTAGTTCTTATTCACGCCAAGCCCAGATCATATTATGATTGTGTTCTGTAGTAAAACCATTATCTGAAAAAATTTCCAGTAACTTATCGGGCTGGTGTATATGATATTCCAATACTATTTTAGAGATAGATTGTAAAAATTCAGGATTCATAGTTGGTAAAATTTCCCATTCGCATCCCTCACAATCTATTTTCAAAAAATCTATTTTTATATCTGATTCTCTAGCCCAATTTTCTAATATGACACCCTGACATTCAATCGATTCAACTTGATTATTTACGGATACATAGATTGAATTAAATATCGAAATTCTACTAGTATTGAGCGTGAGTAATTTCTCATTAGACCACACTGCAAGATTGTGACTATCAATGGGTAAATCCTCAAACGTCTCTCTGATAACTTTCGATAAAAATGGTGTAGGCTCGAAAGAATGCACAACAGACGCGCCACTGAGAATGCTCCAATAAGAAAATAGGCCTAAATTTGCGCCTATATCCACCACAACATCACCATCACTTATTTTGCAGAGTGGATGTTCATACGCATTTTCTAAAAAAATTTCATACAAAGTGAGTCCTGACCAGAGATCAGTGTTTGATATTTTTTTACCTATATTTTCTAATTTCCCAAAAATATCTAGTTTTTTGATATCGTTTGGAAAACTACCAGTAAAATCACATATTTTTAGAAAGATTTCATGTGTTAAACTATCTTCTACTAAAAAAGTCATAATTTGAGTAGTTCTAGGATAAGAAATGAAGAAAGAACCATAAGGATATACTTCCATTTCTGTAGCCCAGAAACACAATTGTGTATAGGTATCTATAAATTTTGCAGTCAATTGTCGTGGTTCGGTAAAATGACTTGTAAACTGTATTCCGTTTTTTTCGGGAAAAATAAAATCGAGTGTAATCATTAGATAAATTTTTTTATTTTGGTTTATAAATCTCAGATATTTTTTACAAATCTTTTCAAGATGGAATATTTATCTATATTTTTCTTTTCTATGTTGAATGTGTCTGTGTATGGTATAGTAGAATTGTCTACAACCACTAGTTTTTTATCGAAGGTAATAGATTCAAGATTGTTAAATATATGATCTAGATTTTCCATATACCAAACGCCTTTACTTAAGTTAATTTTTTTGTTATATATGACTACGTTATTTTTATCAGAGATGCTAATTGTAAAATCTATAGTATCAAATGGACAATCTGCAAAAACATAAAGTAATAAAATTAATTGTTCGGCTGATTCTGAGCAATAAATAGACGACGTAGTATAGTAATGAATACAAAAATCATCAGTTTTTGGAGATCCAGAAGAAAAATTCCAATTCCCCGGGCCAAATATTTCATTCATCACTTCATGATTTTGTATATTATTTTTATCTTGGCCGAATAACTTCAAGATAATATCCTCAAATGAATGATTTGGGTAATACTTTTGGAATATTTTATTATCTGAAAAATCCTCTTTAGGTATTTTGCTAGCTAATTTTTGAGTAATAGAAAATCCGAAGAAGTGTGGTAAAAACCAATTTGAAAATTGTGAAGAATTTTTTATGAAGTAATTATCGTATTCGATAGATTGTTCTAAAATTTTTTCTAGTTTTTCCCCGAAATTTTCTGGTATTAAGCAATCACCCACCAAATAAAAGGCGTAATTATACCCTTTATTCATCAAGAAATTTATAGCAGATGAAAATTGAGAAAATATACTTACCGACCAACCAGTAAAAATTACTCTGTCTAAAAAAATTAGATCCCAAATATTCAAATATTTTTGAAAAATAGGATCAGTTATACCTTCTATATTTTCATTTATAATGTGCGAATCATGAAAATAATACTGATTACATTTCTCAAATAAAAAATAATCACATTTTTCTATTATTTCGCTATTACATCTATGATGACTAGTAAGAAAAACGTCAATATTTTGAGATTTTAATGTAGTTATATTTTTTAGTAGTATATCTTGATCCTCTTCGCGCGAGGGATAACTATCTAAAATTAGTGCGAATTTCATCTGTGCTATTTTATTATTTTTTGTTGATTTTGTTTGAATGAAAAAATGAAATGAAAAACTAAAACTCAAAAAAACAATATAATCTACATGTCACTAATCACTTTTATAATACCATCACTAAACAGAGACACTCTATCTACTTCTGTAGAATCACTACTTAATCAAACTAATGAAGATTGGAGATGTATTATAGTTTATGATGGTGTTAGTGGTATATCTTTTTCTGATCCACGTATACAAACAATAGATTCTAAAAAATTAGGTAGTATGGCTAACTATGGTGGCGAATCAGGACTAGTCAGAAATATTGGAATTGCTCTCTGTAATACAGATTGGATTGGTTTTTTAGATGATGATGATACCCTAGATAGGAATTATGTTCAAACTTTATCTGATGAATATCTTGATTATGATTTTGTTGTTTGGCGAATGATTTTTTCTGATGGTATTATAATGCCACCTCTTGAAAGTGATGAAATAATTTGGGAGCGTGTTGGAATTTCATTTTGTTATAATCAAAAAAAATTAAGCAAAATATTTTTTGATAATAGTATCAGAGGAGAAGACTATTTTTTTCTAGAAAAAATGAAAAATCTAACTAAAAATTACACAGTCGCCAAAGAGATTTTATATAAAGTCAGACATTGAAAATAAATATGATGAAATGAATAGGAAAAAAGTATGGTATGCACCCAACAAATTTGAATCGTATGGGGAACAAGAAATTCAAGCAGTAGTTGATTGCCTACGATCTGGTTGGTTAGCAGGATTTGGTCCAAAGTCAATTGAATTTGAACAACGGATTTCAAAACATTTTGGAAAAAAATATGGTGTTTTTGTAAACTCAGGCTCATCAGCATGTTTGCTTGCTTTGGCAAGTTTACTCCTTCCAAAAGGAACTAAAGTGGTTACACCTGCTTGTACTTTTTCAACAACTCTTGCACCAATAATCCAGTTGGGTTTAGTGCCAGTATTTGTAGATGTTGATTTGAATACTTATGTAGTAAATGTAGATGAGGTGTTAGGTGTAATAACCGATGATGTTAAAGTTCTGATGTTACCTAATTTAATTGGTAATAAGCCTGATTGGAAAAAAATCAAAGAAGGTTTAATTGCTATGGGTAGAGAGGATATTATCTTAATTGAAGATTCAGCAGATACAGTTACCCACACACCAGAAACGGATATTGCTACTACAAGCTTTTATGCGTCACACGTTATTACTGCCGGAGGATCAGGTGGTATGGTGATGTTTAATGAAGAAAAACATCGTAATACTTGCTTACAATTTAGAGATTGGGGCAGGATTGGTGATAACTCAGAAGAGATGTCAGATAGATTCAATCATAATGTTGATGGAATACCATACGATTATAAATTTTTATACGGTGTATTAGGTTATAATATGAAATCATCAGAAATGAATGCTGCATTTGGACTTGTTCAATTAGATAGGTTTAGTGAGTTTGAAAAAATCAGAAGAGATAATATTGAAAGATATTTGGAAAATCTGAAAGATGTAGAGGAAATATTGCTACCGGATGATAGTATTAAACCAAATTGGTTAGCAATCCCGCTACAAACTGAAAAGAGATATGAGTTGCTTCACTTTTTAGAAGATAATAATATTCAAACAAGAGTAACCTTTGCGGGGAATGTAACCCGCCATCCAGTCTATAGAGAATATTTACAACCATTCCAAAATTCAGATACTATTATGAAAAATGGATTTTTATTGGGAGCACATCACGGTATGACAACCGAAGATGTAGATTATGTTTGTGATAAGATAAAAGAATTTTTTGTTAAGTAGAAATTTTACAGGAAATGAACTTTTTTAAAATACTTGTGCCATCCTATAACAATCAAGATTGGGTTGAATATAATTTGTCTAGTTTAATTTCACAGACCTATCAGAACTACCATGTTTATTATTTAGATGATGCATCTACGGATAATACTTATGAAATAGTAAAAAATTTAGTGGGTAACAATCCTAAGTTCACGATTATAAAAAAAACAGAAAATACATATCCTTATGGAATTTTAAGTTTTTTTGAATATTTAGATGATAATGATATCTATATGGCTGTATGTGGAGATGATTGGCTTTATGATGAAAAAGTATTAGAAAACTTAAATAATTTTTACAATCTTAATGATTATTGGTTAACATATGGTAAATATTATATACAGGATGAATCATACGATCTGAAGGAGGGACATCCTCAAAATACATGCTATCCAGATTTTGTTCACGAATATAAATTGTATAGAAGAGATGTTTGGCGAGCCAGTCATCTATTTACGTCAAGAGGATTTCTAATAAAGAAATTAAACCTAGTAGATCTGATTTCTAAAAAAAACGGAAAATGGTTCACACACGCTATTGATTTAGCAATTGTTTATCCACTTTTAGAAATGTGTAAAAAAGAAAAGATAGGTGTTGTTAATTTTCCCACATATGTGCTAAATCGACTACCAAATGTAAATGAGAGAACACTAGAAAGAGAAACTTCTGATAATATGGTATACGAACTAGAGATCAGAAATAAAAAACACTACAAAGAAGATTTTTCCGGGGAAAAAGTTCCCCAAGTTAACAGCTTTACTTTTAGAGAAGCTAATAGTATTCCAAAAAAATTTTCTTATGTATATAATCTCTCTGATGGTGAGTTTGATCTAACTGTATTAGAAGATTCTAACATACTCAAATATCTCAATGGAGAAATAATCATCAAAAGAGGGAAAATAGTTGCAGATATACACGAACCACCATACCTATTTGACCAACTTGAAGTTTATAATTTAGTGAAGAAAAATTATAAAAAGTTTGATTTGATATTGACATATGACGAAAGTCTTCTCCAGTTACCAAACGCAAAATTTAGGAACTTAGGGGGTGAAGTAGTTCTAAACAAAAATGTACATAAAACAGAGTGGCCTATTCATTGGTATTATAATCACTGTGTTCATTATGTAGATGGGTGGCCAAATCTAGCTGATGAAAATCTTTATTCACTATATTCTAAAAACAAATTAGTATCTTTTATTACTAGTAATAAATCAAACACTGATTTTCATAGATTTAGGGTAAATTGTGTAAATTTTTTATCCGATAACCATATGAAAGTTGATTTATTCGGTGTTGGATACAATGAAGTTAGAGCTAAATTAGATGGATTGAAGGATTACTCATTTTCAATTGCTATAGAAAACGGTTCACACAAAAACTTATTTACAGAAAAAATTTTAGATTGTTTTCTCACAGGAACTATACCCATATACAAAGGTTGTCCAAATATAGAAGAATTTTTCGATATTCGTGGAATAATTATTTTTGAAACTCTGGAAGAATTATTGGATATAATTAAAGGTCTAGACTATAATCTTTACAGATCTAAACAAGAGTATATTGAAAATAACTTCAATACTGCATTGTCTTGGTATTGGAATAATGATATATATTTTGATAAGTATTTGAGGCATTTAATCAAATAAAAAAAAATAATAAAAACAAAAAATGAAAAAAGTATTGGTCTTTACGGGCGCTGATGAAAAAATGAAAGATGTTTTCAATCTAACGATTCCTTCTAAATTGAATTACGCAAAAAAATGGAATTATGACTTCTTATTGATTAATTCATTCAAAGTTTACTCTCAGTATGGTATGGACGATAGACATATTGGATTTTCAAGATTCCTCCACGCAATGGAACTACTCAGTCATTATGATTATGTTATGTGGATAGATGGTGATTCCATAATTACTAATGACAGTTATAATATAAATGATTTTGTAAAAGGTGAAGAAAATTTTTTCTTCTCTTATGATTGGTTCACTGGACCAGGGCATAATCATATATGTTTCAGCTCTGGAAATTTTATATTGAAATCTAGCGAAGATAATGAATTTCTTAGAAAAAGCTTTCTAGATATTTCACAAAACCAATTGAATAGTGATGTGCAAGAACAGGGAGTATTGAATGACATGTTTTCCCTACCCGAGTTTACTAAATACTTCAAAATTTTAGAACACAAATATTTGAATTCTGTTCCTAATTATGTTAGTGAAACTGGAATTTGGCAGGGTCGTCCGTCGATTACTTTTCCATGGAACGAAAATTCTTTTTTAGCACATTTTACAGGCATCACCAATCTAGACAGAGTCGACATAATTACTAATAATTTCCAAAAATTCTTACTTTAAATGAAATATTTTTTTGAACAAAATAGAGAATGTGGATTTTTCCAGTTTCAATATAATTGTTGGTTGTCTTAAATGGTTGGAAGATAACTCAATAGTTGATTTTTACATAAAATGGAATAATATATTATACCAAACTGATAATAAAAATCTTTTCGACAAATTTTTTTTCAACCAAAAACCCATAGACAACCACAATCCAGAAGATATTATTAATATAGATACTATGAAAGTAGGGAATATCTATGAGTTTATTCATAATATTGAATTATGCAAGACACTAAATAAAATATTAATAAAATATGGTCATTTTGACAATGCTGTATGTAAAAAATGTAGTGAGTTATGTATATCTAGAGAAAATTCACTAGGAGTTCATGTAAGAAGAACAGATCATCATCTACACGGAGAATTTTTAGATAACGATTTTTATTATAAAGTAATTGATAATAAACTTCAAGAAAATAATTATAAAAATATTTTACTTATTACCGATGAGAATAAAGTAGTAAAAGAATTTGTATCAAAATATGGAGATCTAATAATGTTAAATGAAAATATTTATAGAAGTGATGATGAAAATCCGATACACTACAAACATTTAGAAAATATCGACGGACTAGCAGAAGAAATTATGATAGAGGCTATTTCACTATCTAGATGTGAAGAGATAATTGTCACATCTAGTAATGTTTCCGGATATTCTTTGATGTTGAATCCTCAAATAAAATTTGAACAAATAGATAAACACATCCATTATCATGATTACTGAAAATATACGATACAAAATGTAAAACTTATATAATTTTCGTGAATAGAATAAATATGAGGATCGTATACGTGACGGGTTGTCTAGGTTTCATAGGTTCATATGTAACTAAAACTTGTTTAGATTTGGGTTGGTATGTTAAAGGTGTGGATAAAATAACTTATGCAGCAAATAGAGATTTATTAACACAATTTAAAAAATATCCAAATTTTTCATTTGTTCAATGTGACATAAATGATTTGAAATTTTTATACGATTGTGATTATTTAATAAATACCGCGGCAGAAACTCATGTCGGTAATTCAGTAGCAAACAGTGATGATTTTATTCACTCCAATATAAATGGAGTTCATAATTTGTTAGAACTAATTAAAAATCATAGAGGAGAAAATATAAGTAAACCAACATTATTACATTTTAGTACCGATGAAGTTTATGGTGATATTGAAAAGGGTGAGCATATTGAAACAGATTTATTAAAACCATCAAACCCATACTCGGCTACAAAGGCAGCCGCTGATATGTTAATTATGGCGTGGGGAAGAACATATGGATTACCATATATCATAGTAAGGCCTACAAATAATTACGGTATTGGCCAGTATGTTGAAAAGTTAATACCAAAAACTTGCAAATATCTAAAGTTAGGTAGAAAAGTTCCACTACATAATGGTGGGACACCAATACGAAATTGGTTGCACGCACAAGATACTGCTGATGCGATAATCACAATTGTAAACGCAGGAGTTAAAAACGAAATTTATAATATTTGTGGCGGATTTGAGCAAAATAATTTGGAAACTGTGAAAAAAATTTGTATATTAGACAATAAAAATTTAGAAGAGTTGGATAATTATATTGATTTTTCTTATATAAGACAAGGACAAGATGTTAGATACGCTTTAGATGATTCTAAATTACAAAAGTTAGGATGGAAACCAAAAAAAGAATTTGATAATGAACTTCCACAGATTGTCGATTATTATAAAAATAAGTTTATATGGTAAGAGTGGCCGATTATGTAGCATCATTTTTAGAACAAAAAAATATTAAACATGTATTTGAAGTAACAGGAGGTGGGGCTATGTTTTTGAATGATGCTATTGCCCAAAGTAATATTAAACCTGTATTCTGCCATCATGAACAAGCATGTGCTATGGCAGCAGTTGGTTATACTAAAGTTACTAATGATGTTTCTGTAGTAATCCCAACAACAGGGTGTGGAAGCACAAATACAATAACCGGACTTTTAGATGCTTGGCAAGATAGTCATAAAGTTATGTTTATATCTGGGCAAGTTAATAAAAAAGATACAACTTTTTTAAAAAAAGTTTCCTTAAGAAAATTAGGAGTTCAAGAAGCAAATATAATTAAAATTGTTGAATCTATTACCAAATATGCCGTTATGATTGAAAGTGCTGAGGATATAGCATACGAGCTAGAAAAGGCATATCATTTATGTACTTCAAACAGACCAGGCCCTGTTTGGATTGATATCCCCCTAGATATACAATCTACTTTAATTGATGAAAATAATCTACATCATTATACTCCTGATGATATAATAATAGATAATAAATCTGTATCTGTACTTATGAGATACTTAAATGATTCAAAACGCCCTATTATTATAGCAGGTAATGGTATAAACTTATCAAATACCAAACAAGCATTTAAAAAATTTGTTGAGAAGCACCAAATACCAGTAGCTGTAACTTTTCTAGGAACTAATCTTCTCCCTGAAAACCACCCGCTATATGTTGGCAGAATAGGTTTAAAAGGTACTAGAGCAGGAAATTTTGCTGTAGCCAACTCAGATCTTATTATAGGATTGGGAACATCATTGAGCATACCAGCAACTGGTTATCAATATCATTTATTCGGTCGAAAAGCTAAAATTGTAGTTGTTGATATTGATAAAAATGAACATCTTAAAGAAACTGTAAAAATTGAACAAATAATTGAAGATGATTTGACAAATTTTTTTGCAACTGACTCTTCGAATTATATAAATAATAATCAAGAGTGGATAAGTAAATGTATTAATTGGAAAAATATGTGGCCTGTTTTTGATAGAGATGATATCAACCAATTAAATATGTATTCCTTTTCTAAAGAGTTATCTGAAATATCTAAAGATTCAATTGTGATAACAGATGCTGGTTCATCTTACTATGTATTAGCTCAATCTTTAATTAATAATAAACTTATAATCCCCTCAGCTCAAGGAGAAATGGGGTTTGCATTGCCAGCTGCCATAGGAGCATGCTTTGCTAATCCAAACTCAACTATTATTGGTGTTACAGGGGAGGGTTCCTTTCAATTTAATATCCAAGAATTACAAACTATTGTTGAAAATAAGTTACCTATAAAATTGTTTATATTAAATAATGGGGGTTATCTATCTATTAGAAATACTCAAATTAAATTCTTTAATCAAAGACTATCTGGAGAAAGCCCATCTTCAGGAATATCCTTCCCTGATGCTGAAAAAATTGCTTATGCATACGGATTTCCATTTACTCGAATTAACGATATAAATGAACTAAAAGCAAAACTAGAAACAATTATCAATTATAAAGGATATTATTTATGCGAAATAATATGCCCCCCTAATGAAGAAATTTACCCAACTTCTGCTACACTACAAACAGATGATGGAAAACTAATATCCCAGCCTCTTGAAAATATGTTTCCGTTTTTGCCAAAAGAAATATATGAGAAGGAAATGATCATACCAATATACAAATAATAAAAATATAAAAGCAACATGAAACAAAATAAAGCATTAATAATGACCTATGAAGGTTATAAAGACTACGAAGCCATTTATCCATACTATCGTCTACTCGAAGAAGGATTTCAAGTAGATGTTATATCAAATACTATCAATAAGGTAAAAGGAATATTAGGAGGATCAATTCCAAGTCATTTTTTGCTTAAGGATCTACAAGATCTAGACAAGTTTGAAAAATTCCTAAACGAATATGATATTCTTATCATCCCAGGTGGTGTAATATCATTAGAAAAGCTTCGTTTAGAAGTTACAGCAGTTAAGTTTATTATTAAATGGAATAAACTAGGCAAGATTATTGGAAGCATCTGTTCTGGTGCGCAAATGCTTATCACAGCAAAAATCTTACAAGGAAGAAAAGTGTCTGCTTATTATAGCATGGAACAAGATATTTGGAATGCCGGAGCTATATTTGTTGATGCACCCGCAGTAGTTGATAATAATATTATAAGTAGTCCACACTATAAATGGGTTGGCCATTGGATGAAAGAGTTAATAGAAACCTATAATAAGTTAAGTCATGAGTCATAATAAAAACATTGTAAAAAAACCATGGGGGTATGAGTATCTTGCTTATGAGAATGAGGAAGTAGGTTTGTGGTTTCTTAATATTAAGAAAGATCAAAGTACCTCAATGCATTGCCACCCAACTAAAACCACAGGATTAGTTCTTTTAGACGGAATTGCAGAGATATCTTTTTTAAGTGATAAGAGAATACTACAAGGTTTAGATAAGGTTATGATCCGTAGAGGATTGTTTCATCAAACTAAAGCATTATCCGACCAGGTATTATTACTTGAGATTGAGACTCCAAAAGATAAACATGACCTGGTTCGATTGTTTGATAAATATGGAAGAGAGTCTAAACCATATGAGAATAATAGCTTTGAGTATCCGAAAGAGTCTGATTGCCTTTGGATCAAAGAACCGGAACTTAACCAATCATACATCTACGATTTTGGTGGGAACACTCTTACAGTAGAAAACATAAATGACATAGATGTTATAAACAAAAAAAAAGACACAGATCTACTCATATTTCTTAGAGGTGGTTTAGTTCGAAACATCAACAACAGAGCTCACCTAGTCACTATTCCTGGTGATGTAGGTTTCGCAAATATTATTAAACAAGTATCAAGTCAACTAGATGGTGTGACTGACAATACTATTATAATGACAATACAAAAGTATGATAGATAAATTCCCACCTGGATTTGAAAATGATGTCAATAACATTGCGATTGACTTTGATGGGGTCATTCACAACTTCGACAAGGGTTTTCACGATGGCACCTGTTATGGTGAACCTTTACCTGGATCACTAGATGCTATTAAAAAACTAGCTACACAATACAACATAATCATATTTACCGCCAAGGCAAAACCAAACCGACCACTAGTAAATGGTAAGACTGGCACTCAACTTGTATCTGAGTGGTTAGAGAAGCACAATATATTAGATTACATCTCAGAAATAACATCAGAGAAACCTAGGGCCTTTTTATACATAGATGATAATGGTTATAGATTTAATAATTGGAATGATACTTTAAACTTTATTGAGAATGGTTTTAATTGATTCTAACAAATTCAGAGCAGTAATGTATGAGTGTATGTTATCAACTGGTGTTGAGGCTGAAGTTGCTAATACAGTAACTGAATCGCTAATTGAAACCTCTTTAAAAGGTGTTGACTCTCATGGTATTCACTTATTTCCACACTATTATAAGGAATTAAATCTTAATAGGCTCAACAAGAATTCTAACATTGAAATAAAGCAAAAAAGTCCTTCTGTATCTATACTAGATGCTAAAAATACATTTGGACATTTTGCTGGAAAAAAAGCTATGTTAGAAGCAATTCAATTAGCACAACATACTGGAATTGGGGTTGTTAGTGTAAAGAACTCAACACATTTCGGTGCAGCTTGGTACTTTACTGATATTGCTGCAAGATATGAAATGATTGGGTTGGCATTAACTAATACTGAAGCATTGGTCAATGCTTATGGTAGCAAAGAAACTTTTTTTGGAACTAATCCAATAGCTTTTTCAGCCCCAATGAGAGATGAAAATCCTTATTGTTTAGATATGGCAACTTCTACAATACCTTGGAATAAAGTTAAAAATTATAAAAGACAAAATAAGCCCCTAAAATTAGAATGGGCCTATGATAATAATGGACAACCAACTATAGATCCTCATCAAGCCGTATCACTCAATAGTGTTGGCGGCTATAAAGGATTTGGACTAGGAATGTTTATTGAAATATTATGTTCAGGACTGACCACGGGCCCAATGAGTAAGCAGATTGCACCCCTTTATGACTTATCCATAACATATGATAGAAATATAAGCCACTTTTTTATGGCGTTAGATATCTCTAAGTTTGTATCTGTTGATTGGTTTAAAGGTTATCTTTCAGATATGGCTACTCAAATTAGGAATTTACCAAAAGTGGGAACAAATGATGTTATGATAGCAGGTGATAAAGAAAAAATGTCATATGAACATAGAAAGATTAATGGTATACCTATAGAAGATTCTATATTATTGGAATTTCTTTTAATTTCAAATAAGTTTAATCACACTATTTTATGAAAATATTAATCACAAGAGGTAACAATTATATTATAAAAAGCTTATACTCCACACTAAATTTTAAACCGATAAACCAATAATAATATGCAATTTTTTAAAAAAACAAAAAACAATACTTTTTTTGATAAAAGTAAAACTCTAACAGAGATAGCTAATAATCTAGAAACAGATAAAGGTACAGCTGATAAGGCTACTCTTTCATGGGGAAAAGACTGGCCGGAACACATATGTTGGGGTTACACAGAAACTTATGAAAAATATATGGCTCCATACAGACAAACCTCTATTAAATTATTTGAAATAGGGATTTGCGATAAAAGATTTCCTTATGCCTCTCCTAAAATGTGGCTTTCTTATTTTAAAGATATTGATTTATATTGTGTTGATAATTTTTGGGGCTCATATTTGACAGATAAAATAGAAGAAATCAATATGATTAATGAATGGGGAGTTAATTTTATATATGCTGATCAAGGAAATTTTTGTGATTGGAATGAAATTAAACAAGAATGCCCTAATGATTTTGATTTCTTTGTAGAAGATGGTAGTCATTGGCCTAATCATATGATTGTAAGTTTATGGCAAGCCAAAGATATTATTAAATCAGGTGGATATTATTTTATGGAAGACTTACAAAATCCAAGATATACACGAGGTAAATTTAAATATGACAATTCATTACTTACAGAAGATCTTTTAATGGCTGAACATACTGGAGTAATTAAATCTCATTTTTTACATGATAAACAAAACCAAGAACTTCAAGATAGTTTTGAACTTGTAGAAATGGTTTTAGACAAACAATTAGTAAATTATTTAGCTGTATTTAGAAAAAAATAAACAAAAAAATAAAAGAGTTTATTACATATATAATCTAATATATGCCAATAGAAAATAAGCGACAAGTATTAATAACAGGTGGTAATGGTTATATAGCTAAAAGTTTATATAATTCATTGAAAAATTCATATGAAATAACCACACTAACCAGAAATAACTTTGATTTAAATCATTTTAAAGTATTGGATTCATATCTAAAACACAAATATTTTGATGTAGTAATTCATTGTGCTGTAAGCGGTGGTAGTAGACTTAAAGAGGATATTACCAATGATATGGATAATAACCTTCAAATGTATTATAACCTGCTCAATTGTAGGGATAGATTTGGAAAATTAATCCACTTTGGTTCGGGTGCAGAAATAACTCAACCAGAATCTCCATATGGGTTGAGTAAAAGAGTAATAGCTAAATCTATATTGGAGCAAGAAAATTTTTACAATATTAGGATATTTGCTGTGTTTGATGAAAATGAGTTAGATACACGATTTATTAAAGGAAATATAAAACGATACATAAATAAAGAGCAAATAATTATACACCAAGATAAATTTATGGATTTCTTTTATATGAAAGATTTAGTTTCATTGGTTGATTATTATATTCAAAATGAAAATCCACCAAAAGAAATAGATTGTTCATATCAAAAATCGTATAGTTTATTAGACATTGCAAATATAATTAATGAATTAGATAGTCACAAAGTTAATATTAGAATTGAACAACATGGAGTAGCAGAAAAGTATTGTGGCGTTCCTCAAATGCTTTTAGAATATGTTGGTACAGAACAAGGTATAAAAAATGTATACCATTCTATGAAAAAATAGAATAATTCTACTACTTTTCAGATTATATCTAAAGAAATCCATTCTTTCAGATACCAGTTATAATTAATAAATTGATGAATTTGGTCACTTAGACCAATATACATTTTAGGACAAATTACAATCTTATTTTGATGTTGATTCAAATACGCGCCCCAAAAACTAAAACTGCTATTTGCTATAATATTATGATCGCACATAGTCATCATACACATATCTACATGATTTGAATTATTTTCTGAAAAGTATATATGTTCACTAATGATATTATCCTTACACCAGGATATATCATCTGAAAAAACAACAATTTTAAATTTTTCAAACAAAGTTGAAAAAATAGATATGGATTTTTTGAAATAGTTGAGTGATAAATTCAAAGATGAAAGTTGTAGGTAATCACCTCTACGAACGTGTAGTGATATTATTGGTATTTGATCACTACCTTTGATGAGTTCGATATTTTTTTTTTTGCTAATTCTGTAATTTCTTTTTTGAAATTCAATATTTTGATTAAATCATTCCTATATTCATGCCAATAATGATATGTATGAAAATAACCCTGGATATCCCAATTAAAATTCGAATCCAATTTAAATACATCATCATCTTTTATTGTATTCTGTAAATTATAAGTTTTATCTATTGGTTGGACATCTTCGGTTGAACATAGATAATGATCTAATTCAAAGGCATTAAATAGTTGAATAGGATAACATTTATTGTCCCAGATGGTATTTATATATTCTCGAAAAATTTTTATTTCTATTCCTAAATGTCTAGAAACAGCATATAGACCAGCAAACTGTGTAATCTGCGAACCGAAAAAAGCATTCAGAGTTAAATTTGTTTTTGTTATGTATGACATTTTGATAATTTATTTTTAATATCTATTTAAAGAACTTAAATTATTCTATATTCTTATCTGTTTGTTTATTGTAAAAACCTAACCAATATTCAATCATTTCATCCAACATACTCTCAAAATTATATTCGGGTTTCCAACCGGTAGCTGAAATGAGTTTACTACTATCGCCTTTCAGATGGTTCAGTTCTTCTGGCCTCAAGAATTTTTGATCAATTTCTACGTGGTTTTTGTAATCTAATTTCAATTTAGAAAAAACATATTCACACAAATCTCTAACTGAATGTGATAAACCTGTTGAGCACACAAAATCATCTGGCTTTTTCAATTGTAAAATAAGCCACATAGCCTTAACATAATCTTTTGCGTGTCCCCAATCTCTTGTGGCCTCGAGATTACCTAGTTTTAGTCTTTCAGATAATCCAAGACTAATTCTTACTGCTTCTTTACATACCTTGTTAGTCACGAAATTTGTTCCTCTTCTGGGTGATTCGTGATTAAATAATATACCATTAGATACAAATAAACCATAGGAATATCTATAATTTCTACATATATTGTAGCTAAAAACTTTGGAACATCCATAGGGTGAGACCGGACTCATAGGTGTTGTTTCTCTTTGAAAACCATCAGGATCAATATTATTTCCAAACATTTCAGAAGAAGAGGCTTGATAAACTTTGATGTTTGTATCTATAATTTTCACTGCTTCTAACAAATTCAGAGTACCTATGGCCGTTACGTTAGCTGTATAAATTGGCTGGTCGAATGATATACGAACATGTGACTGAGCCGCAAGATTATATATTTCGTCTGGTTTTACTTTTTTTATAACACTTATCAACGAGGATAGATCGGTCATATCGGCATAATCGAGATTAACACTATCGTGTATTTTTTCTATTCTGTATGTTTGGTTTTCTGATACCGAATTACGTTTTAAAGTTCCAAAGACCTTATAATTTTTTTCTAATAAAAACTCCGCCAGATAAGATCCATCTTGGCCGTTTATTCCAGTTATTAATACTTTTTTCATATAGATTTATTAATTACTTCTACTATTAATTTTATTTCCTCACTTTCTAGTTGATGGTTGTTTGGCACGTAAATTCCTAATTCATGCACAAGATTACTATTTGGGAAAGAACCTTGACCATATCTTTCATACCAGAATGGTTGTTTTGACATAGAACCACAAATGAGTGGTCTACATTCAATATTGTTTTTTTCTAACTCTTTTATTAAATTAGATCTGCTTGGTGAAATTATTGGATAGGCAAAGTTGCTTATAAAAGAATCATTCGGCGGTTCAATTTTCCAAAAATTATTTTTTATTTGACTGTGATAAAATTCATAATTTTTATTTCTTTTATCTATTATATCGTTGATTTTTTTTAGTTGTTCCAGGCCTATAAAAGCTTGTAGATCCGTAGATCTTATATTAAAACCAGGGTAATAAAAGGTATAAAGTGCACTAAAATCATCAATAGAATATTTTTTTCTGAGATCTTTTTGTTTTGATTTTGGTAAATCTCTATCCCATCCATGCGATCTTATAGATAATAAAATATGGTATAATTCCTCATTATCGGTAGATATCATACCACCTTCTATTGTTGACATATGGTGACCAAAATAAAATGAAAAAGTTGAAATATCCCCGAAATTTCCTAATTTTTTGCCTCTATACATTGAACCAATAGATTCGCAGGTATCTTCTACCAATAAAATATTATTTTTTTTACATATATCTATTATTTCATCCATTTTATTGGGTACTCCAAGAACATGAACTAGTATTATAGCACCAGGATCTTCAAATTCTATTATTTTTTGTAGTGAATTTATATCCAAACCCAAATTTTCTCTATCACAATCACACATTATTGGATCCAGGCCTAGTTGAATTATTGGTGAAACTGTAGTAGCCCACGACACAGCAGGAATTACCACTTTTTTGTTTTTTAATTTACCAGATAAATAAAGTGAATATATTGATGCTAAATTTGCTGATGACCCTGAATTGACGAAAACTGAAAATTTTACACCTAACCATTTTGACCATTCTTGTTCGAATTGAATAGTATAATCACCTTTGGTCAATCTAGGATTTTTTTGTAACCAGTTTATTAAATTTCCGATATCATGCTCATCTATTGTATCTTTAATTAAGGTAATTTTTTTCATGATCTAATGTTGGGATAATTTTTTTTAAACCAAGTTATAGTTTTTTCTATCCCTAAGTGCAAATCTGTGAATTTGAAATCTGTGGGTGCATCGGTGGATGCTGTTTTCTTAAATTGTCCTGTTGGTTTATTTGGGTCTAGAATGAGATCTTTAGATAATATTTCCATTTTTTCGCAAATAATTGTTGCTATTTCTAAAACACTATGTTCTTTTGGGTTTACAGCCATAAAAGGTTTGTCTACATTCCAATTTTCAAGAGCCCAGATTATCAATCTAGCTAAATCTTCCGAATAAATGAGTTGTCTGAGAGGGCTACCATCCCCCCACAAAATCATAGGTTGTGAACTTGTTTTGGATAAAAAAGACCTATGGATTATAGCGGGTACCAAGTGACCGTTCTCTAAGTTGAAATTGTCGAATTCACCATAAACATTCGTTGGAACCACTGAGATCCAGTTGTGTCCATAAATTTTTCTTATCATTTTGGTTAAATCACCAGAAAGTCTCTTTGCGAATGCATATCCGTGGTTAGAAGGATGAGGATCACCCATATTGATTTGGTCCGATGTTAATGGATAAAGAATATTTTTATCTGGAAAAATACAAGTCGAAAGAAGATTTACAAAAAAAGGAACTTCATTTTCTATGAGAGATTCTACCACATTGTTGTTTATAATAAAATTTTGTAAAAAAAAATCTTTGTTGTTGTTCATGTTGGCTTGAACACCTCCAACTTTTGCGGCGCAGTGTATAACAGCATTTACTCCATTATTCTCGCAGTGATATCGAAAATATTCTTTTGTTTCTTCTCTATTCAATAGATCTATTTCTTTTTTTTCGTGAAAAATATGTCCTTGTCCTAATAATCTTTTCAAAGCAGAACCCACTAATCCATCAGATCCTGTTATGAGGTACTTTTTATTTATATTCATAAATTATTAGTATTATATTTTTTTTTTATATTTTAGTTCAAGTGAGTTGAAAATTTATATGTCTGGTCATAGAAACAACAGAAGTCTTTAGCTTCTATAATAAATTTCTAAAATAGTATCTAAATAATATAAAAAGTTCAGATCATGTATGTGAATCTCAAATAATACCAGAAAAATATAGAAAAAGATATAAAAAACCTCTAAAAAGAAGATCTTTGATAAGCCCAAAACACAACAATCTTAGGTCGTTGTGTAGTTCATTCTATCAAAATAAAATTTCAGTGGCTCTATGGTTATTCCTATTCCATCTGGATATTTTTGGCAAAGATTTTCCGTATTCGAGATACCTATCTCAATATAATCGTATTTCAAAACATTAAGTTATTTTTTGAGTTAGTTCAAAATATAACAACAGATTTATTTCTTACCGGTCTTTTTAGCCCCAGACTTAATCTCACCAACAGTTGCTTTTGGTTTAGCTTCTGATACTTTCTCTTCAGTTACAGGTTTTGACTTTTTTACTTTTTTCTTTTTTGGTGCCTCTTGTTGAGTTACAGCATCGGTAATCTGTGGATTGACAACCGCTGGCTCTGCCTCCATTTTGAGAGGTTCTGGACTAATCTCGTAAATTCTCTCTTCTTTATAAGGAAGAACATTTATTGTAGTTTCTGCTACAACAGCTGTCTCTACTGTGGGTAGTTCTTGCGAAGTTTCTTGAGTTTGAAAACCCAACATTTTCTTAAAGTAATTTAAAATACTCATAGGTTGTTTATTTTTTTTATTTTTATATATAATATATTCCTTTTTCATCCAAAGTTTTTTTCAGGCAACACTTTATCACTTTTTTCATATATAACTTAAAATTATCTCACGGATTGAAATTTCGTTACGACAAGGCTTCAGAAAAATTGATAGTTTCTGATTCTACTAGAACAGAGTATCACCAGTTAAATCTTTGGCTAACAAGAAAAGTTAAAGGTTACCAGTATATGCCTGCCTATAAAATGGGGATCTGGAGAGGAGACCAATCCTACTTCGATAATGGGAAAGTTAATCTAGGTCTTTGGAAAGAATGCCTCAAAGCTCTAAAAGAGGTCGGAACTGGTTTTGGTATCGAGAATAAAGAAGATTTTCCACTTAATCGTGATGTTACTCTAGAGAGTGTAGAAAACTTCTGTAAAGAGTTCTTCAAAAATCACCAGACCAAAACAAAAGATGAGCAATGGATCGATTTTCAACCTTACGATTATCAAGTAGCAACAGCTTTCAAAGTCTTAAAGAACAGGTATTGTATGGCTGAGATAGCTACCTCTGGCGGTAAATCTCTCGTGCTTTCGATTATTATTTTCTATATCTTGAAAAATATAAACCCTGATGCAAAGTTTCTGATTATTGTTCCAACGATAACTCTGGTAACTCAGTTTTATGAAAATATTATGGAGTATAACTATGGTTTTAACTACCTAACTAACTGGGAAACTCGTTGTGATTTTCGTAGTGGGAATATTGATCCTATCAAGGAACTTGAACCTGATTATTCTCCGGCTAAAATTAAAATGGAAGAGATCATGTCCGATAGGCCTAGAAGATGGCAAGGTGTTGATCAACCAAATATCTACATCGGAACTTATCAATCACTTGATAAATGGCCCAAAAGTTTTTTCACACAGTTTCATACCGTAGCAGTCGATGAAGCTCACATGACCAAAGCCCAAACACTAACTTCAATACTTAAAAAAACTTTCGGTCACGCCTATAACAGGTTTGGTGTATCTGGAACATTTCCCTCGGATGATAGTTTAGAGATTCTTACTATACAATCTGTTTTAGGTCCAAGAGTTACTCAAATCGAAGCCGATGAGCTTATAAAGAGAGGAGCTATCACACAAATGCAGATCAAAGGTGTTATCTTAAATCATCAGGATCCAGAACTGAATACACGACTTCACGAAATCAAAAAGTTAGGAGCTGGTCGAGATGCTTTTCAGATAGAAAAAGATACTATGCAAGCTTCAGAAAAGCGTCTAGACTTTATCAAAAAACTAGTTGATAAATGCCAAGATAATACACTCGTTCTTTTTCATAATATTGATTATGGAACAAGAATATTTGAGAAGTTATCAAAAGAATTACCAGATAAAGAATTTTTCTATATCGATGGTGAAGTTGGTGGTAAAAGGCGAGAAGAGATCAAAAAACAAATGGAAATAACAAATGATAAGGTAAAAATTTTAGTTGCTTCTTTCGGAACACTCTCAACTGGGGTGTCTATCACTGCTATTTTTAATGTAGTTTTTGCTGATTCATTCAAATCCGAACAAATCATTATACAATCTATCGGTCGTGCGCTTAGAAAACATCAACAGAAAAAAGTAGCAACTATTTTCGATCTAGTTGATGTATTTGATGGTACTAAAATGAATAACATACTTTATCGTCACTTTATAGAACGACAGAAGTTTTATCTAGCTAGAAACTATCCCTTTACTACTATAAAGTTAAATTTATGAACTTTTAAGAAATAATATATAAAAGAAAGAAAAAAAGATGAAACATTTTGGATCTTTTATATTATTATTTTCTCTTACTCTTACTACATCTTGCACATTTAAAAACTATGATAGTGCGAGAACTAATGGTTACCATGATGATCTTTATCGTAATTATCAAGATGGTAGTAGAGAAAGTGTCCAAGTTTCTAATAATTTAATAGCTACACCAGATAACTACTCTCTTGGTTATAGAGATGGTATTTCTGATGGTGTCGGTCTAGGAGTAAGAAACATCTATACAAATAATTATTTTCCCTTTTACTATAACTGGAACTTTGGTCTAGGTTACTATTGGGATCCTTTTCTTTTTAGATACGGTAGAGGTAATTATTTTTGGAACTTCAATAATCCGTGGAGTTTCGGCTGGTCTAATCCCTGGCACTGGAACTACTATTCGAACCCTTGGTGGGGTTGGTCAGGTGGCTGGTGGGGATATCCAAATTTCTGTGGCCCCTACTATCGAGATTGGAGATGGGCCTACAACCCGATCTATCGTCAAAATTCTATTTATAGACAAGGTCCTAGAACAACTTTCGGATCTAGCCGTAATCTGTATCAATACCGTAGATCCTTGGAAGGTAACTCACCAAGGAGAGCAGAGTCTTCATCTCGTCGAAGTTTTTTTGGAAGAGGATCATCCACTACTACAAACACTAATAGAAATTTAAGCTATTCTAGATCTACAGAAAGAGAATCAAGAAATACGGCTACTAATAGAATATCAAGAGAATATACGTCTAGACCAACACATAGAGAGGCACCTACTACATCATCACCACGAACTCCAAGAACTTATACGCCTTCTTATACACCATCTACACCAAGAAGATATACTCCATCGACACCCAGGTCTTATACACCATCAACACCAAGAACATATACGCCTTCTTATACTCCATCGACACCTAGGTCTTATACGCCATCATATACACCCTCGACACCGAGAACTTATACACCAAGAACCTACACCCCTTCAACTCCTAGAACCTACACACCGAGAACTTATACGCCTTCAACTCCTAGAACCTACACACCATCATATACACCTTCGAGAACAAGTCCTGTATATAGATCAAGAGATTAGTTGAGAACTATTGGTTATTTTTTCAATAGTTTTTTAGCGTATCTTTTTGCTAGAACTCCATGTTTATTTGCGATTTCATATGCTTCTATCTCAAATGGATGGTCTCTATATTTATGCTTTTTTTCTAGCTTGTAATATTTTTTCTCACTTTGTAAATAGTGTACATACTCATGAACAATCGTATTTGCTACATCAAGACAATTTTTATGTGATGGTTTGAAGATACATATTACATTTTTATTCCAGTCATAATAGCCACAATTCTGTGGCTCTGATAGACAAGGTCTATTATATAGAATTATTCTAGGAAATATACTCTGATGCTTACTATAACCAAAATTGGATACACAATAATCAATAATTAGATCTACAAACTTTCTATTAACTTTCTCTAGATTCATAATCACCTATTTTTCTACAAATATAATAGAAAAGGTGATAGGATCCAAATTATTGGATCGTAAGCCAAAAAATGTAGGCAAGAGCGCCCAAAAAAGTGGCACCAAGCCCAAAAAGTATGATTCTACTCACTAACTCAATCAAAAATCTTGTTTTCATATTAAATATTTTAGTGTGCAAATATAGGTAAGTTTTCGTTAAAAACCAAACTTTTTACCATAAAATTCGTAATTTTTTTCTACAGATTCTCTTTGACCAAACTTTAGTGCTACTTCTTCTGAATCAAATATTGCATCAACTGGACAAACTCTTATACATAGACCACAATCAATACAAACATCTGGGTTGATATACATTTGATCACCTCCGTCTTCTATACAATATACCGGACAAACCTCTATACAAGAGCCGTCTTTTTCACCTACACAAAGAGAAGAAATTATATGAGACATTTTTTATATATAGTATAAATGGATGAGAAATTTTTACAGGATTCAATAGATCTTCTCAATAGAAAGGGTCTTGATTTTGACACAGAGATATTAAGCTCGAAAACCTATATTTATATCTATCTTCGTGGTGAAGTTGAGATAGAAAAATTGATTGAGATATGGGGCATTCTCGATACTCTTGATTTCAACATATGGAGAGGCTGGAGCTGCCAAGTCGATATTTATACGCTTCACTCAGAAAAAGTTATTGAATTTTCAGTAGTAGGTAAAAAAACTTATGCCGCACCTACTTATAATTATCCAAGCTATACACCACCAGCAGCACCTATAACACCAACAACTACGAAGGAGCCTAAAACCTATAAGAGATATAGCTTTCCCAACTCACTGACTCCGAAACACCGTTTTGAGATTACCACTGGTGAAAAAAATAAAATAGAATTAGATTCTATACGTGAAGAATTTCAAGATGGTCAAATTGATCTTCTGAGTAAAATTTTCGAAGGAATATTTTCTGACGATCTAGAAGGCCCTCTAAACTACAAACACTGGGATTATTATTACTGGCGAATAAGAGAAAGAGGAGCTATAAAATGTGATGTAGAAGTTGAAAAGTTCAGAGGCCCTCTCTATCTTGTAACTATATCACTTTATCCAAAATATTCACCTTCCAGAGTGTTCAAATGTGAGAACTTAGCTGAGATAGATTTACTCATAAAAGAATACTTTGATTGGGTGCCCTTTTAACCTATGATAGACTCTAAAATAATACTTGCCGAAAATCTACTCAAACAAAAACGAGTAGACTATGATCACGAAAAAATAGACGACACATCTGTTGTATTTTTTTTATTCCTACCAAAAAACTCAACGATCGATAATCTCGTCAATCTCTGGACTACGATAGATGATTTAGACTTTAGAACATTCAACGGTTGTACAACCAAAGTAGATGTTTACCAAGAAAGAGGAGCTAATGTTGTTGAGCTTACGGTGCAAGAGAAAAAGAGTAGTTTTTACGGACTTCTTCCAGCTAGAGTGACACCACCGACTACGCCTCAATTACCAGCAGCTGTTGAACTATCCAAAGATCCTTCTAAAGATTACCTAATATCAGATTATGAATATAATCAATCTTTACAAAAACTTACTAGAACAGTAATGTCTGGTGACGAACTTGCCGATATAGAAGAATACATACAAATGTCGTATTATGGTTATGAGGGGCCTTTTTATACGTTTGCAGATCTTCAAGATAGTATTTATTTCAATATTATTGAGCCTATTGAAAAATCTCTTAGAATTATACCAAAACCAGGTGAACCACCAAAACATCCAAACACAATCAAGATAACAATTAGTAAATTTTCAAGAGAAGTTTTTCTTGTAACTGAAGTTCAAAACTTTGACAAAGGTACAAAAAGAAGACATTTCAAGTGTAGAGGACTTATACAGTTAGAGATTCTATTTAATTCTATTGGATTTTATACTTGATCTTTACGAAATAACACCTTGAAAAGTTTAGATCGATAGTTCTCAAAATGAGTCATCGCAAACCATTTTCCGAAAACTGAACCAGACACATAGAAAATAATAACCACAAAATCACCCGATAGGAGATTTTCTATAGAAAAATAAGTTGAAGTAAGACTTACTAAGTTTATAAAAATAGAGTTCACCATTAGGGCGTTGGTTTTATTCTCATAGGTAAGTTTAATCTCTAAAACCTTGAAAATGTTGAAGAGTGTTTGAGAAAGAAAGACGAGTAAATAGGTCTCTGTCATATTTTTTTTAGATTGAAATGATTGAAATGTTTATTTTTTTATACCCGAAAATATTTTTGTACATACACCACAAATATACAAAAAAATTAAATTTTTTATATATACAAACAAAAAAATTACATGAAAAATATTAAAATGTGGAATCAGTTTCTTAAAGAAGACGTAGAAACACCTGAAATGATCGAGCAAAAACCAGAGACTCAAGTATCAACAAACAATAAAATGGAAGTTTCTCAAGATAACTGGCAAGAGTGGCGAACTAAAATAGACCCCTCTACAGAATACGATACATGTGAGGTCTACGTTGATGAAAACGACACAACACTTACTATCATTAAACCGTCTATTTCATTGAGTGGTCAAGATGGTCTGATGATAAGATACACTAAAACCGAACAGACCGACACTGAACTTGAATCTAAACTTGAGGATATGAAAAAGAGTGGGACAATTGAAAGAATGCACTTTATGACACTAGTGAAACCAGAAGGCTTTCTAACTCATCTTGGTAACTTGAAATCTCTTTCAAAATAATTTCAAACCTAACATTCTTCTAAATATATAAGAATGAACTGAAAAAATTATGAAAAAAATTTATATAGCCAGCGATCATGCTGGGTTTGATCTGAAAGAAGTTCTCGTTGAATATCTTTCAAAAGACGAGTATGAACTTTTCGATCTAGGACCCGAGTCAAGTGAATCTTGTGATTATCCTGATTTTGCTCATCTTGTGTCTGGTATGGTATCTGAACAGGGCATAGGTATTTTAATATGTGGTAGTGGTAACGGTGTCTCTATGACCGCCAATAAATGGCCAGGTGTAAGAGCTGCTCTTTGCTGGAACGATGACCTATCAAAACTAGCTCGCCAACATAACAACGCAAACATTGTTTGTATTCCTTCAAGATTTGTATCTACTTTCGAAGCTAAAAAAATAGTAGATGTGTTTTTATCTCAAGAATTTGAAGGTGGTAGGCACGAAAAAAGAGTTAAAAAAATAGATAAAGTATGAATAATTTTAGAGAAGGTCAGATTTATATTGTTTCTAGAATCAAAAATCTCAAAGACACATGGGAGAGCTCAAGTGATCTTAAAAAGATAGAAATTTTAGAAATTTCAAGGCTTACAATACAGTATAAAAATTTAGATAGTCCTGGAGATCCAGGCACTCGCATGCTCATAAAAGATTTCAATGATATTTATAAGATTGTTGAAATAATTGAAGATCCTCTACAAAATTTTATAAATGATGGAAGAGTCTCGTAAAAAACCAAAAAGACTAGTAAAGTTAATTGATTTTGGTAGTGGTATCTTCGGTAGGATTTATCTACGATATGATATAACCAGCCGTTCAACACATACCTACCTCGAAAGAGAATTTAGATGCTATGTATGTTCAAGTTCAGTAAATCATTACTTAACTTCTTTTGATACCATGAGAAAAGCTAAATTTTATCTACTCAAACTCTATAGACATAGATACAAAGGATAACTACTTTTGAGAATCACCAGGTAATACCCGATAACTATCAAAATCGAAATGCTCAGTAGAAACTTCAAATATAACTCCTTCAGTAATAGCTTCAAGTTGATGTGGCTGACCTGGATGCTGACGAACAATATGACCTGGTAATAACTTTTGTTCTAAAATTTGAGCAGTATCTGTATCAATCCATCTATAGATAAACTCTCCGGATTGAACCCACCAAGTTTCGTCTTTTATTAGGTGGAAGTGCATTGAGAACTTAGATCCCGCGTTAAAGCATAGAAGTTTTCCACAATAAAGTGGATTATTCGCAAAGATAATCTCCTTTCCCCAAGCTTTTGGTTCAACTAGATCTGGTCTATCTTCTATAGAAAATGGTGTTGTTTTTATTTTTTTCATAATTATTATACTATTCAAAGCTTTTCAAGTTTTTTTAATATATATACCTTAAATATGAAAGGAGGTAAATTAATCATGGACTTCGATGGATTCACAAAACTTACTACCGAAAGAGTTTTCTCTTGTAGGCTGGAAGATCTACACCTTTCTATAGAGAAATATTTAGAAAAATCTCAAGTTCCCGAAACAACTTCTCAAATTATCCAAACAGATAGATTTTCTAAACCGGATGATTTTAGAAGAGGTATAATGATCAGAAGAGTATTTAAACCATCCAATCCTTATCTTTTTCAAATCTTATCTGAAATGCAAATAATTGAACATTTAAAAGTAGATAAACAAGAGTTAGTTAGAGATTTCGCACCTTTCAAAAATTTTTGTGGAAATCTTATAACTCGTCTAGCACATTCTGTTATGGGAGTCACAAAGACTATAGAGATGCACTCCTCGATAAAATATGATAGATTTATACGTTCAACGGGTATGAAAAAAATATGTAGATATACCGATAGGGGTTATGGATTTATAGATCTAAATGATTATAATCAAGATTTTTCGGATCTAGGAAAAACCGTAGGTGAGGTATTTTTTACTATAAAAGAGGGTTAAAGTTCTTTCCACTTCTTAAGTGTTGAAACAAACTCTAAATTCTTTTGGGAAATATTATATTTGAAACTATTTACTTCACCGGTAGATTGTTGGATAACAGTTTCTTCTATATCAAGACCAGTTGATGTAGTGAAATCAATATCTATTTGAGTGCCTAAATAATCAAAAAACCACACACCTGGTTCTAACTCTACAGTTCTTGTATATACAACAGAGTGATCTTGTGGATTTTTTATTACCATTTGTGTGGTCAGAGGTTCTTCCCAAGTGTTCAAGGCATAAAAGATTGATCTTCTATCGAGATGGTTGAAAAATATACCTGATCTCAAATTGAGAGTTAAATAGTTACCGTTTTGAGAACCAACTAATCCCCTTTGGGTGTCACTAAAATATTGATTCCATTCACCCAAATCAATCAGTTCACCTTGTGATCTAGATGATAGATTTTCAAGCATCCATTGCTCGATTATCTTATTATGGACTAATTCATTGTATTCTTTAGCAGATTCAATTGGTTTCTGTGGTAGGAATTCTAGAACTTTATCAACATTGAATAAAGATGGTATAGCATTTAGACATTTGATATCTTGAATATAGGATACAAAACCAAAAAAATCTAACCTTTCCATAATATATCTATATTGAAATTCTTTAAGTCTGACCAAAGAATCTGGTCCTAGAATAGAATCATATTCCCAATAAAGTATATTCTCAAAACCAAGAGCTTTAATAATACGAATGCTATTGATATAATGATTCATCATACCTGGTATATAAGTTTTCTTGAAAATTCCACAAGAAAACAAAATATTAGCAAAACTGTCGTGTATATAATAGAGTGGTTCTTCAAGAGTTACAGGTTGTGACATCATCTGAGCTTCATCTAAAATCAAATTAGATGAGTCTTTAATCGTTAGGTATGTGAGTTCTTGTATTTCTTCAGATACCGGTATATGACTTGAAAGAATGATTGGTGTTTCGAGAGGCTGAAGTGATACTAGACACCTTTTCAACAGTTCAACTTTTTCTTCAGTATTTGCATGCGAAGTAACTAAAATACAGAAATATGGGCTCATAGTTTAGAAAAATAATCACTAAAATCACTGGTGTGTTCATCGTTCATATCTGGTGTCCAAGCTGGACTTGGCATATTCAACAGATAAGCTTCTATATCACCTAGACACACAACAAGCGCAGGGACACCTTTTGGAACTTGAACAGAAAGATAATTATAGTCTTCACCACTAAAATATTCAAGATACTTACCATCTACCTTTAAGACGATTTTAACATTACCACGAATACAGGTAAAATAACCGCTACGAATATTATGAAGATGTGGTCCTTTCATGTGTTTTGGAAGGACAGTCGAGAGATAAACTTGTTGAGGGAACTGGTCACCTTCTAAAATATTATCATGTATATTCAAAATTGGAACTAAAAATCCATTCTCATTACCTGAATAATCTTTTGTTATGAATTTTTTATGTTCGTGTGTTTTTATCTTTGTTTCCATATTCTTTTATTTTTTCAACAATATATACAACTTGTTCTCTAGTCAAATTCGGATGTATTGGAATACTGAGTGCTTGTTGATTCAACTTTTCCGTATTCGGTAGCTTATCTACACTTTGATAAAGAGTGTTCATATGAAGTGGGTGGTATCTCAAAGTAGTATAGATTTGATTATCAAGAAGATATTTAGCTAATCCATCTCTATCACAACTAACAGATATTACATAGGTAAAATAGGAATGTTTTTCATCAGGTAACGGTTCCACAGGATTTATAATCCAGTCCTCTTGAAGATTTTCTTGATAATAATCCCACACCCACTTCCTTGAAGATTGAAGTTCATCTATTTTTTTCAATTGTTCGATACCTACAGCGGCTCCGACATTTGTTGGAAGCATTTTAATAAAAGGTTCAGAAATGTTATACTCCCACCATCTACTTTTTTCAGATGCTCCACTTGCAGCTGCCTCAAATCCTGATTTTCCGATACCACAATACCTTAATCTTTTAGCTCTTTCGAGCATTTCTACATTTTTAGTGATAATTCCACCACCTTCTATAGTAGTTATGTTTTTTACCGCATCAAAACTAAATATACCGACGTCTGCTAGCGATCCACAAAGTTTTCCTCGGTAGTATGAATCTACAGCATGAGCAGCATCCTCAATAATAGGAAGACCTAATGTCTTTATCGGTTCAAGATCTACTGGTTTTCCTGCGTAATGGACAACCATGATAGCTGATGTATTTTCTGTAATTTTTTCACTAATAGTATCTACTGTAACATTATGAGAAAATAGATCTACATCGCAAAATACAGGCCGACATCCAGCCATAAGAACTGCTTGTGCACAAGATACCCAAGTGAAAGAGGGTAGTATTACTTCAGATCCTTTTGGTAGATCTAGTAGGTGAAGAGCCATAAACAAGGCGTTAGATCCACTATCTACTAAAATAAAATTATCTACACCTCTGGACTTCTTAAAGAGTTCTTCAAATTCTTCTACTTTTTTTCCATACCCCATCCATTGAGATTTCATAACTTGAATAACACTTGAAATCTCTTGTTCATCTACTTTTGATCCAAAGACATTGATCATATATTCATTTTTTTTAGATTCCGGTAGATCCGAAACCATTGTCACCTCGTTCCTTATCTTCAACTTCTTGAACTTGTTCTAAGGTCAATCCACCACCACTAACAACTGGACATAGGCAAGCTTGAGCTATTTTTTGACCTTTTTCTACCCTTATAATTGTTTGACTTGAGTTATAAAGTATAACTTTTATCTCACCAGTATATCCCTGATCGATGGTTCCTGGACTATTAAGAACAACAAGACCTTGTTTTAGTGCTAATCCACTTTTAGTCCGAACTTGAACTTCGTAACCTTTTGGAATGCCTAGTTTAAGTCCGGTAGGCGCTAGGTATCTACCAAGTGGTAATATTTGTATATCTTCTA